TATGCCACAGGTGGTACTGCAAAGGCCACACGAGAATTGTGTGAAGAAGCTGGGTATGATGTGATAGATGAAGTCTATCTAATCAATCTTAGTTTCCTCAACAAAGATAAAGTTAAATCAGTTATAACATATAAAGGAGATAAATGATGGCAAATGTAAATGAACTATTTAATACAATCCAAGAACTCTATACAGAGTTTGAGGCTAACCACTTAACATATGTGGAAAAGGGAAACAAGGCAGCTGCTGGAAGAGCCCGTAAGTCAATTGGAGAGATTAAGAAGTTGGTTACTGAATATCGTAAAGAATCAGTATCAGCTTGTAAATAACAACAGAAGGAGATAGAATGGACTTTATTATAAGTTTAGTACCTTACCTTACATTTTTTGGTGTAGCGTTTTTGGTATATAAAGACACGAGAGGGTAAGGAATGGTAGGTGTATAGAACAGCAGAGTTTGTAACACCGAAACATCCTGATAAGATATGTGATAGAATATCTGATAGGATATTAGATTACTGTCTTGAACAAGATAGAGATGCTCGTGTGGCCGTAGAAACAATGGGTGGACACGGGCATGTCTATGTTACAGGTGAAGTTACAATTAAATCAGATAAAGAAATTCCTGTACCACATTTGGTAGATGAGGTATTAGGTGAACCAGAGATTTTTGATGAAACACATACCACATCAGTTAACTTGGTGAAACAATCACCAGAGATTGGTAGAGGTGTTGATAGTGGTGGAGCGGGAGACCAAGGTATTATGATTGGTTATGCTTGTAATCACAATGAAGAATTTGTACCACAAGAATACTACTTGGCAAGAAGTTTGTGTAAACATATTTACCACTTCTTTAGTTATGATGGTAAGACACAAGTTACCATAGATGAAGACCATAATATAATTGCAATCGTTTGTAGTTTTCAGAATGCAGATTCTGGTCAATTAAGATATTTAATTACAACATGGTTGGAAAAGATTGATATGGTACATCTCTATGATGATACCACACACGAATTCAATGATGTAAAAGTATTTATTAATCCAGCAGGAGATTGGGAACAAGGTGGATTCGATGCAGATGCAGGATTGACTGGTAGGAAGTTGGTAGTTGATAATTATGGGCCTCGTGTACCAATTGGTGGTGGAGCCTATAGTGGTAAAGACCCAAGTAAGGTTGATAGAAGTGCGGCATACATGGCAAGACATATTGCGGTAGACCAATTAATGAAAGGTGGTATCGGAGATATAGATGAAGTGTTTGTTCAGTTGAGTTATGGTATTGGAATGAAAGAACCAATTCAAGCTATCATTCAAACTTCACTTGGTGAATGGGATGTAAGTAAAGAATATGATTTATCCCCACAAGGTATTATTGATTACTTAGATTTAAAGAAACCAATATATTATAAAACATCCGAATGGGGTGCTTATGGTAATGGGAATAAATGGGATAAATGTTATCAAGAGAATACTTAATAGATAGAGGTTTTTGTTGTGGACACGGATGTTTGATGTGTCCATACGAACCTAAACATACAAAAGGTAATACTAAGTTAATGGAACATATAAAGATACACGATTACGATAAGGTGAAGTTTAATTTCAAGATGTTCTTTGAAGAGAGGTTAAAGTTCTCATTAGAGAATTTTCATGACCACTATGAATTTGAATATGAAGATGATGCAAAACATCATACAGATAATCCTATATATGATAAACTATATAGTTGGATTAGGAGTGATGAGTTTGGTGAGATGTGGAAAGGTTTTATAGAAGAGTGTGTGAAACCAGCACTTAAGAGTGATGATATAGTATTACAGAAGTTACCAAGTATTAAAGTACATCCACCTATATATAAAGGTAACTTCAAAGATAGAGATAATAACTTTCATACTGATGGTGGTAAGTATTGGCACCCACCATTTGAAACAAATTTTTGGTTACCACTAACCACATTAGATAGATGGAATACACTTCATGTTGATGAAGGAGAGAAAATAATTAGACCACAATTAATGGAAGTGGGAGAGTTCATGCAGTTCGATGGACAAAGTAAAGTTCATGGAACTATCAATGAAAACAAATCAAAAACAACAAGAGTTAGTTTAGATTTCAGAGGATGTAGTTTAGAAGATTACGATGAAGAAGAACTAACTGAAGAATTAATGACTTCAAAGAAAGTACCAGTTCGACAAAAGGATTGGTTTAGCATAGGGAACTATTATGAAAGATTCTAATTTAGATAAGAAAATATTAATCGTGTGTGCTCTTGAAGTTGAAACACAAAATCAACTTGAAGACTATGATGTATTATATACTGGTGTAGGAAAAGTAAATGCAACTTATACATTAACAACACACTTTGGAAAGTATGGTTCACATATACCATATGATTTAGTAATCAATTATGGAACTGCTGGTTCACGAAAGATTAAAAAGAAAACCTTAGTTGATTGTACTAAGTTCGTACAAAGAGATATGGATGTTACAGGTCTTGGATTCATGAGAGGTGAAACACCATTCGAAGATGAACCACCATTGATGTTAGACTTTGGAATAACTAAGTATAACAATATTAAGAGAAGAGCTGTATGTGGTAGTGGTGATAACTTCGTAGAAGATAGAACACAATACTATGGTGAGGTTGTAGATATGGAAGCTTATGCTTTAGCAAAAGTTTGTCATCTAAGAGATATACCATTCGTATCATTTAAATATATCACCGATGGTGCTGATGAACAGGCACATGAAGATTGGGAAGCTAATCTTGCAGATGGTATTAAAGAATTTAAAAAGATAGTATTGAGTAATATTGATGGCTGATGATTTCGTTCATGTAAGTGTAGTTGGTAATTTAATCAAGTGTATTGTTTATAGTGATGAACAAGCAACAAAGGTTATTAAGAATATGACTGGGCCTAATACTAATTGTGTGTTTGAGGGTTATGAGCCTTGGGAGGAAGATACAACCATACTTACATTTAAAGTAATGGATTACGATGATATACGACCAGTACAAAACTAATGTTTATAAATCACAAACATAAGTTTATCTTTGTTCATGTACCTAAGAATGCTGGTACAAGTATTCGAAACTCTTTTGATATAAATGGTTATGATAAGAAAGTAGTTAGGAGAAAATATCCACATTATAGTTGTAGTGAAATTAAAGAATATTGTGGGGATACTACATGGAATAACTTCTATACATTTTCAGTCGTAAGAAATCCATATGATAGAATGGTATCATACTATCACTTTCACTTATCATCAAATTATAGATATTCATCTACAGCACAGAAGTATAATTTCCAAGAATGGTTAAGTAAGGGATTAGATAGGAATTTAAGAAAGACACAAAGTGATTACTTGGATATTGATGTAAATCATATTATGAGATACGAATCGTTGCAAGAAGATTTTAATCTCGTATGTGATAATATCAACATACCAAGATATACGCTTCCAAAGTATAACACTTCAAATCATCTAAACTTTGCGGTGTATTATGGTGAAAAGGAAAAGGATATTGTGAGGAGATTGTTCGAAAAGGATTTTGAAAGGTTTGAATATCCTATACTTTAAACTTTGAAAACTATATAGAATTTCCGCCTTTCGAGTACCTACCTACCTTTAATATATATCAAAAAAGTAAAAAAAGACTTGACTTATATAGGTTTTTTTTCGTAGCATTAGGTATATGATAAGGATAGTTTATTTAGGTTTTATGATTTTTGTTGGATTAACGAATCCAATTAATTTAAATAAAGACAAAAAAAGACTTGACTTATATATGAAAAATTCACTATATTTAGTATATGATAAATAAGGAAAAAAGAATGGATTCAAAACTTAAACATTTTAACCCTATGGCTCTTCGTGAGAAATATAGTATTGGTTCTGAAAAAAGAACTAATCCATTTTCTTCGTTCTGGTCTGATAATGATTGGTCTTCTCGTAGGACTGAGTTCATTGATGATGTAGATGAAGCTCCTATTAAGAAAGGTGTTGACCACATTCAGTTGGCTTCATATCGTAGGGCTATTTCAAACTTTGTAAATATTGTAACTGGTCGTTCTGATATACCAGTTAGGTTCCAATCTAATGATAGTTCTTACACAGATGGTAAGGCTGTTATGATTGGTTCTAAAATTAATGAGAATAACTTTGACCCTGTTGTTGGGTTGGCTCTTCATGAGGGTTCTCACATTAAGTTATCTAACTTTGATTTCTTAAAGAATCTTGAGACTTCTATTACTGAAGAGATTTACTTGGATGCTGAAAAGATTGGTTATTCAAGATATGATGTTATTGGTCATGTAAAGAATTTATTAAACTATGTTGAAGATAGAAGAATCGATTGGTATGTGTTCTCTTCTTCACCTGGTTATAAAGGTTATTATCAATCAATGTACAACAAGTACTTCCATTCTAAAATTATTGATAAGGGTATCAAATCTAATGAGTATACTGATTTAGATTGGGATTCATATATTTTCAGAATCTTAAATCTAACTAATGAGAATCGTAGATTAGATGTTCTTCCTGACCTTGATAAAATTTATAATTCTATTTTCAAAAATGGTAAAGTAAAAACCTTAACTTCTACTGAAGAGGCTTTCAATGTGGCTCTTGAAGTTTATGGATACATCCTTGATAATGTTGCTACTCTACCAAAAGTTACTGATGAGAATCAATTACAAAATCAAGAGATGGAAGGTTCACTTGCTCAGGCTCTTAATGATTTAGATACTGAGAATTATCACAGAGAGAGAAATGGTTTAGAACCTTTATCTCCTGAAGATGCTGGTATTGATTTACCAGAACCATCAGATTTTCTTCCTGAACATTCTGACCCAAGTGGTAATCCACCAAGTACAGATGTTGAGTTGACTGAGAAACAAATCAAACAATTACAAAATGCTTTAGATAAACAAAGAAAATTTAATGATGGAAATCCTGTTAAGACTGGTAAGTTATCAAAGAAAGATTCTGCTATGGTTCAAACAATGGAAGATGCTGGAGTTGATAAAGTAACTGCTGGTTCTGATATTGAAACTCGTGGTTCTTATGATTATGAATCAGGTGAGTACAAATACACTAAGAATGGTTGTGAAGTTATCTATGTTAAGAAACTTACTCAATCAATGATTGACCAAAATCTTTTTCCTTACTTGGTTAGAAGTGGTGGTTACTACTTTGAAGAATCACCTGAGTGGTTGACTCAAGGTATTTCACTTGGAACTAAGTTAGGTAGAAAACTTCAAGTTCGTGGTGAATCAAGAGATTTAAAATGGAACAGATTAGATTCTGGTCGTATCGATAAAAGATTAATTGCTGAGTTAGGTTTTGGAAACTCAAGAGTTTTCTCTCAAACATTTACTGAGAGTTACTCAGATGCTTTCTTACATATCTCGGTTGATGCTAGTGGTTCTATGAGTGGTGATAAGTGGAAAAACACTATGACTTCTGTTGTGGCTATCTGTAAGGCTGTTGATATGATTCAGAATGTTGATGTTCAAGTTTCTTTCAGAAGTACACATGCTGGTTCAGGTCGTGGTTATTCTTCTGAGAATCCTTTGGTTCTTGTTGGTTATGATTCAAGAGTTGATAAGTTTCAGAAAGTAAAGAAAATGTTTCCTCACATTTATCCTGGTGGAACTACACCAGAGGGTTTATGTTTCGAGGCTCTTCTAAAAGATATTGTACCAAGTACAAATGATAGAGATTCTTACTTCTTAAATCTTTCTGATGGGATGCCAATGTTCAGTAATTCAAATTTCAATTACTACAATGCTGAGGCTCTTCATCACACTAAGAATCAAGTTAATGAGTTCAGAAAAATGGGTATCAAAGTTCTTAGTTACTTTGTTGGTGGTGATTATGGTGATGATAGAAATATGAATGATTTCAAAACTATGTATGGTAATGATGCTGAGTTCATCAATCTAAAAAATGTTACTCAGATTAGTAAAACTATGAACTCTAAGTTCTTGGAGAAATAAATGATGAGATGGTTACATAATAAATTTTGGAGAGAACATACACCAGAGTGTATGGAATGTAAATGGAATATGAAACCATTTAAAGATTCTATATTTAGAATTGAATGGAAGTGTATTTGGAAATCTTGCGGTTGGGGTACATTTCAAACTACCAATGGAAAACTACATTGGTATAAAGGATTAAAATAATTTGCAAAAAGACAAAAAAAGACTTGACTCATATACTATTTCTTTCGTACATTTAGGTATAAATAATGAGTAAAGAATTAATAAAAGAAAAGGAAACCAATAATATGAATATTGTTGTAAAAATAGAAAAATCAGGTAATAGGTATAATGCCGTTGATACCAATGGAAATAAATATACATCTTCTATTACCACAGGTGCTCGTAAGAGGGCCTTTAATAATGGGATGGCTCTTGAACAAAGAGTTAATAAATCTGGTAAAAATTACTGGTGGGCTGTTCCAATGAGTGAGTTCGAAAAAACTTCGGCTCCCGTTATTGATGTTTCATCAATCGATGTTCCTGAAGAACATGGTGAGATGTTAAACTTCATTCACTCTTCTTATTCACTTAAACCAGAAGGTTTGGTGATGAAAGAATTAAAGTGGAAATACTTAATTCGTTCTGCTGTTCGTGGTAAGAACATTCTAATGACCGGCCCGGCTGGTTGTGGAAAAACTATGGCTGCTAAATCATTGGTTAATTCCCTTGATAGACCAGACTTTTATTTTAACATGGGTTCTACTCAAGACCCAAGAGCTACCTTGATTGGTAATGTTCACTTTGAGAAATCAAAAGGTACTTACTTTTCAGAATCTCTTTTTGTAAAGGCTATTCAGACTCCAAATGCTGTGATACTTCTTGATGAGTTATCAAGAGCTCATCCAGATGCTTGGAATATTCTGATGACTGTTCTCGACCAAGGTCAGAGATACTTGAGATTGGATGAGGCTTCTGGTCAAGAAACTATTCCAGTTGCCGAGGGTGTTACCTTTGTTGCTACTGCTAACATTGGTAATGAGTACACTTCTACCAGAGTTATGGATAAGGCTTTGATGGACAGATTCACTATCGTTGAGATGGATGTTCTAACTGATGAAGAAGAGTTTGGTCTTCTAAGTTATATGTTCCCTCATGTTGACCCTGAGTTGTTGAAGGCTGTTGCTGAGATTGCTCACACTACGAGAATGGAATCTAAATCTGATTCAGGTAAAGTTTCGACTGGAGTTTCAACAAGAACTTCTGTTGAGATGGCTGGATTGATTTACGATGGTTTCGGAATCGATGAGGCTTCTGAAGTTTCTATCTATCCTCAGTTTGCTGATGATGGTGGTGTTGATTCAGAGAGAACTTTTGTAAAACAATTAGTTCAGAAATTCATGAACGATGGTTCAGATGAAAACCTCTTCAACGAAGAAGAAGAATCATTTGACTCTATGAGTTAATAATTTCTTTACCCCGTTTGGGGTTTGGTGGGGTGGTTTTATTCCTTTCTTTCCCATCCCACCAGTAAAACATTTTAGGATTGGAAAAAATATTTTTGATTTTGGAATCAAAAGTATATATGTATATATGAACATAAAAATAAATTGGAGAATTGAATAATGAAAAATATAATAAAAAAAGTTTTGGATAGACATAAGGATTCTCAAGGTAACTTGGGTTCCGATTCATTCAGAGATATGTTGGCTGTAGAGATTGCTGCTAATCTTGATAAGGGTTTGGCAAAAGATAATCCACTATCAATTGAGATGTGGAAAGGTTATCAAGAAAGTTTTAAAGATGTTACTGGCGAACAATTAGAATTAAATTTTGAAGAAACTATCGAATACGAAACTCGTAAAGATATGTTTATGGATAACCCAATAAGGAATAAATAATGAATATTGAATTATATAATAAGCATGACCTCTTTGAGAAATTAAAGAATACACCTGTACCAATTGAATCATCTTTACGAGATGTATTGATGAACTATTTGCGTGGTGTTAACTTTGTAAAGGTCGTGATTAATTTTGAAGAAGTATCTCAAGGTGTTTGGAATCTAACACTTTATGATATTAATAATACAGGTAGTACACCAGATATTGTTACAGGTCAATTACTTTATGTAGTTGGTGAAGAGAATCGCAATGCTGATGAGGCTGGTAAACTTGGTGTACATGGTGTTGGTCTTGACCAATTCATTGCTAAGATAACTACACAACAAAGTATTGATAATGGTGGTGGTATTAAAGTATTGACACATCGACATAATACAAATGGTAACGGACACTTCCAATTGACTGGTGCTAATCCATGGCGATATGGTAGTGATGATTCAACAGTTGATGTTGATATGAGAACCTTAGATTTAGTTGGTGAATCAGAGATTGATTTTGTAGATGGTTTAGAACCTACCGAAAACTATTTGGCTATAGAGATACCAGGTGTTAACTTTGATACATTTGATTTTAGTAGTAAGGAAAATACTACATTAGAAGTTATGGCTAACATGGTTGCTACTGATTTTGTTAAGGCATTAGATGATAAGGTTATATCATTCCATTTTAGAAAAACCGATATACTTGGTAATACAGAATCTATTGATGTTACTGAGGGTGCTAAGTTTGTTGATGAATATGGTAACTTTAAATCATATGGAGAATTGCCTGTTCAAGAATTTGTAACTTCTAAGGAACATAAATATGTAGGTAGGTTTATTCAATCAAGAGAATTGAATGATACTATCAAACAAGAAGCCAAGAGAAAAGGTTATCGTATCTTTGGTGTTATACCAGAGTTGAATAGAAAACATGCTGATGATTGGCGTGGATATGTTATTGATACAGAAGCACACTCTGGTGTTATCTTAGGAGAATTTGGTGAAGGTAGAAATGCTGGTATACCTTATTCTATTATGTTCTGTGAATGTCCAGTTGCTAATGTTATTACTGATACTAATAAGAATTCAGTTAAGTTAGCAAGTTCTCGTAAGTATAGAGTTAGTGAGGGAGTTACTACTCCTGTAGTTGGATTAGATGGTAAGAAGTATCGACCAGTAAATAGAATTGGTGATATCAATAAGTTCTTCAAGGCATTTGGAAAACAATGTAATCCAACACAACAATTCAAAGAAACATCTCGTAGAGATTTAGGTCGTAGATTGCTGATGGGTGAGTTACCTTATTCAGATGATAAGTTTACTGTACCTGCTATCTCACCTGCCTTACTTAAAGAATATCTATCTGTTTATAAAATGGATTTGGATAGTGATTTAGATAAGATAAGTTTTCCAAAGGAAGTTAACTTCTTCAATGGTCGTACTATACTTGACCAAGTTGTTAACAATGGTGTTACTAAGATTGCAAACGAATGGAAGAAAAAAGAATCAGATGTTAAATGGCATCAGATAATTTCTGAGATTCATGGATTTAAAAAAGAGTATGGAAGTTTTCCAACACACTTTATTATATCTGCAGATTCAGAAGCCGAGAGTATTCCAATGGATTACTCAAGTAACTTCGGTGAAGATATTAAAAGTATTGTAGAGGATTTGAAAGATTCATATCCTGATATCACATTTCAATTAGTTGATACACGATACTTCACATTAAACAAGAAGTATAATTACTTCAAAACATACAAACAGGAAAACTAAATGAATCATTCATTTGAAAAGTACTTACTGATAGCTGATGCTAAGACCGGTCCATTGATTGGTAGTTACGAAGGCTTTATTAATGTACAAGAAGTTATTGATATTTTAGAAACGATATCTCAAAATCGAAATACTTCATATTTATATAATGGTGAGTTGATTAAAGTTAAACTTACGATTAGTGAAATCAATACTATATTAAAATGTTGGGAAGACGGAAAATATAGTCCTGGTTTTAACAAAATCAAAGTACTTGCTCATCAATTAGGAATCAGAAAAATATAAATAAGTAGAGGATAATAATTCTCTTGGTTGATTACAATAGGAGAATTATTATGGGTAAGAAATTAGATGTTCGTGAATATCAATGCGAATTAATTAAAGTTTTAGATGGAGATACAATCGATTGTTATATTGATTTAGGTTTCAATTTAAAAACTAAAAAACGAGTTAGATACATGGGTATCGATACTTGGGAATCTCGTACAAGAGATTTAGATGAGAAGGCAAAAGGATTACTTGCTAAAGGTAGAAATAAGGAGTTATTAGAACAAGGTGTTTTTAAACTTAAATCATTCGGAACTGGTAAGTTCGGAAGAGTACTCGGAGAAGTATTTGTTGCACCAGACTTTGTGGGTGAACATATCAACGAGTGTATTTCTAATCCTGATAGTGCTATTGACCTTAGTGTTGATGGATGGGTATCAGTTAATGATATCTTAATCGAAGAAGGTCATGCCTATGAGTATGGTGGTGGAAAGAAAAAGGATTTTAAAAATGAAGTCAAAGAAGAAAAAGCAAAACAAGAAAACGACCCAAAAGCTGTTTGAGGTCGTAACAGAACTACAGAAGAGTAAGGATGAGGTATATGATATAGTTTGTCCTTACGCTACTGAAACAACAACAATGAGTTATAACAAAATACAATGGAGTAGATAATGAATGATAATGTAAGATTTCTATATTTCAGTGCAGAATGGTGTGGGCCATGTAAGGCATTCAAACCAGCAGTTGAAAAATTAGAAGAAGCAGGATATCCTGTATACTTTGCGGATATCGATGAAGACCCTGTGTTAGCAGAATCACATCAGATTCGTGGAGTACCATCAATACTAATTGAACAAGATGGGAAGATAGTTGAGAGAATGGTTGGTGTACAAGACCCAATTACTTTAGCAGCTAAGTTCCAAATGTATAGTCCTATAGAAGAGGAGTAATACAATGATAAAGGTTCTGGTGGAACATGACTTCCCTACAATAGAGGGAATGATTTACAAAGGAACAAAACTATCAGTAGATGAATCAGAGTTTAATTCTAAACAACATGATGAGAAAGTTAAAGGATTAGATGGCATGGGTAAGATAGTTTGGGTTCCAAAAAAAATGTTAAAAAAAATGTAATTTTATAAGGTTTCTATATACTTATATATGTAGAATAAAATCTATGCACTAATGTGATAGATTCTACAATAATTGTATTGCTCAAATGAGGATACAAGTTGAACGAAAAGTTAACTAACAACAAGGAGAAATAAAATGACTAAGTTCGTTATTAATCACAAGGTTCCTGTAATAGGCAGGGACGAATTCTTAACCCCATTCGACAGAATGTTTGACCAATTAATCAATACTCAATTTCCTGAGATTGAAAAGCAAGTTGGTGTTAAACCATTTCAAGGTACAGCATATCCAAAAGTAAATGTATATGAATACGATGACAAAGTTGGTGTTATTGCTGAGATACCTGGATTAGATAAAAAAGATTTATCTATAGATGTAGAAGATGGTGTATTAACAATTGCTGGAAACAAACATGGGTTGTTTGATGATGAGGGTGCTAAAGTAATTCGTAAAGAATTAAAACAATCATCTTTTAAACGACAGTTCGAATTAGGGGATTTACTCAATGGTGATAAAGTAAAGGCTACATTTAAAGATGGTCTACTTTCTATTGAGATACCAAAAATAGAACCAGAAAAACCAAAGAAGACTTCTGTCAAGATTTCCTAAATTAGTCTCAGTAGGAAACGATAGATATGCCGTTCTCGGAACAGCAAAGGTTGATTCTGGTTATTCTCCCGAACAATTAAAACTCCAGTATGGATTAGCTGATACTGTTCTGAGGAACGGTGATGTCTATTATATCTGCTATAAGATATTAGAAGCAGAGTTTGAAGAATTAGATAATCAAGAAACATAATAGAGTCGTGATTTCTTGTTACCACTTAGGTGGGTTGTTATTTTCGGAATGTGGTGAAAAGGATTCGGATAAGTGACCGAACGAAAGTCCCGATGAGATAGTGCTCATCAGTCCAAAGATAAGTTCCATTGGGGAACTTTAGGATTTACAAAAAAGTCATCGGGAGATACCCTAACGAAATAGAAGAATGTTTCTATTTCATGATGAAAATAGGGATACTGTAAGTTAGGCTGGGTTGTAGACCAGAGATGCAGTATACCGCTGTAGTTTGATTTTTGATATAGCAATAATCATAGAATAGGAAATTAATTCCTATTTTTACACGCTCGGAGAGATACTTATTATATATGGATGAATTAAAGTTATTACATCAAAAGAAAGTTCGGCAACAATTAAGATTTCTACAATTAGAATTAGAAGAAACAAAAGTAGTATATAATAGATGTGTAGAAAAATTCAATAATGATTTCAGAAACTTTATGTTAGAGAATCCATCTGAATTCCAAAAGAATGAAAAGCATGTTCCAGAAGATGAGAACTTGAAGTTGGAAACAGATGTTGATGATGATACATTTAAAAAGGTATATCGAAAGGTTGCTGGTAAAACACATCCTGATAAAGGTGGAGATGGTGATGAGTTCAAGAAGGCCAACGAAGCTAATAAGAATAAAGATTTAGGTGCTCTCATGGAGATGGCAGATGATTTAGGAATAGAAGTTCCTATGGATGAAGAGATGTTAGGTAGCATGAGAAAACAAACTACGGCTATAGTTAAAACGGTTGAGAAGTTAAAGACCACTATGGCTTGGGCTTGGGTACATACACCTAAAGAACAGAAGAAAGATTTAAAACAATATATTTTACATCAATTACAGATGTTGTAGATATTTATATAATAATAGAGGTTAATATGAGAAACAGAAATAAGATATTAGATTTAATTGATACAGTTGGTGAAGAGATAGATAGACTCTATTCTCGTATACCAGAGGATTTTAATGATGAAGCTAATCTTCAATTAAGAATGATTCGTGGAATTAAAAAACAATTAGACCTGATACAGAACTTCGTTGAATTAGAAGACGACGGAATTCAATAACAGGAGAAGTTAAATGGAACGCTCTGAGAATTTCCATATATACTTGGGAATTGCTGCGTTACTTATAGCTGGAAGTGCTGCATTCTTTTCAGTATTCGGTTTAAGTAAACTTTTTGCAGGAGCAGCATTTAGTGTAATCATCATGGCAGGTTCGTTAGAATTTGGTAAGTTGGTTACCGCCGCATTCGTATATCGTTATTGGGATAAGATTAATATATTCCAAAGAACTTATTTAATGACCGCAGTTGTAACATTAGTATTGATTACATCTGCTGGTATATTTGGTTATTTATCTAACGCCTATCAAGGTGCTACGGTTTCCTTTGAGAAACAAACTAATCAATTACTCGCCTACGAGGATAGGTTAGAACAATTAGTAGAAGATAAATCATTTCTAAAAGAAGAGTTAGAAGTACAGGTAAATGATTTACCTGAAAACTACATAACAGCAAAACGAAAACTAAGAGAAGAATATAATCCACGAATACAACAAGTTAATGATGAGATACTTAATGTCAAGGGTAGGATAGGTGATTTAAAAGTTGAGTTGGTTGAAACAGGAGTTGATGTTGGACCGGCAATCTATCTGGCAAGAGTATTCGGTACGGATGTAGATACAATTGTAAAGTTCTTTATCTTTATTCTTATCTTTGTGTTTGACCCATTAGCAGTAATGTTAGTGGTTGCATTTAATCAAGCACTTATACTTAGAGAAGAAAACGATAGTTCTAAAAAAGGTAATCAGGTAAACTTGATTACCAAGAAAGAAAAATCATGGTGGAAGTTTTGGGAAATGTATGGTGAAGATGAAAAAGAAAAAACTCAAACAGAACATTGGCAAGATATATACAATGAACCAATTGATGTAGATGATTTACCAGAAATAGAAGATAAAACTTCTAAAAATAATATTGGTAGAGATGGAGTAAAACCTACATAATCAAATTTTTCCGCTTTATATATTGTATTTATTAGTAAGAACCCAAGTTACAATTAACCAAACAAACATAGGGGATGTTACTATGAGTAGAAAACAAAAAGTACAAACTATTACAAAGGTTGCAAGTAACCAAGAATGTCAAAACCATCGTCAAGCATTATCACAGATGAAACGAATCAGATGGAATTTCAAACCTAAATCAAGAAACCAACAATCCTTTTGGGATGGTATAGATTCTAATACTATTACATTTTGTGTTGGGCCTGCAGGATGTGGTAAAACATATGTTGCTACATATTGGGCACTACAGAATCTTGTAAACAAGAACACAAATTATGATGGTATCATTATTACTAAACCAATGGTAGAAGTTGATGGTGAGAGAATTGGATATCTGCCTGGTGATATTGATGAGAAAACCGAACCATTTATGCAATCTGTTTATTATAACATGGAACAGATTATTGGTAAATCAAGAATGGAAGTTCTGAGAAAAGCTGGTATAATAAAAGTTATACCACTTGCATATATGAGAGGTTTAACATTACAGAATAAAATTGTAATGTTAGATGAAGCACAAAATTCAACACCATCACAAATTAAAACTTTCTTAACGAGAATTGGAATGGGTTCTAAATATATCGTTAGTGGAGATTTACAACAAAGTGATTTAAGAACTAAATCTGATAATGGATTAGAAGATTCAATAAAAAGATTTACAGGTGTTTATGGATGTGGATTCTGTCAATTTGATTTACAAGATATTGTTCGACATCCAATCGTATCTGATTTATTACATCGATACAATGATTTCGATATATCAGAAGATGTGGAGGCAGAAGTAACATTAAGTAAATGGTTAAAGAAACCTACTTATGAGATACCTAAGTTTGGATATTGGGAGAAAAATTAATTTAAAAAAAGACTTGACTTATATAGTATTTCTTTCGTACCTTTAGGTATATTATGAAAGGAAATATTATGAATAAGAAAACCGTTATTTTTGACTTGGACGGGACTCTTGCTAACATTGATGTTAGGAGAGATAGGTCAGTAAAACCGAATGGTAAACTTAATTGGGATATCTTTGCATCTCCTGATTCTATTCTTCATTGGGATACACCAAATGCTCCTGTAATTATGATGGCTCAGATGTTCCACCAACAAGGATTCAAGATTGTTATCTTTAGTGGTAGGAATGATAGAGGTTTCTTCGCGACCAAAGAATGGTTGAAGAAACACGATGTACCATTTGACCTTTTGGTTCTTAGACCCGATAAGTTCAAAGACCATTCATGGCCTATTGCCGATGGTAATCCAGCCACTTTCGATATGAGGTTTATGCCTGATGAAATCCTTAAGAAAAAAATGCTTGATACTTTCGTAGATATCAACGATGTATTTCTTGTGGTTGATGATAGGGATAAAGTTGTAAAGATGTGGAGAGATTTAGGTCTTAACACTTTCCAAGTGGCTCCTGGTGATTTCTAAATGAATTGTTCAGTATGTGAAAATCGAATTGATAATCATCGAGCCCACTTGGGATTTACTGAGTGTACTGATTGTAGTGAAGTAGAAAAGTATTCTGCTCATGTTGTGTATCCACATAAGACTGGTGCATTTGTACAACCTGTATCTAAAACTGCATCCAAGAATCTTAAGAAAATTGATAGAAGAAGTACAGGTGGAACTCGTACTGCCAAAGGTATTTATGTAGATAATAGTTGGGATAGATATCTAAAATCACTTGAGAATCCACCACCAGAAAAGAAGAAGTTTGTACCTAAAAAAGTTTCATATAATCACAGGTCATATGAATTAGTTGCATGGACTTGTATAGATTATTATATAAATAATGGTTATGAACCAGCATTAGATTTTGTAAAAGAATTGTATAAAACTGATAAAATTACTATGATGACTAAAACTCGTATCGTTAATGATATCACTAACTTACAGGTATTACCTCGTAGGATGAGAAAAAAAGTTTTAAAAAAATGAAAAAAAGACTTGACTTATATATAAATTATTTCGTACCTTTAGGGGTAAATTAAATAAAGGAAAAAAACAATATGACATATGTATTTGAAAAAGAAACATCTATGGGAACCTTAGTGGTAGAATATGTTCTATCATCGGTTACTGAGATGGTAAAGGTTGTTGAGATGACACTCAATGGCGAGTTTCATAGGACTAATTGGATGAGTAAACAAGGCCAGTTAGAATTGAATGATGAGTTAGAGAGGGATTTATTAGATAGGGCTTGTAAGACTGGAATTCATTCACCTATGAGTGATGACGAGGAAAATTATTTAGTAGGTAAAATGGAGTTTGCATATGGGTTATAGTAATTTTCTAATGAGGAAAAAGATAAAATCGTTCTTTTATGGAGTAGGTGAATTCCTAACTTTATTGTGGATATTTTTTGTTTTTTACATTTTAATGATTATGGTTAATATTTAATAACATGGAACAATCTTTAATAGATTATATTATAGAAGTTTTCGATGGTGTGGTTATCGATGATTATGGTTGGGAACATTACACCATCAAGGGTAAGAAGTACGATATCAGATTTGACCCTTCAAGAATAGAGTGGGCATGTGATTGTCCCGCATTTGTATATCGTAGAAAGTTTAAAAGAAAGTATTGTAAACATATACTTGAAGTGCAAGATAAGAAACTTAAACAACGAGTGGCAACCAACAGAGGCCGTGCTGGTGCCAGAGTGGTTTAATGGGGTGGATTGCAAATCCATTGTTCGTAGGTTCGAATCCTATCCAGCACTCAAAATTTGGAGAGATGAATGAAGATTGTAGACTTAGTTAATAAGTTAGAAGAGATAGAAAAAGAATCAAAAGGAAAAGCGAAAGAATTGTGTGGACTTTTGATTGATGATTTAATTGAATATGATTTAGAGATGTCTAAGTTTATGAGTAAGGTAAATCGAGATGTAATGAAATCGATGGACCGAGAAGATGAAAGTTTAATAGATTATTTAATTAGCCAAGGAATCCAAAGTGGTTCTATTGGGGAAGCGTAATAAAGGAGAAGTTACATGGGTAAATTTGAAGATAATGGTGGTTACTTTATTGATGGTGTACCTTATATGGATTGTAAAATCACAGGCATACCAGTAAAGAATGTAAGTACTGATGCTACCTCTGTTATTGGAGATAAAGCATTGATGAGTAGGATGCATAAAATGTTTCCTGAAACACTTGATAAGGCTATGGCTCAACCAAGAAAGAAAACAGGCAGGCCTGCTGGATGGCATTTCATGAATGAATTTGTAGATAAAGATGGTAATGTATTTCATAAGGGTAAAGAGCAACCTAAGTTAAAGGGTACACTTAAACCTACTAAGGTGAAACCACCTAAGAAGAAAAAGAAACGAAAAACTCGTGATGAGATACTTGTTGCGAAACATAAAGAAAAGTTAGCAGCTCAAAGAAAACAAAAACGAGAGTTGGCTAAAGAGTTGAAAAAACAAAAAGATTTTCTTAACCATAAAGTATAAGGATACTAATGAGTAAAAAAACAAAAGGTCAGTTTGACCATTACAAGACTTTCACTTTGAAAGATGGAACTAAATTTAAAGCAAAGGATGAATCCGATGCTAAACTATACAGAGAAAAGGTAGGTGAAAAATGAGCCAACAAGTTACAGGATTTGTTTATCCAATTCAAACTAAAGAGATGAGGACAAACGATGAAGACCCAAGAGTAAGAGTATCAGATGTTATCAAAGGTGCTACACGACTTGAGGGAGAATCATATGAGGATTACAAACTTCGTATGAAAGTAGAAAACAAGATGACCAGAGATTATTTAAAAGGATATATAGTTGAGAGGTAGTAATTGAAAAAGGTTATAAATTGTCTTAAGGATTCCAATCCTTTAATTAATAAAAAACTAAGAGAGGTATCAGTTGAAGAAGGAAACAAGATTGCAACAGAATTATTTCAGATACTTAACCAAAGAAAAGACGGCATTGGGTTGGCAGCTAATCAAGTGGGAATTGATGCACAAGTGGCCGTGGTCAATGTTCGTAAACCTTTGGTTCTCATTAATCCAAAAGTTATCTCAAAGGAAAACAAAATAAGATATTATGAGGGTTGTTTAAGTTTTCCAAAAAAAGGTGTACATACCGAAAGATACGAAACTATAGAAATCAGTACAGAACAAGAAGAAAGTAATTTAGTATTTAGTGGGGCTGGTGATGGTAAGTATAAAGACTTATTAACATTAGAGGCAGTATGTATACAACATGAGATTGACCACTTAAATGGTTTGGTGTGTATGGATAGGAAGATTGAAACAAGTTATAAACGAGCAGAACCTAAGATTGGTCGTAACGATAAAGTTACTATCAGAAAAGGTGATGAAACCAAAGTATTAAAATATAAAAAAATAGAAAACTATATTAATCAAGGATGGGAGTTAGAATGGATGGATTGATACATTTTATTAAACACTTGATTGGCTTATGTGGTGAACCACATCCAAGTATATTAATGGGTGGTGGAGTTTTACTAACATCAGTAAGTGTTTACATTAATCAGATAAGGAGAAAATATGCCAAGAGGTAGAAAACAAACAAGACCAGTAGTAGAACCAATCAGAAGAAAGTGTGCTGCTTGTGGTAAAATTAAATTAGTAGTATTTAGAAAGTGGACAATGCCACCTTCTAAGTTTGTTGCTAATCAAAACAATAGACCTAATAGAGGTGATGTAGATGGTGCTCAAGTAGAAAACTATTGTTGCTTTCAAACAGATAGTGGTGAGATGGAGTGTATGGTTAATGCCTAAGAAATCAATATTCGATTCGGGTACCGTAAAGGGTTCAGCACCAAGACCTGGTAACCAAAAGAAATACGAAGAAAATTATGATAAGATTTTTCGAAAGAAAAAGAAAACCGAAAAGGAGAATGTAGATGTCGAGAAAAAAGACAGCAATAGTTAGTGGATACTTTGACCCACTTCATGTAGGTCATATAGAGTATTTTAAATTAGCTAAAGAGATGGCAGATGAGTTAATTGTAATTGTTAACAATCACGAACAATGTATGTTGAAAAAGGGTGATGAGTTTATAATAGAACATGATAGATTAGAAATCGTATATCATTTAGATATGGTTGATGAAGTAATCTTAGCTTGTGATGAAGATAAATCCGTTAGTGATACTATTCGTATGATACACAGATTCAAACCTATGAACAAACTAATCTTTTGTAATGGTGGAGATAGAGATGCTAGTAATTCACCAGAGGTAAAAGTATGTAGTGAATTAGGTATAGAGTTCGTTCAGAACTTAGGTAAGAAAATTCGTTCATCATCAGAAATTACAGGAATGGTAGAATATGATAAACCTGCTAATCAACGCTATTAGAAAAATACTTTGGTATTTGGGAAATTTGAAACATATATATTTTATGTATCAATACAAGAAACACTTAAAAATGAGAATTGAAAAAAATGACTTTGGGAGAAATGAAGAATGGTAAATAACAAAATCGGTTATGCCTGTATCAATATGCAACTTAGTTATCCTACTAAGTATGGAAACAAACCAAGAGGTACAGAACCTATTACAACCAATCGTAGTATGATTCGTAGAACCTTTGATGAGAAAGGTTTGGATTATGCTTCAGAACTTGGATTAAAAAATGTCAAAGATTTAAACTCACTTATACAATGGAACATAATGAATGGTTACGATTTCTTTCGTATGAGTTCAGATATGATGCCTTGGAAGACTGAGTATGATTGGGATGACCTTAAACATATTACAGAAATAAAAATGTATTTACATTCTGCTGGTACAATGGCAGACACACATGGAGTTAGGTTGACTACTCATCCTGGCCCATTCAATGTATTGGTATCACCTAAAGAGAATGTAGTTGAGAACACAATCAAGGACTTAACTATACATGGTGATATTATGGATATGATGAATTTATCTCGTACACCTTACAACAAGATTAACATTCATTGTAATGGTGTGTATGGAGATAAACAATCTGCTATGGATAGATTCTGTTCTAACTTTGAGAGATTACCTGATTCCGTAAAAACACGACTTACGGTCGAGAACGATGACAAGGCAAGTATGTACTCGGTAAAAGATTTATATGAAGGTATACACAAAAGAATCGGTATTCCTATCGTGTTTGATTACCATCACCACAGATTTTGTACAGGTGACATGACTGAACAAGAAGCTTTAGAATTGGCTATATCTACATGGGGTGATATCAAACCTGTAGTTCACTATTCTGAATCTCGTTCAATCGAACAATTAAATGAAAGTATTAAACCACAAGCACATTCAGATTATGTACTTGATTACATTGATACCTATGGCCACGAGGTTGATATTATGGTTGAAGCAAAACACAAAGAGTTGGCCGTTAACAAATACAAGGAGTTACATAATGTATTATGAAACACAAGTAATATTCACAGAAGAAATACAAACTAAAAACGGAACAAAAGAAAAAAGAACTCGTAGAAGTTTTTTAGTTGCCTGTGATTCTGTTTCTGTTGCAGAAGCAAAAGTAAATGAAACCTTAAAAGATTCACCATATCCATTTGAAGTTAAAGTGGCTAAAGAATCTAAAATTGTAGAGGTAATAGATTAATGAGACCAGATAAAGTAGAGATGGTATTTGATATCATAATTACAAGTCTTAAACTTGGAGCAGGATGTATATTACTATATGTGATGTATCAGTTCTCTCAAGGTATGGAGGCATGGGTTGAATTAGATAGGATGACGAGATGATAGCACAGAGTTTATTAAGTGGGTTGGTATTGTTCACATCATTCAGTATGAGAACACCTAACGATGAATCCATTGGTGTAGATGATTACGAAGTTGCATTAGGTTTTAGAAGTGAAAACATATACTTCAAGAGAGATTGGGAACGAGAGTTAGGACAATCTTATATTGATGATGAAGTATGGTTTGAATGGGAACCTAAGAACTTTTATTTTAAACCACAATATGTTAATAAAACATCTCGTGATTTACAATATGGTAAGGCTGATGTTCGTTATCGTAATGGTGATTACTCAATTGGTTACACAGGATTATTTGCAGATGATAAATTTGAAAGTGGTTTATCTGTAGGTATCCAAAGGAAGAAAGAAATTTCAGATAAGTTCTCAATGGAAGTTAAATGGGATGGATATTGGTTTCGTGATGAATTGACTGGGTATAGTAGATTCGACATGGAAGATTATGCAAAAATTAATTGGAAATTATCTGATAAGTTGATACTTACTAATATCTTTGATTACAATGATATCAAGGGTAGGAAGTATTATAAATTTAGCGTAGGAGTAGAGTATGAGCTTGGCAGAAATTAAAGAGAAATTAGAAAGAGCATATAATGAAGAAGATTGGAACATTGTTGAAGATTTGATAGATGTTCTCGATACTTATATATCATTAGGTGATACCATCGATTGGGAAGATGATAATGATGAGATTGATTAATATGGGGCTGAACGGATTCGACAGCTATCGTAGATGTTTAAGTGCAACGAGGTTTGAACAAGACCTGCTAAAAAAGGTTCACTTTGTTTAATTGGCACACAGTTCAATTACGCTTACGCTTAATGTGTAAGGCTCGTTCCATGACTCAGATAATGGGTAACGGGTTCAGATATCTGAAAAGAACTCACTTTAGTTAGAGGGAAGTTAGTGATTAAAGAAACTACCAGTTCTCAAGACCTGTATATAACTTGATAAGGGTTGTTGGTAACACATTCGGAACCATCTAAAGTTGTAAACGACTTAACTTTGAAAGTAGTATGGACGGGGGTTCGATTCCCCCCAGCTCCACTTAAAAAAGTTACAAAAAAAACGAAATAATCTCAATGAAAGGAGATATTTATATATGAGTGTTAATAGACTACTTCATACTTTTGAATTAACTATGAAGAACAAATTAATTTACATATTAGCCATGCTAATCGTTATGATGAACGGTTTTATATGGACAAACATTTTTGACAATTATAAACAATTCCATAAGGATTCGGTAACCGAAATGACTGCTGAAAATGAGAGATTACAATCTCTTGTTGATGAGTTTAAATTAGAGGGGATGGAAGTGACTGTAACTATGTATCATCCAGTTCGTTCTCAAACTGATTCTACACCGAACATTCTCGCGGATGGAACGCGTATAAGGGTACACAAAGCTAGTGAGTACCGATTCATAGCGGTGAGTAGAAATCTTTTGAAACGCTGGGGTGGTTTTTTAGATTATGGTGATTTCATTGTTCTCAAGGGTACAGGAAACAAAGATGGAGTTTATCAAGTTAAGGATACTATGAATCCAAGATTTGTCAATCGTATTGACATATTAGAATCACCAGGCACTAAGCCTTATAAGATTGATAGTGCAAAAATTGTTAAAACAGATTTAGTATTGAAAAATAAAAGTGAATAACGCAAATTAAGATTATACTTATTATTATATGAGTAAGGAGTTACATTGAAAAAATGGTTTTATGAGAGAAGTCGTTTCTCTGAGTTCAAATCAAATACGACATATCACAAACTACTCTCTATGTCCGATTCTGAGTTTATTGAATGGGCAAGATTACTTAGAAAAGAAGTAACCACACAATGGGATGAGTTTGGAACGCCACCAGTAATTGGTAAGGATGAAGAACAGATAGTTGAATCACTATCTAAGTTAAAAGATAATCCTTGTAATTTTTTACAAGAAGATTTAACAGGTGATAAAGAATCACTTGGTATTATACAAAACTTCAACAAAGATGCAAGTGCTGTTAATCAGTTCTTTCCAACAATGTTGAAAACAAAAATCTCATCAGGTAAAAGTGCAGATAATGGTTTAAGTATTTACGACCATTTTGCAGACCCCGATATGGAAGAGAAGTTTGTTAACATTATGAAACGAGCCGTGAAGAAAGATTCAATGTATAGTTGGAGTAGAAGTGTTACAAACAAAAGAGATGAGAATCCATTTTGGAATGGACAGAATGGAAAAGATTTTATTCGTGATGTACACGAGGGTAGAGTGTTTATAGATAAGTACAAAGATTGTGCTATTGTACTTGCTAAAGTTAAGAAGAGTACTACAGATAATTATGGTACCGTAAATGAAGAGTATCATGATTTTACTAACTTGTATCTAACAGCTGATGATGTTAATGAGTGTGTAGAAAATGGTTGGTTAAGTAAAACACAGATAAGTAATCTTGGTGATATAGTTGAATCTACTACATCAGATAGTACAGGTAAAGTTACAGAGTATCTTTATCAAAGTAGATGGTATGATAAGAACGATGGAATCTTTCCAAAGATATTACAAGTATTTAGATTATCATGTGGACAACCAGCAGTAAACTTTCCAGCACTAACTGCAAAGTATTTATATGAAACCTATACATCTCATGTTGAAGAACCAATAACTATTTATGATAGTAGTAGTGGTTGGGGTGGTAGAATCATTGGTGCTATGAGTATGAGAAAGAAAGCACACTATGTTGGTACAGACCCTAATCCTGATACAGGTGGTAGATACCAAGCAGTTGCTGATTTCTATAATAACAATTGTGTTGATAATGAAAGTGAAACCTTTCAAAAGTTTTTTGAAGTAGAAAAGAAAAGTAATACATACGATGTCTTTTCTGATGGAAGTGAATTAATTGGGAACAATCCTAAGTTTCAATCGTATAAGGGGAAAGTAGATATGGTTTTTACAAGTCCACCTTATTTCAATAGGGAACAATATTCACAAGATGAGAATCAAAGTTTTAAGGCATATGCAGAATATGATGATTGGAGAGATAATTTCTTAGAACCAACATTAACTACAGCATATGAATATCTAAAAGATGATAGATATATTCTATGGAATATAGCCGATATAAAAATTGGAAGTAGTACTTACTTTCCATTAGAGCAAGATAGTATTGATATCCTAACTAAGTTAGGGTGTGAGTATAAAGGTAAACTTAAAATGTTGATGACACGGATGGTGGGGTTAGACCCAACAAAGACGGGAATAAAGAATGCTGTAAAACATAACGGAAAAGCATACAAGTTCGAACCGATATTCGTGTTCTACAAAGGAGCACAAAATGAAATTCAGAAATTGGGATAAGGAATACGATAAACCTTATCATAATGGAAAACAATGGATGTATGATAAAACACCAATCTATGATAATATCTTAGATTGTTTTTTAGAAACACAAAGACCAGAGGGTGATAAAGGTACCAGAGAAAAATATGGTATGACGAGATTGAGAGACCCTTTTAGAAAAATAAACAAATATAAAATCCAACAATATCTCGGACACATGGAACAAAACAAATATAAAGAAGTTGATTGGGTGGAAGATGATAATGGTAAGATTGTTGCTATTATTCATTATTACGATTTAAATAAAATGTCTACACAATTTAAAAAGGTAAAATCTTTTTGTGGACAAGAATATATTTTAGATAAATCAAGAGGTGATATGTACATTAAAGAGATGGCATGTTATCCTGGTTACGAAGAATGGTTACAAAAATTAGTAGAGAAAAATATTGCTAAAGAACCTGATGGTTTTAGTTTTCACGAAACACCAATTACAATTGTAGAGATTGATAATCAATTGAAAAGAAATAAAGATATATTAGAAAATTTAGGATTCGAATGTATTGATAATATTGTAACATCGTTTGCAGATGTTTATGGTATATGGGCGTACAATGGTGAGAGTTTAGAACGACCTGATAAAGCACAAGAGTTATCACTTCAGAGATTAGATTATGATACACAAGATACAAAAGAGTTGATGGAACAAATTCTAAAACTTAATCCTGATGATTTTGCTAATCACTATTCTAACTATAACAAAGGAAATACTTGGAAAGGTATGGTAGTTCGTGGTTATGGTGGATTAGTTGATTTCATTGTTAAACCTGCAGAGATGGTTAACTCTTGGAAGAAAGCAAACAAAGAGAAGATGGATTGGAAAGTAGAAGATACACCATTAAGAGAACAAGTACCTGCCGTAGAAAAGTTTGCAGATATACTTGGTGATTACGACCATGAAAGAATTCGAATACTTAAACTATCAGAAGGACAAGGTGAACTTGAAAGACATACTGATAGACAAGATGTAGAAGCTGGAATTGGTGATGGTCAATGGGCAAGGTTACACTTTCCTTTACAAACAAATCCAAAGGTAGAATTCACACAATGGAATGCTGATGGTACAAGAACCAAATGTAAAATGGGTGAAGGTGAGTTGTGGTATTTAGATATGAGAAAACCACACACTGCAGTTAACTTTGGTGAACAAGATAGATACCACTTAATCATAGATATTAAATCAGACCAACGATTAAGAGATTGGTTAGTGAGGAGTAGTGAGAAGTATCCATCTACAAAAGAGGTTGATGATTATATAGAATGAGAATCAAAGAAAAAGAGTTACAAAAAATGTTTGATGTAGCTGGTGTTTCCAAAGGCCAGTTACATGAAGCATTAAAAACAATGGGTAAGAAACATCTTAAAACAAAACTAATGAAAGATGCATGGACAATGGATAATCCTACTAAGAATTATTGTTATGTTGTTTCTGAATTTGTATATTATTATTTATCACCACCAGGTTCTAAACCTTATAAGTTGGCTGGTATACCTGGTGATGATGGGTTACACAGATTCATTAAATGGCCAGATGATACAATAGTAGATTTATCAGTTGACCAGTTTGATAACTATGAAGATGTAGATTACACACAGGCTAAGGTTTGTTATTTTATGACTAACCAATATAATAAAGGCCCAAGTAAAAGAGCTCGTATCCTTGCAGAATTAATGGGATGTGAGTTACCAGGTGATAGAGAAAAAGTAAACACAAAATTTTGGTAAGGATATTATGAATAAATTTTTTGAACCGACCTACGAAGATAATAGTGGGAAAGTGTGGGGAGTTACTGAGTTATTAGATTTAGTAAAAGATTGGGAAGACCCAAATCCACCAGTAGTTATAGAAGAGTATGATGGGATAAAAGTTGTAAGAGATGATTTGTTACATCATGGTAGTAAGATTAGATTTGTTGATAAGTACATAAAAGATACACCAGCAAAAGAAATAGTATTTGGAAGTTGTCCTGCTACAGGTTATGCACAAATATCGTTACCTGCTGTAACCAACAAGTATGGAAAGAAGACTGTGTTGTTTATGGCTAAAAGAAATCCTGAGAACTATCATGAGTATCAAAAAAGAGGAATGGATTTAGGTGCTGAATATAAATGGGTAAACATGGGAATGTTATCAGTAACTCAGGCAAGAGCAAGAGAGTATGTAAACGAAAGTCCTGATACAAGAGCTTTGTTTCCTATTGGATTAGAACATCCAACAAACATTGGTAGTATGATAAAGGTTATTAGAGAAAATTTAAAAGATGTAGATTTTAGTGAGATATGGAGTGTTGGTAGTAGTGGTTCTTTGAGTAGAGGATTACAATTAGCATTTCCTGATAAGGATGTGAATGTAGTTTCAGTAGGACATAAAATGAACGAGAGAGAAATAGGTAGAGCTAAATACTATCGTTCTGAATATAAATTCGAAAAGGTGATACCTGAATCAGAGATGCCACCTTTTCCATCGGCTCCAAGTTATGATGCTAAGGCTTGGAAGTTCATTAAAGAGTATGCCAAACCCAATGCCATTTTTTGGAATGTTGGTTATTAGCAAAAAAAGACTTGACTTTTATATAAAAAGTTTCGTACATTTAGGGGTAAATTAAATTGGGAAAATACAAAGGTTATTAAATGAAACAATTAACAGAACAGCAATTACTCGACAACTACGGTAAGTTAGTATCAGTAGTAGAAGAACATTTTTCTGGCGACAGGAAAGAAACATTGCTAGAGATGTATAAGTACTTTCAAGAAAGAATCGTAGTTGCACCAGCTAGTGGTAAACCATATTATCATTATTGTTTTGTAGGTGGATATGTAGAGCATGTTTTACATATTGTAGAAACCGCAAAAGAATTAATGAAGGTTTATGAAAAGGTTGGTGGGGTTATAGATTTTACTGAAGAAGAACTTGTATTCTCTGCACTACATCACGACTTAGGTAAGGTTGGTGATTTAGAACATGAATATTATCTTGTACAAGATGATGATTGGCGAAGAAAGAAATTAAATGAATGGTTCACTCAGAATCCTGAAATGAATTATATGTCAGTAACAGATAGGGCGTTGTATCTATTACAACACTTCAAAGTTCCTATTACACAAAACGAATGGTTGGCAATCAAATGTAGTGATGGTATGTATGATGAAGCTAATATGCAATACTACAAAACATTCAAACCTGAGAACTCGTTCAGAACTGCTTTACCATATATCATTCATTGGGCAGACCACATGGCTACCGTGAGTGAGAAATCAATGTGGAAGAATCAAGAAGAAGTAAAAACTCAAAAGGTAAATAAATCGGTTGGTAATATCAAACAGGCTGTAAAGACGGAAGTAGAAACAAAACTTACAGGTGATTCACCAAAGGATTTATTTGATGAGTTGTTTGGAGATAAGAAATGATATTAGAAATTATCTTAGGTTGTTTGGCAGTAACATTCGGATATACAAGTTGGAATCTCTTTCAAAAGGTTGAAAGATTAGAAGGTTGGATAGAAGAGTTATCTGCTAAAATTACCATAACAAAAAATGTACTCGATGAATTAGATTCAGAGGGTAAGTTCGAATCCGATGATGAGATTGGAACAGTCTTTCAAGGTATAAAGGATACCATGAATGAATTAAATACTATAACAGATAAGGAGATATAAATGCCTCGTAAAGCAGCTAAAGGTTCACCAAGATATTACTTCCATCAAGGAACAGAAAATGCTATCATTAGACATAATAAAGAAACTCGACCTCATATGAGGAACAGAATCTATAATGAACATATTCGTACACCATTTGAAAAGTTGTGTGAAAACATTATCCATACATTTAAGTTTTATTACTTTGATGTTCCAAGTGATGATGTTAAACATGAGGTTGTATCGTTCTTATATATGAACATGCACAAGTTCACAGAGGGTAAGGGTAAGGCCTTCTCATACTTCAGTATTGTTGCTAAGAACTATTTGATTCTACACAACAACAATAACTACAAGAGATTAAAACAACATGATGGTGAAGAGGTTACGGATTACAAACGAGACCCTATGACTGAACTTCGTGGTAAGGAAAACCAAGAAGTACAATTTGAATATCTACATCAGTTGGTTGAGTATTGGAAGAATAATCTAACTACCGTTTTCAAACGAAAGAAAGATTTAGATGTTGCCAATGCTGTAGTTCAGTTAATTGAAATGAAAGATAGTATTGATAACTTCAACAAGAAGGCATTATATATTTTGATTCGTGAGATGACTGGTTCCAACACACAACACATTACTCGTGTTATCAATGTGATGAAGAAACATCACTACCAATTACAAAAGGCATACATTGCTACTGGTTCAATCGAAACCAGATTCACAGGTAGTTGGACTTTCACTAAATAATCCAAAGCGTAAAAAAGGGGAGCCTCGGAAAAGACTCCCCTTTTATCGTTCTATCCGATATAGTACTACTTACGGAATAAACCCACTAACACCAACAAAGCGACTAATCCAGCAAATCCAGATTCGCCGAATGTGTTGATTATAGATGTTAGGTTACCAATAACATTAACGCCGAAGACACCACTTCCAAAGATTACTTCAGAAATCGCACCAATGGCTACCAAAGATAACATCAAGTCCGCTAGGTCGTTGACATATCCTTTTACGAGTGTTATGATTTCCTTCATATGGTCTTTTCTCCCGTTAGTTAATCAATTTAGTCGGAATTTTCCACCGACATAATATAACTATTGTATATATTGAGAAATATTAAATAGTATATAAATATATATGACACTTTTTCCGCATAACTGATATTTATTATTGAACCAAAACAGGTAAATTATGGCAATCGATTTCGAAATATTTGATGGAAAAACCTTATCCGATGTATTCAAAGACATCTATGATAATTCTAAAAGAAACAAAGAACAGTTAGAAGTACTCATGAAAGAAGTAGTTGGATTCATTAAGGATGGGGATACCGCTGTTCAAATCATTCCTATGTTGAAAGAGTACTTAGAAATCAATGTAAAGAATGATGAACAATTAGTTAAACTCGCTACAATCGTACAACGATTAGCTCAAGCAGGAAATAAAAGTGATTCTGATGGGGAGTTCGGTTTAACTGATAAGGAAAAAGAACAATTGATGAGTTCAATAGAAGAAACAGTAAATGAGTTACAAGACCATAATGATAATATATTACAAAAGATAGAATAATGGCATATGAAAAGAAACCTGGTAGAGGTGTATCTGTACCAGAAACAGGTGGATTACAAACTCTAAATTCACTTAAAAAACGAATAAAAGAAATTATTAAAGATTCTGAATTTTATGAATTAGAACCATTAGAAGTTCTTGAAGTACATTTAGATGAAACTAAATCGTCCTTTCCACTTAAAGATGACCAACCAGATTATTCTTACATCGGTGGTGTACTTGGTAGATTTATTTATTCCGACCAAGGTTTAAATATTGATAGATGTAAAAATTTTAAACCACTCAATCCTAATATGAATAGTACACCAGTAGTTGGTGAGGTTGTTATTGGTGTAAGATATCTATCAGATTTTTATTACATTAGTTCTTTAAATTTATTTGGTAATCCTAATTTAAATGCACAACATGGAGTAAGTAGATTAAAAAGAAAGAACACATTAGAATCTGAATTAGGTTTAGATACACCTAATGAGGGTGATGATAAAGGAACTAAGATAGGTTATTATATAGATGAGGGTAGAGATACCGATGCAAGAAAACTATTACCTAATGAGGGTGATATTATTATTGAGGGTAGATTCGGAAATACTATACGATTAGGTAGTGATGTAAAAAACGAAAATACTGAATCACCAAATATTATTTTAAATGTTGGTCAAAGTAAAGATGAGTTCCCTAATACAAAACAACCAATAGAAGAAAAAGTTGATACTGATGGTTCAAGTATTTACATGACCACAAATCAAACATTAGAATTTGTAGGTGGTATGGAAACTCAATTAGTAACTGGCCCTTATGAGGGAAACAATATTTTAATTAGTTCCGATAGAATTTTATTTAACACAAAGAATGGTGGTGATATAGGAATGTTTAGTAACAACAATTTATCGTTGGGTGCTAAAACAGAAGTAGTACTTGAATCTCCTGTAGTAAAGGTTGGTAGTACAGGTGCTTCAGAACCACAAGTGTTAGGACAAATATTATATGATAAGTTGGATGCTTTAGTAACTGCCATAGGTGGTGTTACTGGAATACCAACACCAACAGGCCCTACTCCTGGCCCAATACAAGCGGCACCAAATTGGAGTTCGGTAACATCAGCCATGAGTGCTGTGAAAGATGCTTTAAGTTCAAAGCACAAAATAGATGAGTAAAATATGAGTTGGTCGATATTTAAGAGTGAGTATAAAAAAGGTTTAAATAATGATGATGATATGGCTACGGTAATTGCCGAGGCATATGATAAATGTGTAAAGTTAGGAGTAGCAGTTCCACCAGCAATTGGCCCAATGGCTTCAACAAATATGGCTGGATTAGAAGGTCAGTTGAAGGCGTGTTTTAATAGTAGAGGTAAATACAAATTAGATGTGGGGCTACAAGTTGGTTTAACTTTATATTGGTTAGGTGGAGCAACAGCAGGTGGGAGTACAGTTGTGGCACCAGGTATATTTTCTGGATACCTAACTGCAATAGCAAAGAATTCGAATGATGTTGATGAGTATTGTGATTACTTGATTGAATGTTTTAACAGATATCATGGGCAGGTAAGTTTTATAACACCAGCCGCACCATCACCACTACCATCAGTAGGTTATAATGTATCAAACTAAAGGAGTTAGAAATGACTAAAAAAGCACTTGTAAAAATAATACAAGAAGTAGTTCGTAGAGAAGTACAAAAAGAGGTGAACAAACTATTTATTAAGGAGAATAAATCTTCTCTTAAATCTCTTGCACCCAAGAAGAAAGTTGTGAAAAAGAAACGAGTTCAGTATACTGATAATAAATCTTTAAATGACATACTCAATGAAACCGTAGGTTTAAGTAAGGGTGATTCAGAAATGGATGAATATCCAACAATGGGTGGAGGGGCTTTCGATTCAAGTAGAGCTTCTGAACTTTTAGGATATGGTGATAGCACTTTTGGAGATGATGAAACAAAGAGAAATATGAATGCAGCTCAAACACTAAGAGAAAAAGGCGTTTCAACAGAACAAGTACCTGAATCATTAGTAAATGCACTCACAAGAGATTATTCAGATTTAATGAAAAACGATAAGTTCAAGGGTAAAAAATAATGGCATCAATCAGAGAGTTAAATGAAGATAGAGATTCTTTTTTTGGATTAACTTTCCCACTACGAGTTGGTACTGATAATAATTTTATCAGGTCACAAACTTTAAGGGAACAAGTTTCTTCAAATATTAAGAACCTATTATTAACTCACAAAGGTGAAAGAGTTGGGCAACCAAATTTTGGTAGTAGATTACCAGCCATTTTATTTGAACCTATTGATAATACAATTGGTGATAAGATAGAAGAAGCAATTCATGAGGCACTTGCAGAGTGGTTACCTTATGTTGTTGCTGAAAATGTTATAACAGTTACTGATGAAAAAAATCCTAACTCATTAATCGTTAGTTTAGAATTTAGGGTAACAATTGATGACCCTGATTCTATTGAAACAATAACATTTAATTTTAATACTGGAGCTTAAGATGCCATCACAAAATCCTGATTTTAATACAAGTAAGAAAAGTGTAAAGAAAGAAGTTTCTTACTTAGGTAGAGAGTTTGGTTCAATCAGAAATAACTTGGTTGAATTTGCTAAATCCTACTTCCCAAAAACATATAACGATTTCAATGAATCAGACCCTGGTATGATGTTCATAGAGATGGCAGCATATGTTGGTGATATGTTAAACTTTTATATTGATAATCAATATCGTGAAACACTTTTACACTCTGCAGAAGAAAAGAAAAACATTTTTAAGATTGCACAATCATATGGATACAAACCAAAATTAAGTTCACCTGCAACTGCTATATGTTCTTTATCAGTACAGGTTCCTGCTATTCAAGTGGGTGATTCATATCAGGCAGATTTAAACTATGCTCCTACTATTGATGCTGATAGTACATTACAATCAACAGGTGGAACATCATTTAGATTAGTAGATGATATTAACTTCAAGGCATCAAGTTCATTAGATAATATGATTACTGAAGTATCACAAACATCTGGTACTAATCCAACACATTTTAAATTAACTAAATCTGCAATTGCTAAATCAGGAACAAAAACTTCTCAGAATTTTTCATTTGGAAATGCTGTTAAGTTTGATAAAATTATTTTAAACAACAATGATATAATTGATATTATCAGTTGTGTTGATAGTAACGGAGATGAATGGTACGAGGTTCCTTTCCTTGCACAAGATACAGTATTTAGTTCTATAGAAAATACAGATTTAAATAGTCCTGATTTATCTTCATTCAAAAAGGAATCACCATTTTTATTAAAGTTAATTAAAACTTCTAAGAGATTTACAAGATATATTAGAAGTGATGGTAAAACAGAAATTAGATTTGGTGCTGGTGTTAGTAATAATGCTGATGAAGAAATTATACCTAATCCAGATAATGTTGGTAGTTCACTTGGTACAGGTTTATCTAAACTTGATGAATCGTTTGACCCAAGTAATTTCTTGAAAACACAAACTTATGGATTAGCACCAAGTAATACAACACTAACAATTACTTATACACATGGTGGTAGTATAAAAGATAATGCACCATCAAATACAATATCTAATTTAGATGAAGTTAACTTCACAATAGATGAATCAGGATTAGATAGTACAGCTATTACTGATATGAAATCAAGTTTATCAGTAAACAATTCAACACCAGCAACTGGTGGTTCAAGTGGTGAAACTATAGAAGAAGTTAGACAAAATGCATTGGCATATTTTAATTCACAGAACAGAGCTGTTACTAAGGAAGATTATATTATTAGAACATATTCCTTACCACAAAAGTTTGGTAACATTGCAAAAACTTATATTGTACAAGATGAACAATTAGAAGAATTTACTAATCTAATTATGCAAGATGGAAAGATTGTAAAGAATGCAGGAAGTACTGCTATTCCAAATCCACTGGCACTAAATATGTATGTGTTGGGTTACGATGCAAAAAGTAATCTTGTTAGTTTGAATAGGGCAGTAAAACAAAATTTAAAAACATATTTATCTGAATATAGATTAATGACAGATGCGATTAATATTAAGAATGCTTACATTGTAAATATTGGTGTAAGATTCTCAATCATTACACAACGAGGATTTAACAAGAACGAAGTATTATTACGATGTGTTGATGAGATGAAGAAACACTTTGATGTTAAGAAGTGGCAGATAGGGCAACCGATTATTCTAAGTGATGTTGCTTACAAACTTTCATTAGTGGATGGTGTGGCAAGTGTTGTTCCACCAGCAGATGATAATCCACAGAAACAAATGGTTGTTATTGAAAATAAATTCCAAACTTCAAGTGGGTATAGTGGTCATGTATATGATATGCAATCAGCTACAAAAGATGGTGTGATATATCCATCATTAGACCCATGTATCTTTGAAGTAAAATTCCCGAACATAGATATTTCGGGTAGAGTAATAGGAGATATTTAATGCATTATTTTGAATACCCGATAACTGATACAACAATTTATGAGGGAAATGTAACTTCATCAATCAATACAGGCTTAGACCAAATATTAGAAGTAGAGAAGAATATAAACTCTTCAGGTACTACTATTTCAGTATCTCGTATATTAATGAAGTTTGATTATTCTTATATTTCACAATCAATACAAGATGGTATTATTCCAAGTACTGCAAAATTCTATTTGAATCTATATGATGCAAGTTCAGAAGAGTTGGCAGTAGAACAATCACTACATGCTTACATAATTAGTGGAAGTTGGAATGGTGGAACAGGAACCAAAGATAGGAGTCCAGCACTAAGTGATGGTGCTAGTTGGAAGTATCGTGATAATGATACAACCAAATCTACATGGATGGGTGGAACCGATACTAATCAAGGTGGTAGTTGGTTTACAAGTTCTGTATCACAATACAATGTTAGTGCATCAGAAAATTTAGTTTATGAAACAAAAGATATAAGAATGGATGTAAGTGGTTTGGTTAAGAATCACATCTATAGTGGTTCAACATATCCAAACAATGGTTTTATAATCAAGAGAGAAAATCTACACACATCATCAAGTAGATATTCTATCTTTGACCCTGCAACTGCTACTGGTTCGGCTGAACATGATACGAATCCATTAGGACAACTAAAGTTTTTCTCAAGAGAAACAAATACAATCTTTCCACCTAAGTTAGAAATTGAGTGGGATGATTCAAGTTGGAATACAGGTAGTTTAAGTGCTTTGGGTTCAACAGATTTAGAAAACTTAACAATTTATTTTAAAGGGTTAAGAGATGAATACAAACAAAACTCAAAAGTGAAGTTTAGAATTGTAGGTCGTGAATTATATCCTACTCGTGGATTCGATACTACACCAGCAGCATTGACTGTTAAAACATTACCAAGTGGTAGTACATTTTATTCTGTGGTTGATTCTTTAACTGATGATGTATTAATACCATTCGGTACTGGCTCACTTGTAAGTTGTGATTCACAAGGAAACCAATTTAATTTATGGATGAATGGGTTTATGCCAGAAAGGCACTACAAATTCCAAATTAAAGTAGTGAGTGGAAGTGGAGCAGATGAAACTTCACAAGTATATGATGATGGATTTGAATTTAAAGTGGTGAGATAAAATGCCTTATATAATTGCAGAACCATGTGTAAGTACTTGTGATACAGCTTGTGTTGAGGTATGTCCTGTTGATTGTATTCATGGGCCTTTTGATAAAGAGGGTAGAGGTGAAGAAGCAAAAGCAGATGGATTTAATCCTGATGGGTTACAATTATATATCAATCCTGAAGAGTGTATTGATTGTGGAGCTTGTGAACCTGAATGTCCTGTAGAAGCAATCTTTGATGAAGATGAGATACCTGATGAGTGGAACAAATATATTAAATTAAATTATGATTATTTTGGTGTGGAGCAATAATGCCGTATACAATTAAACAAGCAAAGAAACAAGATTTCTATCGTAATGTTCAAGATGCAGATGAACAAAAACATTTGAAAAGACTTGAGGAAGATAAGAAGAGAGCTCAGATATCTGGTTCTGCTATCGATGCAACTAATCCATTACGAGATGAGGATGGTTCATTACTATCTTATGAAGACCCTTTCAATATTTCAAGAAGTGGTAAACCAATATCATTAGAAGAACCATTTCAGTATGTAAGAATACCATTAACACAAAAATCATCTACCTATAGTTTATTTTATAAATTTATAGATGATAAGAATAAGTTTAGTGAATTCTTACCAAACATAGTAGAAGAAGAAGAACCTGAAGTAACACCAGAAGAATTAGAAACATTAAGAACACAATTAGAAACTGATGTTGCAACACAACAAGAATTAAATACTACATTGGAAACTGAAATAGCAAATCTACAACAAAGAATACAGGACCTTCAATAATGTTACAATACGGATTAACACCTAAAGATAAAGAACAATTTGAATCACCTAAAGAACTCTACACAGGTTTTGGTAGAGGACAGCGTGATTATATTCATATCTATGTATATGATTCTGAAGATAAGTTTTTACAAGAAGAAATCTTTCCTGTAAGTGAGATTGATATATCAAGTGATGAAAGAGTTGCTGATATTGATGTTGGTACACATCTTCGTGATATGGGGTATACTGAAGGTCAGTACAAAGTTAAATATCTTTTCTTAAGAAGATTAGCTGGTAAAGACCAAACCGTATTTGTAAATGATGAGGGATTCGTACATACAAATAAAGTTCAAACTAAATTAATAAATGGTGAAACAAAATATTATGCTACAAAGAAATTTGGTAAAAGACAATCACGACAAGAACTAAAACAAATATTTCCAAAAGAATTAAAATATGTTGTAAAGAAAATATCTTCGGATAGAACAGAGGTGGAAGTTGATACTCAAGAGATTCAAAATACTTTATACAATAAGAATTTTAGAGAAATCAATAAGATGATTAACTACACACCAACCATGTCAAGGTTGTTGCCAGGTGCTGGAAACATTAGGTTTGATTTGACGGATAAGAATGTATTGATTGCGGAGTTGAATAGTGGTGATAGAGGATTTACGGATGATATGGTTGGTGGTATTATTACTATCAAAAATGTTTATTCAATAGAGGCTCAAACACTTGAACCAACACCACCGCCACCACCACCAAGAGGTGTAGTACAACCATCACCTGAAAATGTTGAAGTTGTTAATCAACAATTAAATTCAGAACCAAGACCATTAATGGAAATGGTAGAAGAACAAGTACAAGATTATGAACAAGGTAATTTTGATGATGATAGATATGGTAGTGTTTGTTTTCATGGTGATACAAGAATTAAATTAAATAACAATCGTTCCATACCAATTAAAATGATTAAACCAGGTATGAGAGTAAAAACAGAATTAGGATATGCAAAAGTTCTTAAGGTTGTTAAAGATGGTAGACCTGATGGAGAGAAGTTGGTAAAGTTTGGTAGATTAATTACTACAGATAACCATCCAATTAAACATCGTGGTCAATGGCATTTAGCAAAAGAAGTTGGTACACAATTTAAATCAAATTCATTAGAAGTATGGAATTTAATATTAGATAAACATCATACAATTTATGCTAACAATATAGTTAGTGCTACACTTGGTAAATGGAATAGTATAGAACATTTCTTACGAGTAAAAGATAATCGTATTAATATGTTAAGACCTATGCGTGAAAGTGATAATGGTGATGGAACTTTTACTGAAGAGAGTATCCCACAATCAAATGCATATCTATCTGATAATGAAGTAGTTGTTAAAGATATACCACCTACTGTCGATAGATTTTTTGTAGAAACTAAAATGTTTGAGGCTGCTGCACTTGGAACACCAATTCCAACACCAGAACCATCAACAAGAATCTCACTTGATTATAAAGCAAAAATTGTAGAGGTATTAGATTACAATCGTGTTCGTGTTAACATCTCATATGAAGAGGGTGCTAACAAACAAGGACATAGTGGTGAAGATAATGCTAATAAGATATTTGATGATGGGTTCATGGTTAACTTTACAAAATCAGATATTGTAAGATTAAATACTTACCTTGTTGTTAATGGTACTTATAACTTAGTTACAAATACTATGGATAACAAAGATGGTAGTTCTCGTTATTTTAAATTATTTGATAAGTTACCTGATGAAGTAAATGAATTTGATTTATGTTATTTTGTAGAAGAGAAAATGGATTCATATAATGATGTAGTTAAGTTGGTTCCGTTTGTAGAGGATGAAGATGAAGTTTTATTTTTAAGACTACCTGATTTTAATTCTGTAAGTAATCCTATTAGTATGAGGTCTACACACTTCAATACATTTAATGATTTGGTTGGTACAGATACAACTGTAAAACAAGATATACAAAATAAAGTTCTATCTTCAAGTTTATTAGATGTACAAGTAAATGTAGATTACACTAAGAGAACAGATATTATAGACCCATTGGTAAATGATTATGGGTTTGGTAATTTCATAATGTTTGGAAGTGCAGAAAAAAGAATACAAAATTTTAAAAAGAAAGTAGAATTAATTGAAACATATACATCATCAAGTTTATCGATAGCAAATGTTACAGGTTCTGCTAATACTAAACTTGAATTTGATAATAAGAAAAGAAGAGTAATAAATTCTTTTGACCCGTATGAAAATTTTCTATATTTTGAAAGTTCTTCATATGCCTCAAGTTCAATTGGAGAGTTCAATGATGCAAGTTGGCCAAAAGAAACTTCTACAGAACCTTACACTTTAGTTCACACAAGTGGTTCTAATGCTATCAGTTGGTTTAACACTTGGACTGGATATGCAAAAGATTATGATAGATTGAATCGTGAAAGATTAGTTAATAATTTACCACTTCATGTTAGTGCTGATGTAGAAAATAATTTCTTCTTAGATTTTATGGATATGACTGGACAACAATTTGATGAGATATTTGTTTACTTAAGACACTTCACAGATATCAACGAAAGAACAAGTAAGTTGAGTGAGGGTATCTCAAAAGATATTGTACAAGAGGTTGCTAAATCTATGGGAATAGATGTGGTGAATGGTAATGATTTATTAATCTTACCGAAGTACCTATTAGGTAAAGATGCTGATGGTACAAGTTTATTTGAAACACCACAAGAAAAGGTAACGGAAGAAATATGGAAAAGAATTTTAGCTAACTCACCTTTCTTCATGAAAACAAAAGGAACTAAGAGAGCATTAAAAGGATTAATGAATTGTTATGGTATACCAAGTACTATACTAAGAGTAAGAGAATATGGTGGGCCTGATAAAGGAACTGCTGTTAGTTATGATTTTAAAAGAAAGTTTACATATGCATTAGATTTTAAATCAAGTGAGTATTTAGAGTTGCCATGGAAAGATGATTCTAATTCTATGAAACCACAAACTATTGAGTTTAGATTTAGAACACCTAAATCACAAGACCAAGTATTATTACACAAAGGTGTAGGTAATGATAGTTTTGCTATTCAGTTACAAGATAATGGAGAAACTGATGATTATGGTCATTTACAATTTGCACTTAGTTCTTCTGTAGGTGTTACTTATATTACATCATCACTACAACCATTTTACAATGATGATATGTGGAGTGTGATGTTAACAAGAAAATCTTCAAGTGGTGCAGATTTAACTACAGATACTCATACACAAAAAATTAAATATGAATTAACAACAAAACAATATGATGCCACAAGAGAAGTGATACTTCACCAAACAAGTGAAAGTGTTGTATTAGATGGTAGTACATCAGCCAATGCTTATAATAATGGATTTGTTACAGATGGTAATATCTATCTTGCTGGTAGTGGTAGTTCAGGATACTTTACTGATTTTAGTGGTTCACTAATGGAGTTCAGATTATGGAACGAACATATTTCACAAAGTGTATTTGATAATCATGTAAGAGCACCAAAATCATACAATGGAAATACAACATCATCATATTATGATAATTTACAATATAGATTACCATTAGATAATAATGTTAATTTAAATTCAAATCCAAGTGGAGCATTAGATGTTGCAAATGCTAAGTTGTATCACACAAGTGCAAGTGCTCATGGATTTAGTGGAAATCAATTTAGAAGTTTTGTTGATAAAGAACAAATGAGAGTTCCTAATCTTGGGCCTCAAAGAAGAAATGCTACAAAGATTAGAATTGAAGATACAACATTAAATGGTTCACTATCATCTAATGTTCGTAGGGAAGCCTCATCACAAGATTTTGCACCAATTGATAGTAATAAGTTAGGAATTTATTTTTCACCATCGGATGTTGTGAATGAAGATATTATTTATTCGTTAGCTGATTTTGATTTTGATAATCAAGTTGGTGACCCAAGAGACCAATATAAATTATCTTACAGAGGATTACAATATGCTCAAGATAATTATTGGAAAAAATATGATAGAACTAATAACTTTTGGGATTATATGAGAATCATAAACTTTTATGATAATAGTTTATGGACACACTTAAGAAAGTTATCACCAGCAAGAGCTAACACTACATTAGGTTTATTAATAGAACCAAATATTTTAGAGAGAAGTAAAGAGATTGTAGGTCAACCACCTGAATTTACAAATGAGTATTTTGAAAATGCAGGACACTTTGATTTTGGAGTACAATTAACTTCAAGAGAAACAAGTTCGTTTGGGCATGTACCATTTAGTTTCAATGGTGAGTATAGAATGTTTGGACAAAGTGTTACAGATATGAAAGATGGTAGAATTAATTTACATAATACTGAGAGTGGTTCTCTTGGTAGTTTAGGTTTACCATCATTGGTACATTTAAATGAAATAAATCCAAGAAGTGAATTTAGTACTACATATGCAACTGCAAGTATTACATTTGGTGGTACAACAACAGAGTTTGTTGAAACCGTACAACCTTTCATTAGTGCCTCAAGAGTATCAGAACACAATGAGATTAAAAGATTATTTTTCACGAGTTCAATTGATGCCAATACTAATAATCCAGAGAGTTCATCTTTCGAACCTGCTGAGTTTCAGAGTATGGCATATGAATCAAAACTTTTTAGACTTTTTTATAAAGGTCAATTATTAACAAAGGATAATACAATAGATGGAAAAGACCCTGTCGAGATAACTATAACTTCACCAACAAAACTTGTAACACAAGAGCCTGGTGAAAGTAAACTTAAAGTTGAATAAAACTTGAGCAAGTATATATTTATCTATGAGGTTTTCTATCTCAAACAAATCTAATAGGAGTAAAAAACATGGGATTTTTAAATAATACAAGCGTAACCGTTGATGCTGTTCTTACCAAAAAAGGTCGAGAATTGTTGGCAAGAGGGCAAGACGAGTTCAAAATCACAAAATTTGCATTAGCAGATGATGAGATTGATTATAGTTTGTGGGATGTAGCACATCCTAATGGTTCAAACTATTACGGTGCAGTGATTGAGAACATGCCATTGTTGGAAGCTTTTGTTGATGAGAATCAAGTGATGCGATATAAGTTAGTTTCTTTACCTAAGAATACTGCTAAACTTCCAATACTTGAAGTCCCATCACCAAACTTGAATTTCAACGGGCCTGGTATAACTCAAACAATTACACCAAACACAAGAAATGGTAGTGATAACGAAAGTGGATATAACTTTATTCTTCATGATGCAACAATTGCTAACTTAACACCAGTTATTGTTAAGACGAAGAAAAAGAAATCTAAAAAGAGTGTACCGAAAATATCACCAGCTCAAATGGCTAATGTGATGAAGTTTGGTGCAGGAGCTATGACTGGAACATTTAATTCTAAGTTCAGTTCAGGTATTTTGCCTCCACCATTACAAGAAGAATTCTTGGTACAACAAGAAATCGAAGATTTACAATTTAACACAGGTGCGACCACACCAGTATTTGTAAACGAAGAAGAAAGAAAGAGTTCTATTACCTTAAGTGGTAAATCAGTTAACCTTGTTTCTCGTTCAGTAACTACAGATACTTCAACAAATGTAACCGTGATTGGTTTAGATAGTGGGGCTACTTTCAATGTGGCTGTAACTATTAAAGCTGACCCGAGTAGATTATAAGGAGTAGGAGATGTCAGTATTTACAAGATTTGATAGAGAAAATGATGTGGTGGAAAACCAAAGAACTAAGGTATCAAGTGGTATCTTTAGTGGAGGAAGTGGAACTTTAACAGCTTTCTTTAGTTCATCTAATGCTGGAGCAGTAAGTGCTTCTTATGTTAGTGTGTACAATAAAGCAACTTCTGATTCAACATCTGAAATTCAATTTGATATTGGATATGCAAATTTGAATGGAAGTGGTTCTGCTGGTAATACTACAAAATTAAATACAGGTGGTAGAGAAACTGCTGCTATGTACAGACAATTTAGAAATGTATTATTAGCACCTGATACTTCAAGGTTTACATTCACAGGAGCCTCAAGTGGTTCTGAAGACTTTTACTTTGTTGCTTTCAATCGTGCTCGTATGAGAGAAAAGATTGACCCAGGTAATTGGGAACTAAAAGTTGGTACTACAAAACTAATTGATGATAGTGGTGCAACTAACAATCCAACTGTTAATGAGGGTGGAAGAGTATTTAATATTGTTTCAGGTTCATTAGAAACAGGTAAGGGTGTTATTAAAACTGCAGCTGCTTCTCAACCAGGTGGATGTTTTGGTAGTTTCTATCCTGATTTAGGAATCATATTATTAGATGCTTCTCAAATGGATGCAAGTGCTTCATTTGGTACAAGTAGAAGTCCAGATACATTTGATAACAATGGGGCTAAGTTCTTTCAGAAACTTTCTGATGGTAGTAAGTTCCAAGTAAGAAGAGAAGAAGAAATTAATTCGACTAACTTCTTCTGTAGGGTTAACAACAAAAGATATAACTTTAGTGCTAATCCAACATTCTTCACAGGTTCAGATGGGGCGTTTACAAATGCTACATTCTTTAAAGACCCTAAAGTTTATATAACAACTGTAGGTCTTTATAATGATGATAATGAATTATTGGCAGTTGCTAAACTAAGTAAACCAGTATTAAAATCATACTCAAGGGAAGCTATTATTAAGGTTAAACTTGACTTCTAAGGGAAAGTAAAATGTTAAAAAACATTGACCCAACAAATAAGTCAATAAAACCATTTAAAGTTCACAAAAACTTCACTCTCACTAATAACGATAGTGGGAGTGGACACTTTGTGTTAAAAGCTGAAAGTGGTTCTATATATAATTTCAGTACAGGTTCTGCTGCTTCACAATCCTTTGGTACATATAATGTTACTGCAAGTAATTACTCTATGGGTACATTTTATAATCTACCCAATTGGCATTCAGTAAATCAATTATATTACAAACGAAGTAATGAACCTTATGGTAATTTTGGTAAGAACGATACTCGTAAAGTTAATCGTGAACTAAATTCTACCGCTCGAGTATTTACAATTCCAAGAGATTTATTTGGTGAACAAATAAAACCTGGTAGTATAAAATTAGATGTTACAATAAATGGTATCGAATATAATTTAAGAGATGATGGTGATGGTAACATTTATGATAATGCACATTCAGCAAGTTTTGCTGCATTTAAATCAAGTTCATTTAGTAGAGGAGAAGGTGTTCTATCTAATGGAAGTGGAAGTGAAGTAGGAAATGTTATCTATGAACATGGACAGATAATTCTTACTGATACTGGTTCTTATAAAGAAGCTGGTACAAGTACAGGCCACACATTAAAATATAAAGCAACACAAACAATATATGAACATGAATACATTGTTAGTATTGAACCATTTGAGTTTAATAGAACAATGAATATAAGTACCACTTATCAACGAAGTGGTAGTTTAACTATAACAGAGGGAAGTGTTTCTATGAGTAGATTCTTCCCACCAGGTGACCAACCAAGTGGTGCGGGAACTGGTAGTTTCAAAACATTCTATAATGCGGCTGATAAGTATGAGGGGTTTGTAACTCACTCAGAATTCCAACCATATTGTAGTACCGTAGGACTTTATAATGATAAAGAAGAATTACTGGCTATTGGTAAATTAGCTAAACCAGTAAAATTGGATACGGATGTTACAACAAATATAGTTGTGAGATTTGATATATAAGTAACCCGATTACGAAATTTTTTTTCGTGATTAGATATTTATTATTGTAAATTAAGGCTACAAAATACTGCTGACCTCTAGCAGGGTTTATATTAATACAACATATAAAGGAAAACGATGAAAAAGTTTTTAGGTTTATTAACTTTGTTATTGGGAATGGCGACTGCCCAGGAACCAATTATCAGAGTTATGCAAATAGGAGATTGGTCTACACCAGCTATGTGGTGGAAAGACACGGTTACACAAGATTTAGATACATTCTTGGCACAAGATGCAACTAAACCAGCTGAAGATAATAATAACTTCGATATTTGGAGAGATAAAGTATTGGAGATGGAAGTTACTTTAGATGATAAAGGTGCAGATGTTACTACATTCAGAATAGATATCGCATTTGATAATGATTTAATCACTTGGGTAGAATCAGGTGAAACATCAGTTAATGCTTGGAGTCAAGGAAACTCACGAGTAGTTAAAGGTTCACATATAAGTGGTTGGACTGAGGGTGATAATGGAGAGAATGGTCATGATTATTCTTTTGAAGTAGTTCATTATAGTAATGTATCATATCAAGATTCATTAGCAGCTACAGGTAATTTAATTGAAGAATCAATATCAGATAATAGATATGATTGGTTAAGAATTACTATGGTATCACATGGAGTTGATGGTAACTCAGATGGAACACCAGATAAAACATTTGGTGGTGGTGATGGAGTACAAAAACAATTATTAAAATTTCAATTTTTAATCAATGATGTAGTTGATGATTTTGCACCAAAGGCATTTAGAGTTGCTACTCAGTATGATGGAGCAGAGGGATACTACACTTATGTTTCTGATGATTATCTATTAGATTATAAAGTTTACATAGATGGTAATTGGGGTGATTCATATGCAGGAGAAAGAACATTTAATGGTGCTGCTCGTGGAGATATCACACTACATCCAAAACTTGTGCAACTTGAGGGATACTTAAGATACATTGGTGAATGGATTGATACTGATAAAGATGGAACAAAAGATAGTGGTGAAGATTTTTCACAAAACAAATATGCTATGATGAAAGTTATCTTTGAAGTAGATGAAACTAATCCAGATAATCTTTCTAATTGGAGAAACATAAGGGATATTAATTATCCAACAAGTTTAGTAGATGAATCTTTAAACGATGATGTTATGGGAACTTATGATGAGTATTCAACGAATGCATTAGGATATCAACATATGAGATACTATGAACAAAATGCTGGAACAACATCAGACCAAAAGATTCAGAATCAAGGATTTAAAGATGTAACTTATTGGTATTGGACATACACAGATGATAAAGGATATTTCAATATATCTTTACCAAGAAACAATAGATATAAAGTATCGTTCTGGCCACCAGAAGCAGATGATGTGGTTGGTGACCATACCACTTATCTATTAGATAGAGATGCAATTACAAATATCAATGATGCTATTGCAGGATTTAATTTCCAATCAAATAAGTTTGATAATGAAGCAAATATTGAAATAGAATCACCAAGTGGATATTTAGTTGGTGATGTTGATGGTGATGATAGATATCAATTAAACGATTCGTATTTCTTATGGGCATACACAAGTGGAGTGTTCGATACAGATTACACACACTACAATGGTGAAACTTATCAACAATGGTCAAGTATTGATAATCTAAATGGAGATGACGACACTTATACTTACAAACAAGACTATGATGGATTTACAAGAAACCAAAGAGGAGAGTTCAGTATTTTTGTTGATGGTGATTTAGACCAAGAAACTACAGCACTAACTACAGACCAGGGTGGTATCATAAGATTGAATCCATTAATGAATGATGTTGAGACCAGATTAGATATATTAAGTATTAAGGTTGGAGCAGGTAGTTCTACATTTGGTAGTGATGTTAATCCTGATTATTATTTTAATGAACCAGATGGTGGAAATGGTTCTAAACAAGTAGATATTATTGGAACTACAAATGATTCTGATATTGGATTCTACTTTACAGGTGATGTAAACCTAACAGGTTTAAAAGTTGATAACGATGGAACTGCAATAACACCAGTTGTAGATGGTACAACATATTATCGTTGGGGTAATTCACCACCAGATGAGTGGGCTAGAATCTCAGAAGATGGAATGGGTAGAATGGCAATGAAATCATTCATGACAGACCATGATGTAACATTATCATTTCCAGCAGATTCAACTGTAAGAGTACAGAGTGGTGAGATTATAGAAGTACCATTACTGATTACACCAACAGAGGGTATTAATATTGCTGGGTTTGAATTTGAGGTAGAGTTCAATACAACCGAGTTAGATTTTATTGATATGAAAACAGGTAACTTGCCAGGGCCATGGATGACCTATGTTAATGTAGGTGAAGTTGAAGAGGGATGGCAACGAGTACGATTTGGTGGATTAGATTATTCACCAGGTAATGCTCCTACTAACTATTGGGTTAATCAACCGATGAATGCATTAAAGTTAATGTTCAGAGCGGAGTTTCCTGATGAAGAATGGACAGAAGCTCCTATTAGATTCGTAGGAAAATATGCAGCAGGAAATCCAAATGGTGATGATTTAAGAATGGAACGATTAAGTGGTAAAGTAATGGTATGGAATAAGTATTGGGCATTCGGTGGTGGAGAACCAGGTGAGGATGACATAACTTATAACTATCCAAATCCATTTAGAGAGAATACAAAGTTTCAGTTCTTTATAGACCAAATGGAGCATGTAAAACTTTACATACTAAATTCTAATGGACAATACATTGGAACACTATTAGATGAAGTAGTTGATAGTGGTATACATACATTTGATTTCACAAACGAACCAAGTGTGTGGTTACCAGAAGTAAGTGTATATGAGAATCATCAAACTTTAGAACCTGGTGTTTATATATTTGTATTACAAACAGAGAATAGATTAAAAGCTAATAAATTCACGGTGGTGAAATAGGAAAAGATGATGAAAAAAATAGTATTAGGATTGTTGATGATTGGAACTTTGTTTGGACAAGTAAATAGTGTCCTTACAATTTCACCTACAGCAAGTGAAACAATATTGGGTAACCAATCACTTGCTTTTAGAAATCCAGCAATGAATAATTTAAACCTTATTGATTCTACTTCAAATATTAGTTTTACTAATGTTAAATGGTTAGGAAACATTGTAGATGATATGGGTTTCAATTACATAGAGTTTAGAAAAGGTAAATTAGATTACTCACTTTTATACTTTAATTATGGTGAACAAAAGTTTGCTGATGAGAGTGGTATTGTAAGTGGTAATTTTTCACCAAATACAATAGTTGCTTCAGTAGGATGGGGAACTGATATATTATATAAAGGTGAGAGAATAGATAGTGTGGCACTTGGTTTCAGAGGAAAAGTTGTTGCACATGATTTATATACTGAAAAGACTGATGGGATGATGTTTGATATTGGTGTTCACTTTCATAAACTATATGGAGCAGTTAACTTAGATTTAATGGTTTCAAATTTAGGTATTATGACAAAGATGAATGGATATGAAATAGACCAACCAACAGCATTAAATGTTGGGTTTAATATTCCGATTAAAAACAAATGGAATATTTATAACCAATGGAATCTTTACGATGGATATCATACACATGGTCAAGGTGTTTCTTATAACTTTAAAGATATGTTATGGGTAAATGCTGGGTACTACAATGATGTAGAACATGAGTTAAATTATTCATCAATAGGTATGGATTTAAAATACGAGAAGTGGAAGTTTGGATTTGGGGTTCTCAATGGTGATGAAAACCATCCATTAAAAAATACATTATTACTAACAATAAATATGGAGATGTAAAATGAAAAAATGTGATTGTTGTGATTGTAATTGTTGCTAACTAAGGAGAAATAAAATGGCAAAAGATATAGAGAAAGCTATTGAAGAAGTTAAAGGAAAAAAATTCGGAGTATCAATTAACAATATTATTGCTATTGTTACTTTTCTTTCTACCGCAATTGCTGGGTGGTATAGTTTTACTGGCCGCATTGATTCATTGGAAGAAGTAGTACAAGGTTTTGCAGAAGCAAGTGATATAGAAATTGTAACCAATAACTTCAACAATATTGATGAAGAATTAAAGTATCTACGAGAAAAGGTAGATGCACTAAAAACACCAAAAGTGAAATCATACGATGGTGATATAATTAAACTACAGAATGAGATTGATAAATTAAAAAGTGAAATCTCAAGGTTAGAGAAATTATTAAAAGACCCATTGGCTGATTTCAAGTAAGGAGCTAAATGAGTAAATTAATAAAACTATTAATTGTTGTGGTTTTGTTTGGAGTAGGTTCTCAAGTATTCGGACAGGATGCATATGATACACCTGAAGAACGAGATAGAAAAATCCAAATACAAGAACAACGAGAACAAAGAATAGCAAACCAATCTATGATGTATAAACGTCAACAGATGAAAAGATTTCATATGATGGATTCTGAAGATAGAAGAGAGTTTCGTATAAAACGATATCATCTAAAGAAACATCAAATGAAAAAGAAGAAACAAAAGAGAATAGTTACTCTTATGGTTGTAGGTGTAACATCTTATGTTATTGGATATGAAATGGCAAAAGATGAACACAGATATAAAAAACATGGATGGGAAACAAAACCATCCGATAATTGGAGAAAGTAATGAAAAAACTATTACTATTATCGTTAATGGTTTTGATGGGATGTGCTGCATCAGTATCAACGGAACAATATGTTGGTGAGTATGAAAAGCAGAAATCATTGGATGAGATAGAAATTACTAAAGTTGATAATCTAAAGATTTTGGATGTTAAGTTCAATAAAGAACTTGAAGATAGATATCCAGAACTTGGAGATAAACGAGTTGCATTTGGGTTAAACCAAGAACTTGCAAATGTAATTTCATTCATCGGTAGATTTAATCTTGTTGAGGGAGATAGAGATGTACAATTATCTATCATCAACGATTTGAAAGCTAACGATGCAAAAATAGAAAAAACCAAATATACTGCTTATGTAACCATTTATGATTTCGCTGTTAACTTAAAAGAAGATATCAAGGCTGGTAAAGTTCAAACAATAAACGAAACTATTGTTGGTATCCAAGTTAAAGTAATCAATAATGAAAATACTCAGTATGTAGTTGGAAGTGGACAAGGAAGAGCATCCACCATAGGACAAGGATTTTTAAAGAATCCTAATATGGAATGGAATCAATCTTCTTTAAGTTCTGCATCTAACAAGGCTATGGAAACAGCTGTTGTCAATGTTATCAAAGCAATTGACAAACGAGGTTGGTAGAATGAATGTGGCAGAGAGTTTTATTATTTGTAGTATTACTTTGTAGTACACTCTCTGCCCAAGGCTTTCTATATAGTTATATTGACCCTTGTAACCAAACCGTCATTCGTGATAATTACAATATACAAAATGCGGAGGGTGGTTTCTTTGTTACATATTATAACAAATCTAAATTTTTTACATTCGAACAATTATTAAATGGTGAATTAGAATCTTGGGCAGAAAATGTATATGATGATTTTGAGGATTTGTTTCCTTGTGCCGTTAGGGTTGCTGAGGAAATATTAGCATCGGTATTGGCGAGTAATGCCACAGAACAATTTAGTAAACAAGATGTAAGTAATGATGTGGGTGCAGTTAATTATGGTATCAAAACATCACCTACTGTAGATAGTAGTTGGGTTACATCGTTTAATAGTATTTATACCAGAGAAAGTTTTGATGGTAAATCAAGGTATGATGGTAATGTTAATTTTACAGATGATTTCAGTAGATTCAGTGCATCGTATGGACAAGGAATAAACTTTCTTGCAAAAAAACAAAATCAAGTGTTAAATGCTTCAGGTGTTTTCTTTAAAACATTTGAGGGTAGTGATTGGTTAGTATCAACATCATATGCAAAATCACTTGTAAAAAAGAATACCGAAGTAATTGTGTTGACTGGTGCATATGGAAGTGTTAGTGACCAGATGTTTGGTAATCTATCTGTATTGTATGGTATGAGAACACCGATAGAATTATCGTTTGGTAAAGTAACATTTACTAATTATATTAGTTACACATTATTACGATATTATAAAGGATTAAATTCAGGAAAACAATATTTATTATTGAAGAGTCCTATTATCTTAATGCCAACACTCTCTTTTGATTTTCAATTGAGTCAGGCGTTTAAAGTTAACTTAGGATTCTCAATGGGGTATAACACAGTTGTGAATGATTATGGTGAGAGAACTAAAACATATGCCATAATGTTTGGAACTTACTTTTAGGAGAAAAAAATGAGAAAACTAATTATGATATTATTAATGATGGGATTTGGATATACACAATCTCTACCACAACCAGCAATAGTTGGTGAGGATGTAGAGTTCCCTACATTAAAGATATCACAGTTTGTTAAGGTGGATGAATCTGTTGGTGTAATGGATGATAGAGTTACTATGGGTATTAGACAATTACTCGAAGAACAATTTCAAGATACACGATATAGATTAACAGAAGATGAGAATGCTGATTATACTGCTAATGTAGAAGTACTTTATATTGGTAAACCAAATGAGGCATTTAGTTTGGCAGGTTTATTCAATAGAAGAAATCAGAAAACAGAAGTTAGAATACTTTTAAACTTAGTACAAAATTTAGAAGGTGTACAGAGAAGTTATCGTGGAGTTGGTGAAACATCCACACAAGTATCTGCTGCTGGTTTACAGATTCAAGAGGATGTAGAGTTTGGTAAATCCGAGTTAGGTGGTTCTTTGAAAAAGGCCATTGAGGATGCTCTTGAAAATATAGAATAGGAAGTAATATGTTACTAAAACATTGGCCACAAAAACGCAGAGAATGGGTAATAGGTGGTTTTTTAAATATACTATTTATATTGTGTATAGTTGGTACTCGTTATTATTATGCACAAGAAGAAATGGAATTCTTGAGAGAGGATTCTGCAAGACAAGATATCTTGATTGAAGAATTAAGAGATTCTGTAGATGTATTGAAATTGCAGAATGATGAAATACTTACAGATTTACATGACCACGATAAAACTCGTGGATATGAGAATTATAAATTAAAAAAACAAATGGTTGAGTTTCAAGTAGAACTTGATACAATAAAAAAGCAACTTTCTGATGGACTTGTTTATACTTATAATAAAGAGGAATATTCAAGTGGAGCAGGTGTTGTACCATTCGAAAAAGAATTTGGAACACAAGGTAACTATCTAAGAGTATTTGGTAGGACTGGTGTTGCAATGGTAAACGATAGTATTGTAGATTCAGAAACCGATGTAGGGTTTGCGGGTGAATTACAAATAGGAGAACCTGAGATTGTCGAGGGTGAAATAAAAGGTGAATATTATGCCGAAGTTCCTACGATTGATTTTCAAGGATTAAAATTAACTGGTAGAAGAAGTAATCCATTTAAAATTAAACCACCAAGAAATCAAATAAGTATAGGGCCCTTTGCTGGTATAATCTACAATCAAACAACAGGATTAACTGAACCTGTTATAGGATTCGGAGTTTCATATAATGCATTCAAAGTATGGGATTGGAGATAATCTCATGATAAAGGAGATGAACATTGATAGAGGAATACTTGGAATATGGTGCTATCGGAGTGATTATAACATTGTTTGCAGGAATGATAAAATTCTTACAACAATCGTTAATTAAAAAGTTAAACGAGGTTTCAGAAATCTGTATAAAGTTGATAGATAGATGGAATAGAAGTGATGAAGTTAGGGATAGGAGACATGAACAAATGATAGAACAAATAAATCGTATCACCGAAGCTTTAAATTACTTGAAAGGGAGAGATGCCAAATAGAAACGCAAAAACAAGAAAACAAAGAAGACAAAAACTAAATGCTAAGTGGTCTCGTGAGGGAAGAACTGCTAACCAACATAAAAAGTGGAAAGCAAAACAACCACAAACTTCTATATCAAAATATAGATAAGGAGAATAACTATGGAATTGAATTGGACATATGATGTAGAAACTAAATTGATGACATTTATTTTAAATGATTCAATTAAATATGTAGCTACAAGTGGAGGCCTTCGTATTGATAAACATCAAGATGGAGAAATTGTAGAAACTTTTATACGAAGAAATAGAAAAGAATTTTCAGAGATAACAGATGTTCCTGAAGATTCAGAACGAAGTTGGGGTGAGGAATTAAATTGGTTATGTGAAGAACATCCTGATATAGTTGGAGAAAATTATATGGATTGGGATAAAGGATTTATTAACCGAGAAGGTGAACTTGTTGATATAGGTATGTCAAGAGGACAAGGTGTTAATAATCCTACTGATAAAATAGCAGTAAATAGACTTGGTATCCCTGCAAATATAACTGAAAATTGGGATTGGGAACATATAGGACAGATTGATGATGAAAAAATAAAATTCTTAAAAAATATAAAAACAGGAAAAATAATCAAAGTTGATTGGAGTAATATGATGATACCTTGTGATGTTTTTCCTGAGATATATGGGCCATACGAAAGTTCAGAAGAAGAATTTGAGAAATATTAAATTAATTCTTAACTATTTATATATAATTAGTATGGAGAAACATTATGGCTATTTCTAAAGAAGATACAGCCCGGTCATATAAAGGAACTGTGATTGGCGACAACATGGTCGTCAGTTTAAATTTAAAGTGGTTGATACAAATCATATCTCTGTGTGCAATGTTAGTTTATTCTTATTATAGAATAGAAATGAGAATAATTGATTTGGAAGAAAAATTTACAACGGCTGATACACACATAGAAGATTTGTTATCAAAACATGAAGCAATTGAATCTGCAAAACGAGTAGCACTTGAAGAGCAAATAAAATTTTATGAAAAAGAATTTAATATCAATCCATTAAGTTGGGGTAAGAAGAAGAGGAAAAAATGATTAAGTTAAAAGAACTATTAGAACTTCGTAATATGGTATATAGTGAATCTATAAAACCAAAGCACGAAAAGAAGATGAACCAAAAACTTACAATTTGGAATGAGAACTTAGTTCTACCAAAAAGGATTCCACCTGAAAATGATTCTAACGAAACATTAGGTGAAGTAAAGTATTTATCAAAAATAAAACTAAATAATGATATAGTAAAAAGTGGTGATGATGTTAAAGAAAACTTTTTACCTTTAATTGAAAAATACAATCTTAGGGTTACTGAAGAGGGATTATCAACGATAATCAAACAAAGTACTAAATTCATTATGGAACTTAAATATCATTACAATAGACCAAGACCATATCAAGTTGCAGAGTTCTATGGTATTGATTTAAATGGTACTGAATTAGATAGTATGAAAACACCATCATTTCCAAGTGGACATGCAGTTCAAGGATATATGATTGGTGAGTATTTAGCAAAAGTAGACCCAACACATTCTAATGAATATAGACAAGTTGGTGAAGATATAGCACAATCAAGATTGGTGGCAAAAGCTCACTATCCATCTGATAAGGCCTACGGAAAGGAACTTGCTAAATTTCTTGTAAATAGTATGAAAAAAATATGATAACATTAAAAGAAATATATCAATTAGATGAGAGAGCTGATTTCCAATTCATTGCACAACAATTAATAGAATACTATGGTTTAAAATCTAAAGTAAAATTTGGTGTAGGTAGAAATGATGCTGAATATGATTGGGATAAAGATATAATAAAACTACGAAGAAGTTATCCAAGTGTCAAGGAATTTATTATATCAGTATTACATGAAATACATCATGCTGACCAAGTACGAAAGTATGGTAGAAAAAGATTCTTAAAGAAATATGCACAGGCAAGTCAAATGGCCATAGTTAAAGGTTTTGATAGATATGATGATAATAAATGGGAAAGAAAAGCTGAAAATTGGGCACAACAGGAATATCGCAAAAAATGGAAAAATAAATTCTAATTTTTTGTACTCCTTCTGATATATATTATTAACTATAGTTATGAATTCAATAAAGGTTCTAAGAAAAATCCAACCTTATTTTTCTCTGAAAAAAATACGCACATTAGACAATAAAAATTACATTCTGAGAGATTAAATATATATTTATTATTAAATAAGCATTAAAGCAAAAGCAAAAAAGCAAAAGCATTAAAGCAAAAGCAAACTTTAAAAAAAAGGTTTTTTATGAAAACTCGTTCAGCAAAGAACAAAGGAAAAAGATTACAAAATTCAGTACGAGATATTCTTCTCGAAACATTCACACAATTAGAACAAGATGATATTAAATCCACTACAATGGGAGAGAGTGGTGAGGATATACAATTATCACCAGCAGCTCGTAAACTCATCCCTTACGCATTCGAATGTAAAAACCAAGAAAAATTAAATATATGGAGTTCATTAGAACAGGCCGAATCAAATGCAGAGAAAGGAAAACCAGTCTTAGTATTCAAAAGGAATAGAAGTAAGACATATGCGGTTTTAGAGATTGATGATTTTATCGATTTAATTAAATGAGTATAATAACCAAATTAGAAGATGGTACAGAAGTAGATGATACATATGTAACAAGTATTGATTCCATTATGATATTAAAAGAACTAATAGGTGATGATAAAGTATTTGATGAGAATCGTGAGTTTACAGAGTATGGTAAAAATAGATTAAAAGAGTTGCAGAAAAAATGGTGTTTGGAAAATCAAAAGGATAATTATTATTAGTAATGAGTCAATTAGTTATAAACATATTAGATAAGGCCTTGAAATCAAAAGGTCAATCATTAAAGAAAACCAACGAGTATATGTGGTGGAGTCCATTCATACAACATCATAAACCAAAACTACAAGTTAATATTCAGACTGGTAAGTGGCATTGTTGGGTTTCTAATCAAGGTGGACATAATCACTTTCAGTTATTAAAGGCTCTTGGAGCTGATAGAAGTTTATTCAAAGAGATGAGTGATGCTGTGGGTTCCACTTATTACACTACAGAAAAAAATAAAGATGATAAACAAATAATACTAAATCTTCCAAAGGAAGCAAAACCATTGTGGAATGGTGGTGATTCACTTCAGAAACTACATGCATTGAAGTTCGTTATGGAGAGAGGATTAGATATGAGTGATATTATCAGATATAACTTACATTATTGTTTAAGTGGTATATATCAGAATAGAATACTTATACCATCTTATGATAGTAATGGACAATTAAATTATTTCGTTGGAAGAGATTTTTATAAAAGTACCATGAAGTACAAAAACCCACCCGTACCTAAAGATGTTATCGGATTCGATTTATATGTGAATTGGGATGAACCGATTATTCTTTGTGAGGGCGTGTTTGATGCAATGGCTATTAAAAATAATTCCATACCTTTGTTTGGTAAGACTATATTACCTAAACTTTCGGATAAGATTATCAAGAAGAGAGTATCCCATGTAACCATTTGTTTGGATGATGATGCGTTTAAAGATTCTATAGAGATGGCATCTAAATTTATGGATAATGGGATTTCGGTTAACTTTGTCAAACTTCAAGGTAAAGACCCAAGTGATTTGGGATATAAGAATATGATAACACATTTAAACACTTCAACGGAAGTAAACTTTAAAGAACTAATGAGGATGAAAATCTATGGTAATAGATAAAGTAAAAGTACCGTTTAGGAAACTAAAACATATACATCACATAAGTGATATACAGATTAGGAACTTAAAACGACACAAAGAATATGAACAAGTATTTGAGGGATTATATGAAGAAGTAAGAAAGAATCCTAACAATGCTATCTCTTATATCGGTGGAGATATAGCTCACTCTAAATGTGAAATGTCACCAGAGTTAGTTGACCAATTATCAAGGTTATTTAAGAACTTGGCAGATATCTGTCCATTAGTTATTATTGCTGGTAATCACGATTGTAATCTAAACAATCTAAATCGTATGGATGTATTAACACCAATCGTAGAAAACCTAAATCATCCTAATCTACACTATCTAAAAAGAACAGGTGTTTACACTTGTGCTGATACAGATTTAATTGTATGGGATGTGTGGGATAAAGAAGAAGATTATATTAAAGCAAAAGATGTAGAGGGTGATAGAAAGAAAGTTGTATTGTTTCATGGTACGGTTGATAGGAGTGAAACTGATTTAGGATTCAAGTTACCATCTAAAGTAAAGATGAGTATGTTTGATGGATATGATTTAGGATTACTTGGTGATATTCATAAAAGACAACATTTGAATAAAGAAGAAACTATTTCTTATTGTGGTTCATTAGTTCAACAGAATCATGGTGAAGATATTGGTAAAGGTTATTTACTATGGGATATGGAAACTCTTAAATCTAAATACATTGAGATACCAAATGAGTATGGTTATTACACCATCAACATTGATAATGGTAAGTTACCTAAACTACCAGATTTTCCAGCAAAACCAAGAATTCGTGTACGAGTAAGTAATACAAAACCATCACAATTAAAGAAGTTAATGGTAGAGTTACAGAAAACAGCTAACATTCAAGAATCAGTTATTACAAAAGTAGATGGATTAAGTACTGATAAGATTCGTGATAAAAAAATTAATATAGGTGATGTAAATAATCCTGATTATCAATATGATTTAGTTAGTGAGTATTTAAAAAACAATTATATTGTTGATGATGATACTATGATTAAGATTAAGGATATCTTAAAGGAATTAAATAGTGTAGTACCAGAAGCAGATATTAAAAGAAACATTAGTTGGAAGTTAAAGAAGTTTGAGTTCAGTAATCTATTCAGTTATGGTGAGGATAATGTAGTTGATTTCACTAAACTAAATGGTATGATTGGATTGTTTGCTCCTAATGCTAGTGGTAAATCTGCATTGTTAGATGCATTATGTTTTAATTTATTTGATATTAGTTCTCGTGCTTATAAGGCAGATAACATTATTAATAAAGCAAAGAATACATTACATTGTATAGTAAACTTTGAGATAGATGGTGTGGATTACTTTATCGAAAAGAAAGGTAAGAAGAACCTAAGAACAGGCCATGTTAAAGTTGATATTGATTTTTGGATGGTAGATGATACAGGTGAACATATTAGTTTAAATGGAGACCAAAGAAGAACCACACAGAAGAACATACAAAGGGTTATTGGTAACTACGAAGATTTCATATTAACATCAATGAGTTCACAAAATAACTCTACAGTCTTTATTGATAAAACACAGAAAGAACGAAAAGAGTTATTATCTCAATTTATGGGATTAAAGATATTTGATACATTATGGCAACAAGCATCTGAAGATATCAGAGAAGTAAGTACACTTCTAAATGATTTTAAGAAAGCTGATTATGATTCAGAACTTGCAAATATTACAAATGAATTAATTCTACTTGAATCTAAACAAAAAGATTTTAAAAAGGATGAAAGAGAATTAAAGAAAGAATATAAAAAAATAACTATAAATATTCAAGACCAATCTAAACGATTAAAACCTGTAGATGATAATTTGAAGAGTATAGAGGTATTGGAAAAGGAACACTCTAAATTAACAACATTATCAGACAATGTCAAGGAAAAACTTGCAGAATATGAAACAGAACAATATGATTTTGAAAGAGCAGTTCAAGAGATTGAAAATAAGATTGTTATATATCAACAAGATGGTGTTGAAGAGAATTACTACAAGTTAGAGAAGCTTGAAGAAGAGAGAGATTTGTTTCAAATAGAATTGGATAAACTAAAAGCAGATGTAAGAGTTAAATTAGATAAGATTGATAAACTCGGTAATTTAACACATGATGAGGATTGTAAACATTGTATGAGTAATCCATTCACATTAGATGCTATTGAAACTAAGAAGAATCTTGAAAAGGATAAAACTCTTGCACAAGAGTATGTACAAAAGAAACAAGAGATGGAAGATGAGATACAGAAACATTTCAAGGTTCGTGCATTCAAAAAGGATTTAGATGAGTTACAAGATAAGTTAAATGAGAAACAAAGATATCAAGATAACATTATATCTAATATAAACATCACAAAAGAAAAACAAAATAATATTACTACACAATTCAATCTTATTACAAGTGAGATGGAAAGAGCGAAATCTCAAGAACAGAATGTAGTGTTCAATGAACAGATATTACAAGAGATTGATAACTTAGAAAATCATCAAACTGATTTGGATTATCAATTGGGTGTAGTTGGTAAAAAGATTACAACATTACATGGTGAGATACAAGTTCATAAAACTAATGAAAAACAAATCAATGATAATATTGATAAGGTTGCAGAACTTGAGGATTCACATCAGGCATATCAATATCTATTAGAAGCTATTAAACGAGATGGTGTTCCTTATGATTTAATCAGTAAATCACTACCAACCGTTGAGGGTGCTGTAAATGATATTCTTGCACAGATAGTTGATTTTAGTATTGTGTTTAATATGGATGGTAAACAAATAGATACTCACATTGTATATGATGATGATAGAGTATGGCCATTAGAACTATCAAGTGGTATGGAACGATTCATTAGTTCTCTTGCAATAAGAGTTGGTTTAATGAATGTTAGTAATTTACCACGAAGTAACTTCCTTGCTATTGACGAGGGTTGGGGAACAATGGATAGTGAAAACTTAAATTCAGTTTCACAATTATTCCAATATCTGAAATCAGAGTTTCAGTTTAGTTTAGTTGTTTCTCACATTGAATCGATGAGAGATTTTGTAGATACCTTGTTAGAAATCAAAAAGGTAAGCGGTAGTTCATCTGTTAGGTTTAGTAGGGATTGATGACATCTTAGGTTTACCGACCTTTATCTTATTCAACATCTGATTTATATAAGCTGAACAAGAAGTTCGGTTGTCTTTACAATGTACTTTGAACCACATCATTAAATCTTCGTCTAATGTGAAGTTATATCTTTTTTTCATATTATACTCACTTTATACACACTCTATACATATAAATAAGTATTAAAATATAAAATTTTAATATTTATAGTAGACACCAAATATCGGAAACATCTTAAATGGCAATATTAAAACGAATCAACAAATATCAAGGATTGAAGGACATTGATGTTTTAGTAGATGAGAAAGGATTAAGTTCTCAGTACTTTAATATCACACAAGTTCCTACATCTTTCCCACAAGGAAGGTCTACCTTTATAATCGGTGGTTCGCCTTTCTTAAAAAATAATGTAGAACTTAAAATAGAGATATTAGATTCTAAGGGTAAGACTGTTTATACAGAACCTATTACAAATTATCTTGAAGGTGATGGTAGAAGAGTAAGTGTAGAAATATATAACGATACATCACCTGGTGATTGTTTCTTATATGTTGTAGGTGAATTAAAAGATAATTACAAAAGTGTTTCTGCTCTTAATGAAAGTGTAGAAGATATTACCGACCAAATGCCTGAGATGGAATTTGATGCATTTGATGGAAGTACTCAAGATGTACCATCAGAGTTTCAAGGTGTTTATAATGTACGATATTCAAGACCTATTAGTATCAGTACAACAATTCCAAATAGTGAACCGATATTATTTTATAACCAACCAAGAGTTACAGTATCTGAAATATTAAAAGGATATGTAGTAGAGGTTCCTGTATCATCATCAGTACAGATAACAGGAAGTGCAGAATTTAAACCACAACCAAATTTACAACCTTTACCACCTGTACCTGAACCAGACCCAAATGGGTTTCCAATTATTGATACAAGTACAAGAGAAGATGTTGGTAAATCATTAGAAATATTTAAGAATCGCAGAAGTTCTAAAATAGAACCATTAAGATTCAGTAACTTTAAATCTCGTGGAAGAATCATGAGAAGAAGTTCACCTGAGATAGATAGAAATGAAATTATAATAGATTCATTAGAAACAGGTGAGGGAGTTGATGCAGATAAAGCTTCAAGTCAATTTGTTGGTGGTAATATTACAATTAATAATCCAAAAGTTGATTTTAGTAAACTACCTGGTGATGAGAGTAGATATACGATACCTGATAAATACGAATCACAAATATCTAAAGTAAAGAATGAAAAAACAATTGTTCCTTTAGATGATTTTTTAATTACAGATAATGAAACAGGTGAAAGAATACCAATTGATATCAAACCTAATACAGAGGTTACGATGTCTTATGTTCCTACACCAGACCCTTCAATAAGTACAACACACTTCAGAGCATTCGCAGATATAACTCTTGGTAACTTAACCACATTTAGTGGTGATGTTTATAAGGCTAAGATTTCTGCTAGAAGTAGAGGAACACTTGGTGATTTTGAAACATTATATGATTCAACAATTGAAGCACCAACTGTTTTAATAGATACATTCAGTCCAACAGGATTTAAAAATGTAGGTTACTTTTATACGGGTTCAATCATATCTGATTATTGGGATGTTTCAAATGGAACGGCAACTATAGATAATAGTAAGATGATTGATTCGGTATTGATTAGTGGTTCGAATCAAGGATTTACACCAGGTGTTGGTGATAGTACAAGTGGGCCAGTAACGAGTGATAGAAATGCAGTTATATTTGCTACATCACAAAGTTACGATTTAGAAAAGAATGTACCATATACGGTTTCATTCGATGCCTATTATTACACAGGCCCAAAACAAATGTCCCAAGATGGTGGAGTACAACAACATGCTGAGTTAGAAGTTATTGTAAGTGGTTCTGCAAGATTAGGAAATACAAATGAAGATTATTCATTAGGTAAGGTAGAAGTTCCAACCAATACCACAGAGGGTGAAATAAAAGGAATACACAATACCTTTGTATCATCCACAACAGGAGACCCTAAACTACGATTAAAATTTAAAGCAACTGCTGGTCAATGGATTATACATGATGTAGAAATAAAACCTTATAGTGAAACAAACTTTAATCCTGATTACTTCAGAACGATTCTACCGATGCCACATCCAATGCCTAAGAAACCTGATAGTTATGATTTCTTAGTAGAGTTCTTTGATGTAAATAATAATATTGCTGAAACCATTGTAGTTAAAGAAGAAGTACCTTTTGCTGGTGCTCCTATAAACATTGATGGTGATGGTAACTTACTTAGTGGTTCTATGTATCTTGGTAATACTGAGGGTAGTGGTATTGAGATGCATGGTGGTTCTGCTTATCTAAGAAGTATTGGATATGATGGGTTTGATAACACTATAGCAAGTGGTAGTGGTGGATTTTTAATATTTAGTGGTTCTGTTGGGGATAGATTAAATTCTTCTGAAGATTATCAAGGTGTTGGTTTAGAAATAGTTGATGCTCATGGGGCAACAAATAGATTTATGAAATTTAGAACAGACCCGAGTACATTCCAAGTACAAACGGATGAGTTCTTTTTAGGTAGTACATCACAATTTGTTAGTGGTAGTAATGGTAACATAGAAATTAGTTCAAGTAATTTCCACTTATCACCTGATGGTGATGTTACTATGGCAGGTACGATTAGTGCAACTGCTGGTAACATTGGAGATTTCCAAATTGTAAATGGACAGATTAGTGGTAGTAACATTACTATGAATGCTACTCGTTCACAAATATTTAAAACAGACCAGGGTCCTGGTTCAGATACTTCAGCAGTTTTTGAAAACTTAAGAGATGAGTATTATATAGATTTTACACCAAGTGAAAGTATAGATAAAGTAAATAATTATCGACCTGGTTATTACATCAAGATGGGGCCAAACTTCATGGTGGATAAAGATGGTATCTTGATTGCAAGTGGTGCAACATTCGAGGGTAGTATTACAGCATCTGCTGGTTTAATTGGTGGGTTCACAACGGATTCACATTCGTTTAGTAGTAATAATATTTTTATTAGTGGTTCACCTGAAGTTGGTGGTATTGATGATTCTAAATATATGTTTATCAGTACATCAAAGTTTAATGTTAAACAAGATGGTAGTGTAACAGGTAGTGAATTTTTATTAGAGGGTGGTACAATTACTGATAATGTTACGATACTTGGTTCAGTATCTGCTAACTCTATTTTAACACCTGCTATAATTAATGGTAATCCATCAACAGAAGCAAATGCTTCATCATCTATATCATCAGAGGGATTTGCTAAGTTTGTTTCTGCTTCTATTGCTGGGTTTACTGTAAACACCGAAGAAATAAAATCATCGGATGAAAGCTTACGATTAAAATCAACAGGACAAATCACAGGTTCGAATGTATTATTTACTGGTGGTAAAATTGCAGCTTGGAGTATAAGTGGTAATAATATATCAAGTGATGGTGGTGGAATCAGATTAAATGGTAATGGAAATAGTGCAGAGATATCTGTAAACTCTCATACTTTTGGAAATGAAGGAATACAATTTGGTTTCAATAGTGGAGCTCCAAGATTTTATGCTGGTGATGGTTCAAATAATTTTTTAAGATACGATACGAGTAATGGTGTAAATATTAAAACAATTAAATTTGAATTAGATACACCTACACTTGAGATATCATCTGCAGAAGCTTCTATGTCTTTGGGTTCAGGTCAAGAAGTTGTTATAAGAGGAAATAGTAATAGTCCATTTATAGCTATTCAACCAAGTGTAGCTCTTGTAGATAAAGCTTATGGTGAAATAGGAATAATGCTTGCAGTTGCGGCAGGTACAACACCATTGTTTTCAGTTGTAGGTACTGGTGGACATATAAAATTTAATGGAACTGGAATAGATTTAGCTTCCGATACTTTTGATTTAGATGCTGGAACTATCATTATGGCGAGTGCAACAAACAATGGTAAGATTGCACTTGGAGCAACACCACCTACGGCATACAATAGTGGTGATGGTGTTTACATGGATGGTACTGGTAAACTATTAATTGGTAGTGGGAGTGGAGACCATATTCAATTTGATGGTACTAATTTTGATGTTCAAGTTGGTTCATTAGAATTAGATGCAAATAATATTGAAATCAGTTCTGCAAATGCTAGTATGTCATTGGGTGAGGGTAATATCTTACTTGATGGTTCTAATAATAAAATTAAAGTTGGTGCACACTCAAGTAATAATGTTGAGATAGTTGGTTCATCAACACAAGGATATATTGCTACAGGTAAAACATCTGCCACATCAACCACTGCTGGTTTTTGGTTGGCTAATAATAATTCAGACCCTGAGTTTCATGTTGGTGATGCTTCTAACTTTGTAAAATTTGATGGAGGTAATTTTAACCTTGCATCTGAGAACTTAGAAATATCATCATCTACAATTCAAATCTCTACTGCAGAATCAAGTATGAGTTTTGGTCATGATAATACTGCTAGTGATGGTAAGATTATAATAGAGGGTAAAGGTACACCATCATTTAGAGTTGGGCCTGATGCTGGAAACTTATCACTAACAGCAGGTAGTGGAGTATTCATAGATGGGGATGGTAACTTTAAGTTTGGTGATAGTGATGGTAATGTAACATTTGATGGTGGTTCATTTAGTATTACAGGTTCAGATGTTGCAATTAATGTTACAGATATTAATATTAGTTCAAGTGGATTTGAAGTATCATCTACTGAAGCTTCTATGTCATTGGGTACTAATAAACAATGGTTGGCAAGTGGTAACGGAGTTAATCCATTTTTAAGTATAGGACAAACCACAGCCGCCTATGATAATACAGGAATATTTCTTGGATATGTAAACTCAGTATCAAGACCTAAGTTCTCACTTGTGGGAAGTTCAGGACACTTAAAGTTTGATGATGGTATTGATATTGCCACAACAACATTCGAACTTGATACACCTGGTTTAGAAATATCTAACACACAACAAAGTATGAGTATTGGGCCTTCCAATACAAATCCAATCACACTACAAAGTAATGGTGCTGATAGGTCTATAAGGTTTGGAAGTAAAACAGATTTTGACCAAACCACTACTGCTGGTTTCATTATGGGTATCGATAATGGAAATGCTAAGTTTGATTTTACAATAGGTTCAGGTAACAACAATTATATAAGAATGAGTTCAGGTGGAGTTGATATTAAAACACCTAACTTCCTTTTAGATACCACTAACTTAGATATAAACTCAGCAACAAGTAGAATCTCAGTATCCGATGGAAGTAACGAAAGAGTACGAATTGGTGAGATAAGTGATTCGGCTTCTGATTTGTTTGGAATGAAAATTTATGATGGTAGTGGAACTGCCGATAGTAATACACTTGTAAAACTTGGAGAAGAAGGAAACGAAATAGCTGGTTGGACAATCACCAATGATAGATTGAGTGGTGGTAAGATGATTATCCGACAAGATGGTACAATTGAATCAGATGGGTTTGCAAGTAATGTTGCTGGTAGTGGATTTAGATTAACCGCTGACCAAGGTGGTTTCTTAGAAGTAGAAAATGCAAGAATTCGTGGTACGATGTCTACTACCGTATTTGAGAAAGAAAGTGTAAATGCAGTTGGTGGACAATTGTATGTTGCTAACTCAACAACATTAGCAACAGGTAGTATTGTAACGGCAGCTCAAACTACTATGTCGGTAGAGAATGTTTCAGGATTTCTTGCCAACGAAATATTATCTGCAAAGAAAGTTGATTCAGGTGGATTCTCAACAGAGTATCTTTTAGTAGATAGTGCTTCACGAGATAATCCATCAAGTCAAACAGATTTTAAAGGTAAGTTATTTGTAACAAGAGCTTATGGAAGTGGTGTAGCTGGTGATAGTGGTTCACTTGGAGATACACCAGGTAGTGCTACATTCTATAGTGGTTCTCAAGTTCTTGTAAGTACAGGAAAAGTTGGAACAGGATATATAAGATTAAATGCAAATCCAAGCGACCCAACCACACCATATATTGATATTGTTGAGAGAACAGGTTCTGCAGTTTATGATGTAAGTTTAAAGGCAAGACTTGGAGATTTGAGTGGATTGAGTAGTGGATTACTTTATGGTAACACTAATCCAGGTTTTGGTTTATTTACCGAGAATGTATTCCTACAAGGAGCCATAACTGCAACAACAGGTTCATTTACAGGTATTGTACATATTGGAACATCTGCCGCAGAAGAAATGAGATTGGGTACTGATGTAAATAGTTCTAATGATGGTTTACATATTAACAATAACAATTATTGGTATACGACTGGTGCTTTCAAAGTTGGTAGTTCAAACTTCTTCCTTTCAAATGATTCAAGTGGTAACATATCAATTCAACCAAAAGAATTAACATTACAAGTTAGTGATGGAAGTGGTGGACACAAATTCGAACTTGCTGGTACAGCAACTGAACAATCAATGTCATTCAATAATGAAGATGTTGTAATTGGTTCAGATGGTTCAAGAGGATTTGCAAGAATAGGTAGAAATACAGCTAAGGCTATATTTGTTACAGGTTCACAAGCACTTGGTGCTATACGAATTGCTAAAGATAGTTTTACAGATGATACGGCTGGTTTTTGGTTGGCCAATGATGATGGTACACCACAATTTTATATTGGTAACTCATCATCACACTTAAAGTTTGATGGTAGTAATATATCATTATCAGGAGATGCTTTTAATGTAACGGCATCAAATGTAGATATCACTACAGGTACTATGTTAGTAGATGCTGATGATTTCCAAATCAATTCAACAATACCATCAATGAGTTTGGGTTATGATAGTAATTCAAATGTTGGTATGGAGTTTGTGGGTGGAAGTACAACAACAATAAAATTTGGGCCTAAGGCTTCACCTAAATTACTTTTACAATCTGATTCACAAGATGCCTTTATGAGAATTGGTTCACAAACATTTGGTGGAACTGATGGTGGAATTATTATAGGTAGTGATAATGGAACTGCAAAATTAGATTTATTTACAGATTCAGATAACTTCTTTAGATTCAATGATAGTGAAGTTAGTATTAGAACTAACACATTTGATTTTCAAGGTACAAATCTTGCATTGAATAATACAAGAATGTTTCTTGGTACAATCACAAGTAATTCAGATACAAGTGGTGCTGGTGTTTATATGGATAATGCTGGTGTGTTTAGATTACAAGGTGATACTACAAACTTTATTCGTGTAGGTGGTGGTTCATTAAGTATTGGTTCCGATGATTTAAATATTGATACCGCAAAAGGTGATATTGTATTTAATAGTGGAACACAAAGAATTTCATTAGGAGCTTCACCACCAACAGATTTTTCATCGAATGGAATTATCTTAAGTGGTAGTGGAGAATTTAACTTCCAACGAGATGGAAGTAATTATATAAGGAACACATCAAGTGGTTTTGATATTAAGGCAGCTAATTTTGATTTAGATGCTGGAACCATAATAATGGATAATGGTACGAATAGTGGTGTTATTAAATTAGGTGGAAGTGCTAGTACAATTACAGCTACTGCTAATGCTGGTATCTACATGGATGGTACGGGTGTGTTCAGAGTTGGAAGTGCAACAAGTGGTGATGCCTACATTTATTATGATGGTAGTACTTTGGATATTAATACTTCAGATTTAAGTATTATAACTACAGGTACCAATAAAATTAAAATAGATTCCACAGCATCTACACCAGTACTTTCAATGGGTGCTACATTACCTACTGCTTACAATAGTGGTAATGGATTCTTTGTAGATGGTACAGGAAAGTTTTTAGTAGGTAACACTTCAGGTAACCATTTATCGTGGGATGGTACTAACATTACACTTGTTGGTTCAATCAGACAAACTACAGGTGGACAAACTATTGTAGATTTTGTTGATAGAGGAACATGGTCAGGTTCAAGTACTTCATATGCTGTAAATGATTTAGTACAATATAGTGGTTCTACTTACAAATGTATAAACGCACATACATCAACAAACGATACAAATACCACAACAGGTAGACCAGATACTGCTACAAATAGTTGGGCAGTTTATGCGGCTGGTGGTTCTGATGGAGCCGATGGAGCCGATGGAGCGGATGGTGCCGATGGTAGTCCTGGAGCTACTGCTAAGACCGTATCACTTTCCGCAAGTGCTTTTGTTATTGAATACAATGCTGCTGGTGGTGGTGGTAGTGGAACAATTACCTTAACGGCTACATCTCAAAACTTTACAAATGCCTTTTTTAAATTTACTGGTGGAGGAGGAGCATTTACAGATGAAACTTCATACACCGATGGAAGTGGTGCAAATTCAGATACTGCTACATTTACTATTCCAGCATCTTATTCATCAACACCATACACCTTTACTGTATCTGTACAAGAGGGAGCAAGTGGTGGAGAGGTTGCTAGTGATACAGTAACGATTGCTTCAATCAAACCTGGTGCCGCTGGTAGTGATGGTTCAGATGGTGCAGACGGTGCTGATGGTTCAGATGGTGCTGCTGGTGCAGATGCTTACACCGTAATTTTAACTAATGAATCACACACATTACCAACAACAAATACAGGAACAGTTACCTACACAGGTAGTGGAACTAATGTTGTTGTTTACAAAGGTGCAACAGAATTAAATAGTGTTACAGGAACACCAGGTAGTGGAGAATTTAAAGTAACAGCTACGGCAACTAATATTACAGCTGGTTCACAGACCGTAAGTGGTAATCCAGCAGTTTTTGCTGACCATTCAAATTGTTCTCAAAATACTGCTCAAGTTAGTTATGCAGTTCTGATTGAAAACACTACTACGATAACAAAGATACAATCTATATCAAAAGCAACTCAAGGTACAGATGGTTCAGATGGTGCTGATGGTGCTGATGGTGCTGATGGTGCGGCTGGTTCAAATGCTAAAAACATTTCAGTATCTGCTAACTCATTAGTTTTCGTAAAAGCACAAGATGGTACACTTTCACCAAGTTCAGTAACCATAACTGCAAACGGACAAAATTTAACACAGGCAGGTTCGTTTAGTACAACAGCTGGAACACTAACATCAAAAACAGAAAACTCAAGTGGTGGTTCTGCAACCGTAACAAGTGGTAACTTTGTAGATGGAATGGTGGTAACTTATACCACACATGGTAATGATGGAAGTTTAACCGATAGTGTAACATTAAAAGAATTAGATGAGGGTAGTGGAACTGTATCTGCTATTCTTTCAAATGAGGCTCATGTATTCCCAGCAACTACTGCTGGAGCAGTTTCAAGTTATAGTAATAGTGGAACAACAATTAAAGTATTCGAGGGTGCAACTGCACTAACATTCACAACAGGTACACCTGCCGCTGGAGAATTTGCAGTAAGTGTTGGAAACACAGCAAATATTACAGAGGGTGCAGTTAGTGGTAATGGAACAAATACTTGTACTATTGCTGACCATAGTGCGGCAGCTGATGGAACTGATGAATATGTAATCGTATATACAATAACTGGTAAAACAGCAAACGGAACTTCGTTTACAAGTTTTACTAAATCACAATCATTAAGTAAATCTAAGACTGGTGCTACTGGTAATGCTGGAGCAAATGCTGCTACCTTAAATATTAGTTCCAATACACAAGTTTTTGCATTTGATAATTCAAGTGATACAACACCAACACCAACAACAGCAACCATAACTGTAAATCAACAAAATCAAGCCAGTGATTTAGTAACTGGTGATATTAGTGTAACGAATGGTAGTAAGAGTTCATTTAGTTATTCAGGTGGAAGTGGAACAGGAGCAGCTACCGTAACGATAACACCAAGTGGAACTTATCCTGTAACCGTATCTGTTTCAAATGATGGAATATCAGATAGTTTACAAATACCAAAAGTACAAGGTGGTAATGCTGGTGCTGATGGAAGTGATGGTTCTGATGGTTCTGATGGAAGTGCTGGTGCAGATGCTATTACAATTATTAATACAAACTCAACACATACATTACCAGCAAATTCAAGTGGTGTGGTATCAAGTTATGCAAATAGTGGTACTACGATACAAGTTTATGAAGGAACCACACAATTAGATTACGATGGTACTGGAACTGCAAATGGACATTTTACTATTGCCACTTCACAATCACCGACTTCAACAATTACAATTGGTTCTATAAGTGATTCAGGTAATGATGCAGTTGTTGCTGTTCATAGTGGTATGAGTAATACTACAGATAATGTATTGATAAATTATACAATTACTGGTAAAAGATTAGATGGAACTTCATTAGGTAGTATTGTTACTACTCAAACTATTGGTAAAAACAAAACAGGTGCCGCTGGTAGTGATGGTTCAGATGGTGCTGATGGAAGTGATGGTTCAGATGGTACTGATGGTTCAGATGGTGCAGGAGTAGTATTTAGAGGTGTATATGATGCAAGTACAAAATATTTCCATACATCAATAAGAAAAGATGTAGTTGAGGGTTCTGATGGTAATTATTATATTGTAAATAATGAAAGTGATAATAATACAACAAATTGGAACAATCCAGTTGGTGGTGGTTCTGATTGGACAGCGTTCGGTGCACAATTTAGTTCAGTTGCAACCGATATATTATTAGCACAAGATGCCACAATAACAAATGGATTAGTTATTGGAGATGGTGCAGCAGATGGATTTATCAGGTCAGCAGATGCCACAAGTGAAACTGCAGGAGCAGGATTCTTTATGATAGATGACCATTCCACATCATCTGCAAAATTTAGAGTTGGAACTGCAACAAGTGGTGATAATTATTTATACTTCAATGGTTCTGGATTAGATATTAAAGCAGGAACATTTAATTTAGCAACTTCTACTGATTTAGTTATCAGTAGTGCTAATAAATCTATATCATTAGCAAATGGTAACATAACACTTGATGGTGATTCAAATTCAAATGTAGGACATATAGAAGTAGGTGGATTAACGGGTACTTCAGCAAACCAAACTCAAAAAGGTGCGTATTTCAAAGGTGATGGTGATTTTATTATAAAATCAAATACTACTGCTAATGAAAATTACATTCAAGGTTTAGGTGGAGATTTAATAATAAAGGCAGATGATATTGATATCACTTCTACCACATTTAATTTATCAACATCCACCTTACAAATAACTGATGGTTCCGCGGCAGCCGCAGCAGGTAAAATAGTAATAAGTGGAACAGACCAACATATAAAGATTGGTACAGGAATAAGTATTGATGGTGATGGTGATAGTAATGCTGGTTCTATTACTATTGGTAGTAATGTAACATTAAACGGAAGTAGTGATTCCACTATATCAGGTTGGACTGTAGGTAGTACATTATCTGCTAGTAGTGGTGCAACATTTATTGCACTTGACCCTGGTAATAAAAAAATTAGAATAGGTGAAAAAACAAGTATAGATAATAGTAATGATGGTGTTCACATTGGTAGTGACGGAATTTCTTTAGGTACAAACACACCTTTTAAAGTTACAGCTGCTGGTGTTTTAACTTCAAGTAGTGGAACGATTGGTGGTTGGACTATTGGTAATACATTATCAGCAACAAATATTATTTTAAATCCAGCAGGTCCAAATATTCAATTAGCTGGAAAAACCACATTTGCGGATAATAATGTTGATGGTGTTTACATCGGAACAGAGGGTATTGCAATTGGTGATGATAATGAATTCTCAGTTACTAATGCTGGAGCGGTTGTAGCAACGAATATAACTGCTAAGGGTGGATTTATTGGTAATGGTGCAAGTGGATTTACTATTAATAATTCACAATTCTATAATGGTAGAAGTTCATTCGCTTCAACCACTACAGGAGTTTATGTTGGTACTGATGGTATTAGTGTTGGTGAAAGTAGTGTGGGTAATGTAAAAATAAATGATTCTGGTGATATAACCGCATTTGGTACTAATGCAAGTAATAATATTAGAATTGTAACCAATCAATTTGATAATAATCCAGCTATTATATTCCAACAACCTGCTTTGGGTATTGGTGTTGGTATACCTATAACATTAAAAATGTCATCAACAGGTTCTTACTTTAATCCAAGAACTGATTATACAGAGAATGTAGATTTAAAATCAAATACACAATCTATAGGTACTGCTACAAGTACTTTTGGTTCTCAAGGTGGTGGAGCTTCACCAACAGTTGGAGATGATGTATACTTAGATGCTTTAGGATTTAATGGAACGGGTGCTAATGCGGGTAAAATATTCTCACTAAGTAATACACAAGTAGGTGCTGCATTTGTTGAGTTTGAAAATATAAATTTAAAAATTGATTCATTAACTAATAGTGGTACGGTAAGAGTAGGTATAGATTTTGAAATTTATCATTGTGATGGTTCTGATGCTACTTCAATTAGTAATGCTGAGTTGGTAACAAGAACAAAACCTTTAGGTACATTTACTTCATTTTCAGCAGCTACTTCACCTGTCACATATACATTAAATGATGTAAGAGCTATTGTTACTAAACAATTCTATTTTGCTAAAATTGTATTAACACATTATGAATTAACATCATTACCTGCTGGTTCTGATGAAGAAGTTATATGGGGTGGAAATACTGGTGGAACACAAGCTATTAATGAAGAAAAATATTTAACTAAAGTTACTGTTACTGGTAAAGGATTCCAATCATATGCTTCTGAATATTCACATGCTAAGTTCGGAGCTCAAAACCAAATCATTGGAGATTTAGCAGTTCAGGTAAACAGAGTTAACTTTGGTGGTAGGATGGCAGTTGGTGGACATTTAAATGTTGGTAGTGGTGATATCAATTCACAAACCGTATATGCATTACACACTACTGGTGATATTGCAGCTACTGGTAATATAGTAGCTTATATTAGTTCTGATGAAAGGTTAAAAGAAAATATAATACCAATCAGAAAAGGAGTAGATTTAATTCAAAAAATGAATCCTGTTGAGTTTGATTGGAATGAAAAGGGTGTACAATTTGGTTGGGGATTAAGAAAAGTTCAAGAAGGTGGTACACGAGATTTAGGATTTATTGCACAAGAACTTGAAGAAGTATTACCTGAAGTTGTTGGTACAGTGGAAAATAAAGAAAAAGAAGAATATCTTGGTGTACAATATGAAAAAATTGTACCTGTATTGGTTAAGGCAGTTCAAGAACAACAAGAAGAAATCGATGAATTAAAAGAACTGGTAAAAAAATTAACAAAGGATAAGTAATGGCATACGCACCTACTGGTTCATTTCTAACAATTAATGCTTTAGCATATGCACTTGATGGTAGTACCTCATCTTCAGCTGAAGAAGTAAAAACTAATTCTGGTTCACATGGTGTGGATATGAGGCAAATTGCAAAACGATATCAAGGAACATTGGGTGTAAATGATGACGACCCTACAGAATTTTCTTTAGGTGATTTTGGTGTAGATAAATTTCAATCATGTGTAGTAGACCCAACAGGAAGAGTCACAGAATCACCATCAGGTGGAACAACTGTAAACGAGGGAGTTACAAGTATCTTTTTTGCAAGAGTTCAAAATTGTGGTACACAATGGACAAGTAGTTTAGGTGGTGATGAAAATAATTGGTCATGGACTTTGAATGTTAATGCACCATATACAGCAGAAGTTGGTGATATATCTTTTACCAATGCACATGCTAATTGTTCAGCTTCATTTAGTACTATACAAGATGCAGATGGAGATAATGATACCGTATTAGTATCTTATACATATACGGATGATTACAATGTATCTGCTTCAAATTATAATACTCAAGTTTCCAATACAATAACAATTGTTGATACTTATACACCAGGTGGTGGTGGTGGTTGTTTTGCTTTAAACACTATGGTGAGTAAAAGTGATGGTACATCTGTACAAATGGATGATTTAGAAATTGGAGATGAAGTTGTTTCTTTTGGTTACCAGGATATGATAGATGAATCTGATTCTGATGATTATAGGGGATATACAACACATAGTTTATCTACAGGATTTTATACAAGTTCTTTCGTAAAAGATATGACTTATACTTATTTAGATTCTTATTACCACATAAACAATAGTATTAAGGTTAGTGATTTACATTCATTTTGGGTAAGTGGTTCAGATAATATGTGGTCATGGAAAACTGCTGATAAGATGTCAGTTGGTGATTGGTTTTTAAGTGATAATAAAAAAGTAGTTCAAGTTAGTTCTTCAATACTTATTAATGATGAGTTAGAAGCAATGTTTGTAAATGTTGAAGATGTTGATACATTATTTGTAGAGGGGGTTTTAGTACACAATGCAAAAGATTAAAGAATATGATGTTTATTATACCACAGGTGGTGGTACTTTAGTTGGTGGAGGTGCCGATGTTTGGGTTAACAATTGGATAAAAGAAATAGCACCGAAATTAAATGTAACACCAAAGTTGATGATTCATAGAAATCGTCCTAAAGTTGAATGGAGTTTAGAACAACATAAAAAGTTTGAAGATAAAGTAAAGAAAAATCAAAATGTAGGTGAAGGTCGTAGTGTTCATCAACAAATAAAGAAAAATTTCAAAGAGGCTACTAACCAAGATGTCAATCATACTTGGACAACACCTAAATCATATACACCAGCACCAGAACTTGAATACTTTTGGCAAGGTGATGATATGGATGAATTTGAAAAAGTAATGAAAGGTGCTAGAAGAATTCATATTCTACATGGATATTATTCACCACATCGTTATATTACTGAAAACTTAGATAAAATTCATACCAATGCTGTACATTGTGATGTACATAAAGCAATGATGGCTCCATTTATTTTGGGTTTAGAAAAATCGTTTCATTTTCATATGGAGAAAAAATGGGAAAATGAAATTGTAGAATCAGCTAAACATCCATTTTGGATTGGTGTATCTAAACCTAATTTAAATAAGAATCCCAATCATTTACTACACATACCAAACTATTATGAATTTAAACATAATAAAGATGTTACTGATAATAATAGAATTGGTTTTGCTGCAAGAATGGAATCAAGAAAGTGTCCACATTTTTTAGATGGGTTAAAGGCTGATGTTTATACGGATACAAAAGATATTCAATGGTGGGAAAGAAATGTAAACCTTAATACAAAACTATGGAGAAAGTTTGTTTTCAGATGGGAACATCTTGATAGATTTTATCAAAGGGATTGGGGAATATCACACTCGGCACATATTTACGAACCATTTGGATATTCAATATTTCAAGCGGTTGATTGGGGTAAGGTTCCTATATTGGCACACGATTGGTTACCAAAATATGATTATCCATTTAGAGCTTCTAATTCTGTAGAGTTTCATGAACAATATAAAAAGTTGTGTGAAGTATCATTAGATGGAAGAAGAAATATATTAAATCCACTTAGAGAATATTTAACTGAAAAGTTTGATAATAAAGAAGAGTGGGTAGAAAAAATGTTAAAATTATATAATGAGTGATATTTATTAACATGAGTACAACAGCAAATCAAGACTTATCATTAGGAAAATTAAAGAGGGCCGTAGATGGAACCGATTCATATACTACCGCCGACACTTCTTTGGGTACTCAAAATGATGGTTCAAGTGAAACAAAGATGTCGGACTTTTCTATTGATAGTGTAGATAGTACATCAGGATTTGCATATCTTTGGGAAAGTACTTCTGAAACCTATCAATTAAATTTTACAAATAATGGTGCACTATTTTTATCTAAGATAGGAAATAGAACAGAAAACTTTGATTGGTTGAGTAGTGATGCTATAGTTTCAATTAGTGGTGATTATACCGCTACTGCTACAGCTGGTGCTATTTCAAATGCCAATACAGGTACTGGTGATGCTACTGATTTCTTACCAGCTGGTACAAATAATGTAGATTTAACAATTCGAGGTAGATATAATGATGATGGACAGACTGATGGATATAATGACCATGCAACTAATTATAATACATACAGAAATAAAGCAGTTCAGGTTATTGATGCATATGGTGGTTCACCAAGTTGTTTATTAATCGGTACACCAATCGAGATGGCAGATGGTTCATTTAAAGATGTAGAAGATTTAGAAATAGGTGATTGGGTATTAGCTATGAATATGCCTGGTCAATTGGATGAGGATGAAAAAGATTGGAGAAGTTCAAGGTTTGAGGATTCTTCTAAATTCACACAACATTCAGCAAGTGTTCAAGATATTAACTTTGATTTTGCACATAATTATTGGAATATTAATAATGGTTCTGAATTAATTACAGGTGAACATGAAATGTTATATAAACCAAAAACTGCTGATAGTGAATTTGCTACAAAGTGGATGTGGCAATTAGTTCCTAATATGAAAGTTGGTGATTTATTGATGGATAAAGATGGGAATGAAGTTAAAATTACTTCATTGGAAAATGTTATAGATAATGATACAGGATTTGAAGTTGTACAGATTGATGTTGAACCATTAGATGTTTATTTTGGTAAAACCTTTTTAGTACACAATAAGGGAAGTGATTCGAATCCATTTTAAAAAAAATTACATTATCATAGTTTAAAGTTATATTTATATATAAGGTTATTTATGAATCGAAACATATTAAATTACGATGCAATAAAATATTTCATCACTAATAATGGTGAAATTGGAAAAGTACCATATCGTTGGACACATGGTGCCACGGATTTACATATGGGTGATGGGTTATTAATTTACTCTATCGTACAATTTTATAAATCAAAAACTTGTGTGTGCTTAGGAAGTGGTGGTGGATTCATTCCAAGAATAATATCACAGGCAAGACAAGATTTACACCGAGATGGTACATTTACAGGTAGTGATAAATATGATTATGGTGATATTGGTTCAACATACATTGTTGATGCAATGAATGGAATAAATGGTGAAGTAGATTGGGAAGATAAAGATAGTTTTCTTAATGTTAATTTTTGGCCACAAGTTATAAAAGAAACTACAGAAGATGCATATTATAATTTCTTTGTAAAGAGAGAAATGAAAATAGATTACTTACACATTGATGCTGACCATACACTTGATGGAGTGAAAAAAGATTTTGAGTTATATTCAAATATATTGAGTAAAAATGGAATAGTTACAATACATGATACTGATAAAAATTATGTTGATAACTTTTCTGAAATAGAAAATCACAAGGGAGATGATTTATCAGGCCCAAGTGAATTTGTAAAAACAATTAATAAGAAAAGGTTCGAAGTATTTAATTTTTTTAATCATGGAATTATGAAAGATAAACCAAGTTCAACAGGACTAACGATTGTGAGGAAGAAATGAATTTAGTTACAATAAGCGGACATCATGTTAATACAATAGAACATATGTTAAATCATTATAAAGATAAAGTAAATGATATTTTTATAGGAGTACATCGTAATAGTTTATCAGATGAAGATTATGATAGGTTAGTTCAGATTACAAATGATATTGGTTGTGGGATTTACAAGGAATATGATTTTCCACTTTATCATTGGACTAATGTTACGGATATTTATAATGAAATAAAAATGTTAAAACCAAATGATTGGTGGATTATATCTGATGATGATGAGTTTCATCAATACCAAAATCCATTAAATGATATAGTTGATAATTGTGAAGATAATGGTTGGAAGTTTGTTACTGGTGCTTTTCTTGATAGAATTTCTATAGATGGTTCTTTGAAAAAAGTTGAACAAAATATTGATATATCAAAACAATTTCCACTCGGTGGTATGTTTAGGTTTTTAGTTTCAAAGGCATGTCCTAATAAAGTTGTTATGGCTAAGGGTGATGTACAAGTATCAAGTGGTCAACATTATGCTATTATAGATGGTAAAGAAGTTAGAACAAGAGATAACTCTGAGGTAGCATCAGGTATTGACCATCCACAAAGATGTGATTATTTATGGGAGTTTACACAAGTACATCATTACAAGTGGGATGAATCATTAAAGAAAAGGTTAGAGCAGATAGTGAGTATTGATGAACAATATACTTATGGTTGGGAATATTCTTTACTTGTTGATTATCTTAATTATCATGGTGGGTTGATAGATATCAATGATAAAAATTTTAAATTACAAAATATGAATGAATTTCCTAATCACGAATCTTGGGATTATATTAGGGACATTAGTTTGAGGTTTTAGTGGAAGATTATACTTTAGCAATAATAGTACCTTATAGAGACAGAAGAAAAGATTTAGATATCTTTGTACCACACATGGATGAGTTCTTATCTGATAAGAATATAGATTATACTATATTTGTAATTGAACAAGAAGATGATAGGCCATTCAATCGTGGTAAGTTATTGAACATTGGATTTGATTTAATAAAAGATGATTTTGATTACTTTTGTTTTCACGATGTTGATATGTTACCAATCAATGATGATTGTGATTATAGTTACGATGATGTACCAATCCACTTAGCATCTGAACTTGAATCGTATAATTATAAATTACCTTATGAACAATTTTTTGGTGGAGTGGTTTTATTTACAAAAGAAGATTTTATTGAAGTTAATGGATATTCAAATGAGTATTGGGGTTATGGTGTAGAAGATTTAGATATGATGTATAGAATAGAAAAGGCTGGATTACAACACGAAGTTCAATATGATATTTCAGGAGTAACAAAACAATTAAGATATAGTTTGAGTGAAGTAAAAGTATCCAATTCATTAACATCAAAAGAAATAAAATATATAACATTAGATGGTAGTTCATCATTAGTTATAAAAAATGGTAATCCAAAATTATTAAACTTAACTAACAATTCATATACACTTAGTGTGTGGGTTAGACCACATGATAAAGGTGAACGAATGCAGGGTATCATATCAAGACCAGGTCATCATTCAGGTATATTTTATAACACATCTACTAAAATGATGGAGAGTAAATTTCAATCACAAGTTTGGGATAAGAATAAATTAAATTATATTGTAGACAGAAGTGTTAAGAGTAATGAGTGGTATTTTGTAACAATGACCTTAGATACTAAAACTAAAAAAATAAAAATGTATGTTAATGGTGTACAAGTTATTGATAAATTTAATAGACAAGAATTAGAAGAAGAGTTGTTTGATTATGAAACTCGTTCTTGGTTCATTGGTAATTCATACGCAAATAAAAATCCTTTTATTGGAGATATTGCTGATGTTAAGATTTATGATAAGGTGTTAACAGATGAAGAAGTAGAACAAGAATATTTTGGTGGGATAGATATAAAACCATTAGTGAATATAGATTTTTCTAAAGGATATAGAAACACTTACTTTGATGTAACAAGTAACCATTGTAACTTAATGATTTCTACTGATAATATTTTACCATACAAAACAGAAACTATAAAACTTGGGAATGAATATCCAATACCAGTTAGAAAAAATGGTAGATACAAATGTTTAAAACATAAAGGTGATAATCAGATTTTAGAAAAATATGATTCGTTTGACCCTGATATTGAAGCAAACTTAGAAATATTTTTTGAAGACATAAGAACTGATGAGGTAGATTATAAAACTATTGGATTAAATAATTTAAGTTATAAAATACTTGATAGAGAAACTTTTCAAGATAGGCACGAATGGGTAAAGGTAGTAACATGATATTTGAATTACTAAAAGATAATGTAGAACAATTAGAAGCATTTGATGAAAAATTAAAACAGGCAATAGAATCTTTACCAAAAGAACAATTGTGGCCTGTATTTATAATGATACTCGAAGAACTATATTCACAACAAAAAGGTGAATCTCATGTACCGAAGATTGTAGATAGATTAGGTGATATAGATAAAATACTTGATGAGATTTGGTGGGAGGGGCCAGAGGGTGTAGTGTATAAAAGTGTATTAGATTTTTATTGGAATAGAATTAAAAAACATAAGGAGTTAGAAAATGAGTGAAAAAAACAATTACGAAGAAAGAGCCACTAAGGCACTTGAAAGTATTGCAGATTCATTTCAAACCATAGAGGATTCAGTACTTGATGTTGATTTTCCTATGTGGAGTGAAAGATTAGAATGGTACTTAAATGAATTCTTCAAAATTGCACAACAAAGAACTATTGGTAGTTCGAATAGACCAACTGTAGATAGAGAACGAAATATTGATGAAACAAAAGAATAAACTTGGGGTTGTAGTTCCATATAGAAATAGGGAATCACACTTAAAAAGATTTATTCCATACATTAAAAATTACTTGATTGAGAATGGTATTGATTTTGAAATCATAGTTGTAGAACAAGATGATAAAAAACCATTCAATCGTGGTAAGTTACTCAATATTGGATTTGAGTTATTAGAATCTGATTGTAATTATTTTGTATTTCACGATGTTGATATGTTGCCTGTAGATGCAGATTATAGTTATGTGGATAAACCAATTCATATGGCAACACAATTAAGTAATGAAAATTATGAATTACAATTTCCATCTTACTTTGGTGGTGTAACTTTATTCAATAGAGATGATTTTAAAACTATAAATGGTTATTCCAACGAATACTTTGGTTGGGGATTTGAAGATGATGATTTACTATATCGTTGTGTAAAAAAAGAATTACCTATAGATACAAAAATATTTGGAAACAATAGTAGAATGAATTATTCTATGAAATTTAATGGTGATTCTGATTACATAGAAATAGATTCGCCACATCTATTTAATTTTTTAAAAAATGATTTTACAATTTATATTAGTGGTAAACCAAAAAATATAATTCTTGATAAAAATAATAAAAATGATTACGATGAGTATTTTTTTATATCACAACCTGGTTACAATAGTGGATTATCATTTACAAGTTTTAATAGATATAAATCAGAACTATGGAACAAAGATAAAAAATCAGTATCTATAAATTCTGAGATAACAGGAGAACATTGGGTTCAGTTATGTTTAACAAAAAAAAATAATTTATTAAGTTTTTATATTGATGGTAAGTTGGTAGATAGTAAATCAATAGATAGTGTTTATGATTATGGTAATGTACCATTTTACATTGGATGTGCTAATCCTAAATCTATGTTTTTTAAAGGGATGATTTCAGATGTTGCATTGTGGAATAAATCATTATCCGAAACACAAATAGAAGAAATAGTAAATGAGAGTTTACCAATAACAAAAACCACACCTGAAGAATTGTTGGTTTATTATGATTTTAAAAATATTATAAACGATAAGGTTATTGATTTAAGTGGAAAAGATATTCATGGTAAGTTAAATGGTTGCCAACAAATTGAATATGATAGTAAACAAAAAAGTTCTATACCAATACCATATAGAAGAGAGGGTAGGTTTCAAGTATTATCACATAAAAGAAATTCTTGGAATGGTATGAAGTGGATTGATAAATTAACAAGATTAAATCAGTTAAAATTTTTTAATGAAGTAAGAACAGATTTGTTTGATATGAATATTGAGGGATTAAATACACTTCGATATAAAATTACTAATGAAGAAACATTTGAAAACTATAGAAAGGTATCAGTACAATGAAACATAAGTTAGGTGTATGTGTTCCATATAGAGATATTGGAGATGGAGTTCGTAAAGGTCATTTGGATAGATTGGTTCCACATTTAGAAAAGTTTCTTGGTGAACAAAATATAGAGTTTAGAGTTTATATAGGCCATCAAGTAGATGATAAATTATTTAATCGAAGTGGAACAAAGAATGCGGCATTTCTTGCTGCCATCGAAGATGGTTGTGATTATGTTGCAATGCATGATGTTGATATGTTACCTGAAGATGATAAGTGTGATTATAGTTATCCAACAGATTATCCAAGACATATTGCTTGTTATCTATCACAATGGGATTATAACTTAAGAGATGTAGAATACTTTGGTGGTGTAATACTTTTTACTAAAGAACAATTTCTTGATGTGAATGGATACAATCCTGATTATTGGGAATGGGGTATGGAAGATGATGACTTATTTTGGAGATGTGTTAAAAAGGGTTATACACCAAAAACTTTTATAGATGGGCCAGGTAAAACAAAAGCATTATATTTTAACGGAGTAGATGACCATATTATTGTACCACCAAGTAGAACTTTAAGAAATATCAATAGTAGGTCATTTCAGATTGATATAACTCTAAGAGGTGAGTTACCAGATAGGTTTCAAGAATATTTAATTGGTAATTTAAATAGTAGAAAATATATTGATTTTCCAATTATAAATCGTAAGGGTTGGGATTTTAATATTGGATATAATAATAGTAGAGCATTTTCCACTACGATGTGGACATGGAGAAATGAATTAATTTATACATGGGCAAAACGATATCCTAATAAATGGACTAAACTAACTTTAAAAGTTGATGATAGAAATAAAGAAGTTAGGTTTTTAATCAATGATAAAGAAACTGATGCAAGACATGGTACAGGTGCTGAATCACCTTTTGTATATAAAGATGGATTGAAGAGATATGGTGGAGTACCATTTACTATTGGAAAGGCACATTCAAGTGGACAAGTGGATTCTAAATATAAACATTTTCAAGGATACATACAAGAAATAAAAATTATAGATATGAGAGATAACTTAGTACTACATTATGATATGAGTAAATCAATTGATGGTATTCAAGTAAAAGATTTAAGTGGTAATGAAAATCATGGTGAGTTACATGGTGGTGAATTAAGAGATGTAGAGATTGATAAGTTTTATGATACTGATGTACCACATAGGAGTTTTGGTAGAATGAATTGTATGTATCATGATGATGTTGGTATAGTAAATGATAAGTTTACTTTAGATACTACACAAAAAAATGAAGAGTTATATAGGTTACAAATGCAAAAAGATAAAATTAATATAGATGAGGTTGGAGTTAAACAACAAAAATACAAAATAATTAGTAAAGAAGATATTTATGATAGACACCAAATTATAAATGTGAGGTTTTAATTGGATTATTTAGAAGAGATAAAAAAGGCCAAAGCAAAGGCCAAAGACTTCAAAGAGAATCAAGGTGGTGATGAATTAATTGGTGATACAAAACTTGATGACCCTACACTTTCATTAGTTAAAGATAAAACTAATAGAGTTAAAGAACTATTAGATGATGTAGGGCCAGGATTTTGTTTGGCTAAGTGGTATAATGTTTCTATGCATTTAACACATGGTTGGACACATAGTTGTTATCATCCAGAAGCACACAAGATTCCATTAGAGGAGTTGAAAAAGAATCCGTCGGCTCTACATAATACTGAATATAAGAAAAAGGTAAGAGCTGAAATGATAACAGGTGGTAGACCTAAAGAGTGTACTTATTGTTGGAAAGTAGAAGATGCACCAGGTAATCATTTATCAGATAGACCACATCGTTCATCGGATGTTTTTAATTATACAGATTTTGAAAAGGCAGTTTCAGAAAACCCATTAGTAACAAATTTTAATCCAAGATATGTGGAAGTGAATTTTAATCATTCTTGTAACTTAAAGTGTAGTTATTGTTCACCACATTTATCTTCTACATGGATGCAGGAAATAGAACAACATGGTGCTTACAATTTAGTTAATGGACTTCATAATGATACAAGTTGGATGTTGGAAGATGAGAAGTTACCATTAAGAGGTACTATGAATAATCCATACTTAGAAGCCTTTTGGAAATGGTGGCCAGAGTTGTATAAAGATATAAAAATATTTCGTATGACTGGTGGAGAACCATTGATTGATAGAAATACATTTAAAGTTTTTGATTATGTTATTGAGAATCCAAAACCAAATTTAGAGTTGGCAGTAACTACAAATGCAGTACCACCAGATAACTTATGGGAATTGATGGTAGAGAAAGTAGCAAAGATGACTAAAGAGGCATCACTTGAACACTTTATGTTATTTGTTAGTTTAGATTCAGTAGGTGAAAAGGCAGAGTATATTCGTAATGGTTTAGATTATAAAAAACTACAAGAGAATATAGAATATTTTTTTGATAATGTCAAGGAAAGACATAGTTTAACTTTTATCAATACTTATAATGCACTAAGTGTTACAAGTCATAGAGATTTTTTAAAAATGGTTTTGAAGTTAAGAGAAAAATATTCAGATGAAAGACAATTGATTTGGTTTGATATACCTTATATGCATGACCCTAAGTGGCAAAGTTTAAAAAACTTACCACCAAGTTATGATGATGTTATGAGAGAAGATATTAAGTTTATGGAAGAGCATAGAGAAACAAAGGCAACAAGGTTTAAAGGATTTAAAGATTTTGAAGTGGATAGGTTAGAGAGAAACCTTGAGTGGGGAGAAGTAAAGTTTGATGGATTAGAACTACAAAGACAACGAGCAAACTTTTACAAATTTTTTAAACAACATGATGAGAGAAGAGGTACGGATTTCTTAAAAGTTTTTCCTGAGTATCAAGATTTTTGGGAGTTGTGTAAAAAACAAAATGAAGATTGGGAAGAAAAACGAGATAGAAGTATTAGGTTAAATGAACGAAGAGCTAAAAGGAAAAAAAGAAATGGATAAGTTATATTCATTTGGATGTAGTCATACTGCAGGTACACCACAAGTTGGTGCTTCTGATGAACTTTCTCAAGTTGATTATTGGAAATCAGTAACATATCCAAGTCATGTTGCTAAAGAATTTGGTTTGGAAAATATTAATTTGGCTGTAAGTGGTACTTCATCTAAAGATGTTTATAGAAGATTTTTTAGTACACTTCCAAAAATTACTACTGATGATTTTGTTTTATTTCAACCAACATATCCACAAAGAAGAGAACTACACTTGATGTATGATACCGCACCATTTCCAGTTTTAAGAACTGAGTTAGAAGCACATAAAACTGAATGGATATTAGAGTTAATAGATAAGGTTGATATACCAAAAAAATATTATACAAATATGAAAGATGCTATTTATTATATGTTGATGAGTGATTGGGTATTTTTAGATAGTTTAGTAAGTTTATACAATGTTATGGAGATTTTAGAAGTAAAAAATATAAAATATATTGTTTGTGGATATTATCAACGCGATACAATGGTACATATAATTAAAGAAAGAAATAAACTTAAAGATATTTATGCTGGATTGAAAAAGTTACAGGATGGTTATAATAAAGAACCATTTAACTATAAAAATCCTATTGATATATTAAATTTAGTAGATGAATTAAATTTAAAAAAAATTCATATTGATAAATGGCCATTGGATTGGCCTGAAACAAAAATAGAGAAGTATCACATACCAAATGATGGACATTGGAATGAAAGAGGACATAAACATTGGGGTTTAAAATTAATTGAATTGATAAAGGAAATATATTACTAATGCCGTACGGAAGAAAAAATAACGAAACACATAAAGAATATAAGAAAAGAGTTATTGATAGTAAATCTGATTCATTTTGTGGTGCTAAGTGGTACAATGCAACAATATGGTTAGGTCATGGTCAAACTGCTAGTTGTCATCATCCACCTGCACATAATATTAATGTAAAAGAACTAAAACTAAATCCATCTGCTATTCACAATACACCACACAAGAAGTTGATGAGAAAATATATGCAAGAGGGTAAACGACCAAAAGAATGTGAGTATTGTTGGAAAGTAGAAGATATAAAAAAAGATAACATAAGTGATAGAGTTTATAAAACCGAAATATATTCGGATGAGGATTTACAAAAAGCATATGATATGCCATGGGATGCTAATGTTAATTTAAGAACATTAGAAATATCTTTTGATAGAACTTGTCAATTTGCTTGTAGTTATTGTAATCCCGCATTCTCAACAACATGGGTTAAAGATATAGAAAAAGATGGCCCATATAAAAACATACAATCAGATGGTAGAGGACACTTTATAGATACTGCACCCTGGAGTAAACCATTGGAAGAGGGAAAGAACCCATATATAGATGCCTTCTTTAAGTGGTGGGAAACCGATTTACATAGAACACTCGAAGAATTACGAATTACTGGTGGAGAACCATTGATGAGTCCTGGTACTTGGAAGTTGTTTGATTGGTTTGAAGAAAATGCTGATAAATCAAATGTTAGATTTGCAATTAATTCTAATCTTGGTGGTAAACAAATTCTAATTGATAGGTTGATAGAAAAATCACATAACATTCCTAACTTTCAAGTATTTACATCATGTGAGGCTTTTGGTAAAGATGCAGAGTTTATTAGAGATGGTTTAGATTTTGAATATTGGAGAAAAAATATACGAAGATTAATAACTGAGGGAAATCTTCAACAATTAAATATGATGATGACTATAAATGCATTGTGTTTACTTTCTATGGATACTTTTTTAGATTACCTGTTAGAACTTAAAAAAGAATTTGGCCCACAATATCCTATGTTTACAGTAAACTTATTAAGGTTTCCAAGTTTTCAATCACCATTAACTTTACCAAAAGAAATAAAAGAAGAAAGAGCAAATTGTTTTCAAGAGTGGATAGAGAAGAATAAAGATTTGGCTAATAAAGATGGTTGGAAATATTTACAAGATTTTGAAATAGACCAATTACAAAGATTGATAGATTATTTACGAGGAGTAGATACACCACATATGTTTACTGCAGAAAGACCTAAATTATTAAATGATTTTAAAGAATTTTATTTACAATATAGTAAACGAAGAGGATTCGATTTTCATAAAATATTTGGATATAGAAAAGATTTTATTGAGTGGTTTGATAATATTGAATTATTAACTAATACTGGTATGGGTAAACGAAGTTCAGGTGAAAGTGTTGCAGATTATGATGACCCTAATGTAAAGGAACCAAGAGGTTGGAACACAACCGTAGATAAGTTGGGTAAAAATCAATGAGTAAGAGAATAAAACCAATATGGAAAAATGGACAACTTGACCCAAAATCACCTAACAAAACTTTTTGTACGGCACCCTGGACACATACTTATATCTCACCACAAAGTGAAAGAAGAATTTGTTGTGCTAGTAGAGAAGACCACGATTTTCAAGTTCAGTATATAGATGCTTCTTGGGATGATGGTGGTGGTAATGAATATAATCCTATACCTTTAAAAGAACATTGGAATAGTGATTATATGAAAGGACTTCGTAAAGATTTACTTGAGGGTAAAACACGACCAGAGTGTCAAGTTTGTAACGATGAAGTTTTATCATTATCAACATACAGAGCTTGGTTTACAGGATTTTTATTTAAAGATAAAATTGATGAGATATATGAAACTACTCATGATGATGGGTTTACACCACTACCAACAATATCATTTGATTATAGATTTAATAATTCATGTGGATTTAAATGTAGAATGTGTGGTGATTTGTTATCATCAAGTTGGGAAGCGGAAAAAAGAAAACATGGACATTGGAGTGAAGAAACTGATAGGTGGATGACACCGAAGTATCGTGATAAAATAAAAACTTTCAATGAAGATGTAGTAGAACCAGAGTTTATGGAAGCGGTAGATAAGGGAATCGTAGAAGAAATTTATTGGGTAGGTGGTGAACCTTTGAATTGGCAATTACATTGGGATACTTTAAAAAAGATGGTAGATGAGGGAACATCTAAAAAGTGTTATCTTAGATATAATTCTAATTTGTATAGAGTTGAACATAGAGGTGTAAATTTATATGAACAATTACCACACTTTAAAGATTGGATTATGTGTGCTTCAATTGATAGTATCGGTAAGATAGGAGAGTTCATTCGTACAGGATTAAATTGGGAACAATGGGATAAAAATTTTAGAGAGGGTTGTGAATTAGATAATAGTAAAATGAAAATGGATTTAACTATTACAGGACCTGGTATGTTTGGTTTAAAGGATTTGTTCGATTACTCACTTGAATTGGATGTTGATATATTAACAAAGATTATGTTTGCATTTCATCCTGATATAGTTTTTTCACCATTCTCTTGGCCTAAAGATATTTTACATGAAGTAATAGATGATAATTTAGCATACATTGAACCAAGAGCTACAGAGAAACAAATGAGTTTAGTTCGTACATTAAAAGAAATGAAAGAAAGACCTACATTTGAAGAACAATTTCCTGATACATATGAAGAGGGATTTAAAAATGGTAGAGCATGGCAACGAGAGTTAGCTAGAATGAGGTTTGACCATTTAAAGGATAGGTTATCTATAGAAGATATTTTTAAACAACATGATAGATTATATGAATGGTGGATGAGAGATGTCTAAAACTTTTTGTTCATTGCCATGGATACATTTAGCAACACATCCACATGGTGGAGTTACTTTGTGTTGTATTGCAGACCATACTAATAGTGAAAGTAGAGCAAAAAACTTTGATAAAAATGGAAATCCAATTTGGTTAACATTGGGTAAAGATAGTATTGATGATATCATGAATTCAGATTACTATAAACAAACAAGATTACAAATGTTAAATGATGAAATACCTAAGGCGTGTGAAAGATGTTTTATTGAAGAAAAAAATGGTATTCGTTCTAAACGATTAGAAGAAAATGAAAATTATAAAGACTTCACAATAGAGAATGCGAAATCGATAACAGATGGTAGTGGTAAGATAAATGTTCCGATGAAGTTTGTAGAGTTACGATTAGGTAACTTGTGTAATGTAAAGTGTCGTTCTTGTAATCCCGCCTCAAGTACAAAATGGGTAAAGGAATATAAAGAGTTAGAAAAGAATTTTGATTTCGTTACGAGTTATCGCTGGGTTGATGATTTTTCTTGGATTGAAAATGATAAGTTTTGGGATGATTTATTTGATAATTCTGATGAACTTGAAATGATTTATATTAATGGTGGTGAACCTACATTAGTTAAAAAACATTGGGAGTATTTAGATAAGTTGGTTGAAAAAGATATGGCTAAAAATATTAGTTTGTGGTATTCTATTAATATGACAAACTTACCACCAAAAACTTTTGATGTTTGGAAAAAATTTAAAAATGTTAGAGTTAGTTGTTCAATAGATGATATAGATAAAAGAAATTTATATTTACGATATCCAACACAATGGAAATCAGTTTTAAAAAATTTAGATTTATTATTAGATGAAAAGTATTTAGATGTTTCAGTTTGTCAAACTATTTCATTCCTAAATGTATTTTATATGGATAAATTTTATGATTACTTTCATAACCATAAAAAACTTCATGTACATCAAAACATGGTGTACGACCCACAATTTTTATCACCGTGGATTTTACCAATTGAAATTAAACAAGATATCATAGATAGGTGTGAGAAAGTTATGAATAAATCAGATTTTGATATTTTTAAATCATATATGATGAATAATAAATCAGATGAAAAATTATTACAACAAGGTATTGAATATAATGAATATCTTGATGGGACAAGAAATGAAAATATGAAAGAAACCTTTAAAGAGTTATTTGATGCATTGGCCAACGATAAAAATTAAGTTAGATACCACTAACACTAAAAGGTCGAGATTTTGGTATGGTTGGTTTGATAGAAATTATTTTCAAGTAACAGAGAACGATTTTGATTTTGAGGTTGTTGTGCCTGATTATGATTATCCAGAGAAGTGGAGTTATGATAGAAAAAATATTATAATTGATTTAACATGGGAAGGCCAGGATAAAAAACAATATCCTGCAACCAACGGACATCTTAATTTGTACGATTATGTAAATGATGATACTCTTATATTGAATGGTAACGAACAAGAAGATATTTGGGCTAATACTACATATAGTTTTGTTAATATGTTTAAATCAAATACACCATCACCTAAAAAAGAAAAGTTTGGTATTTGTTTAAATAGAAGAGATAAAACTCATAGAACAAAAGTTATAGAGTTTTTAAAAGAAAAAAATTATATAGATGATTTTATTTGGAGTTATAAAGCTAATGAAGATGAATATAGTGAGGATAGTGTTTTGGTAGATGGAGTTATAGATGGATTAAAACAACACCAACCAACGGATTTGTTTGGTAAAACATATTTCAATATAGTTACTGAATCTTTATTTGAGGAACCTGGTTTACCAATATTTTTAACAGAGAAAACATTTAAGGCTTTGTATAATAAGAACTTGTTTGTTATTTGTGGTGGTTATGGTTGTGTTGATTCATTAAGATTAAAAGGATTTGATGTGTTTGATGATATTATAAACCATGATTATGATTTGATAGAAGATTATAATGAGAGATTACAAAAATGTTTAGAATCAATAGAGAAAGTTATGAACCATAAAAGTGAAATAGAAAGTTTGTATTTATATGGTAATATAGAAGAAAGATTAGAATATAATAAAAAATTAGTTTTGAAAACACCATCAAGACATGTAAAAGAGGTTTACGAAAAGTTATGCCAGTTAAAATAATATCTAAGAGTAAAGGACATTTTCAAACTCTAACCAATAAGATACAACCTGAGGCTTATAGTGGGACGGCATTTATTAATGCATTAAAGTTTAGTGATGTACAAGTAGAATATGTAACTGAAGATGAATTACATCACGATAGAAGTTATATTTTTTTGATAGAACCACAATGGACTGAAGAAGAACAGAGGACTGGTTACGAAAATATATTTAAAGGTGCAATCAGAGAAATCCCACAATCAATTAAACAAAAGATTAAAGAGTATAATATAAAAGTTATTATCAGTACAATCAACGAGCCTTGGGGATTAGAACCAGCAAATGTTGTTTCACCAAATTTAAAGGATTGTATTAGAGAGGGTGTATCACAGAGTAAATGTTTAATTTTAGTTGGTAATCATAAAGTTAATGATATAGAATCAAAGGGTATAAAGAAGATAGTAAAAGTAATTAATTATTGGCCATTTCATTACTATAGTCCTGATTGGTTAAATGAGTTAAATACAAAAAAAATTAATTTAAAAAAACATTTTGTTTGTTTAAATAGAACTATAAAAACACACAGAACTGCATTACTTTTTCATTTATATAATCATCAATTATTAGATAATGGATATGTAAGTTTTTATTCTGAAGTAAATGGTTTAGATTATTTTAAACACAAGAATAATTTTGAACCAACATACAATTATCCTACAAAAAACCTTAAACAAATTGATAAACTTTTACCATTACGAATTGAAGAAGAAGTTATAAATCCAAATGAGGATAATCCAACATACTTTGGTGCTGTAAAAAGAATAGAAAAAGTTTTTAGAAGTAGTTTTATGAATGTAGTTACAGAAACATGGACAAGTAATGATTTGTTATTTCTTTCAGAAAAAATATATAAACCAATATTTTTAAAACAACCATTTCTTGTAGTTGGTAATCCATATACAATAAAATATTTAAGAGATAATGGGTTTGATGTATTTGATGACATCTTTGACCATTCATATGATGAAGAACTTAATGAGAACAAAAGATTGGAAATGGTAGTGGGTGAAATAAAAAAGATTTGTGATAAACCACTTGAACATTTAGATGAATTATTAATTAGTATTGGTGGTAGATTGGAAAAAAATAGAAAACACTTTTTTAGTGTGTATATGAATAAACAAAAAAACCTATTAAGGAGTTTGATATGATGTTATATGATATAGGGCAACAAGAACTGATGTATCAATGTATTTTTCCTAATAGTGATTTTAAGTTTGATTCGAGATATAAATACAAAATCGTAGATGTTGATTCTCGTAACTATCTTCAGTTTCCAAAAATTAGCCCACAAGAAAGGTCTGCCTCTATAATCGGTGGTTTACCTGATGATAAATACTTTTGGGAAGATTTTTCTGAATCAGTAGTAGATGATTTAAAAAATAATAAAGTGAAAATTATGCTCGCAGACTTTCATGAGTTTGAATTTATGTACATAGAAAAAATATATGAGGTATGGGAACATATTCCTGTATGGCTTCGAGATAATATGATATGGGTAACTGCTAATTCTGATGGTAATAATATAATTACCAAGTTAAGTACAAAGTATGGTTTACCAAAAATTAATACACTATGGTCTTATGATATGTTATTATGTTTTGCAGCTTTGAAATCAAAAGCTGTAAAACGATGTTATTATAATCTTTATTGGAAGCATCCAAAAGAATTAAATAGTAGAGAATTGTTTAGACGATTAAAGGAAACATCATTGGTTGCAGATAGAAATAAAAAATTTACTTTTTTAACTCGTAGACCAAGAGAACCACGAATAATGTTTTTATCATTATTGAATAATTCTGATTATATAAAAGATGGTTATGTTTCTTGTCCATTAAAGTTCGATGACCCACACATAATAGATAGAAGTGTATGGGATGATAATTTGCACCTATTACAATTTTGTAATCCAGGTGATAAAACATATCAGTATCATTTCTTTGGTGAAGAGGTGGTACAAGGAATACATGATGGTGTTCATGATTTATATGATAATAATAAACTTCCCTTAGTTAGAGATACAGAAAAATTTGAGGATTGGGGAGAAACTAATAACTTAAAAATGATGTGGGAAAACTTTACTGATTCATATGTAAATTTTGTATTTGAAACAGGTTATTTATATGGTGAAAATAATGAAGATAGTTTACCAATTACAGAAAAAACATTTAAGGCTATTATTGGTGGTCAGATATTTTTACCTTATGGTTTTTATGGTTCAAATGTTTGGGATAAATTAGAAGAACTTGGGTTTAAAAGGTTTAGGGGATTAAATTATGATTATGATAAAGTATATCGAGTTGGAGATGACCATCCATATATTAATGATAAGAATCATATTTATTGGTTAGCTCATAAATATCCTAAAGACCCTAATACCGATTATCATTTACAATTTAATTTATATTGGCAAGAAGCTAATAGATTATTAAGTATGAGTAAAGATGAATTAAAACAATTGTGGTTAGATAACAAAGATATAATAGAACATAATTTATATAATATGACACACTTAGAGTATCCAAAAGATTGGGTGTGTAACTATGTGAGTGCAAAATGACGATACTTTTTGATAACATTAAAGATAATATTTTTACACCTATTGTAAATCATCCTGAATGTAATAAAACAATGAAAATACATAGTGGTGATTTAGATTGGTTGCGTGATTTTGGATATATGGAATTTTCTACACTTGATAATGCTATAGAAAAATATGATAAGAATATTAGTTATCTTATCTATTGTGATGTAAAGAACAGTGATTATGTATTTGGTAAAATAAGTACAATCTTTGATTATCTTACAACAAAACAAAAAAGATTTTTACATAAAAGAAATGTTGGCATTTTATTTTCTGAAATACGAGAAGGTTGGAAAGAAGAATATTTAAAAATGATTTATGATTTTTGTGAAAAAACACATTTACCTACCGAGAAAATAAATTATGCTACAAGTTGTGAAAATATGAAAACATATCTTAGTGATATGGGGTATACAGATTCAGACGATAAACACATTAATATATTGTATCATGAGTATTGGTTTGATGATACAAGAAAGTGGTTTAAAAAATATATTGAAGAATCTAATGATTTAGAATCAATGATGATATCAGAGAGGCTTGATAGACATGATGTCTAAATTTACATATTTAACATGGAGATTAGTACCTGAGAAAATTCATTTTTTATTTTTGTTAGCACACTATGGTATAAATCCATTTAATCATTTTATTGGTATGCCAATAGAATCAAATAATGAAAATTTATTTGATGAATATAAAAAAACTTTGAATAGGTTTAATTATAGTAAAGATTTTATTAAAAAACTTGAAGATGGTAAAGAGAGATTGATATCACAAGGTTGTTTACCTTTACATCCACTTAAGAAATGGGATAATGAAAATGCTAAACGATTAAATATTGATATAGAAAATTCTTCTGAACTTGCTAGTTATAATTATTCACAACCTGAATACGGATATATGAAGGCTTGTATCAATTCTGATTTTATAATAGTATGGGACTCTACTCATCGTGATGAGAGTATTATGTTTACAGAAAAAACTTGGATTCCTATTTTTTGTGGTAAACCTATTTTGTTTATGTACAAATCAAATGCTTTAAAATTATTTAAAAGAAAAGGATATAAATCATGGCCAATGTTATTTGATGAATCATATGATAGTATAATAAATCAAGAAGAGAGAATGGATATGATTGCTAAACAAGTTGTAGAGTTACAATCTAAAGATAAAAATTATTTTCAACAAGCGGGTGTAAATTGTGAATTAAATAAATTACACTCATGGAGAAGAGGAGTTAAGTGTGAGGTCTTCTAAACCAGAGCCACCATATATCATAGCAAATAATTTATTATCTAAACATAGAAATATGGAAGAGCCAATATTTTTTGAGGGTGAGTGTGAAGAGGTAAAACAAAAACTAAAAGAAAATAAAATGTTAAATAAGGCTGGTTCTATTATTTGTATTGATGGTAACAAGAACATACATGAAATAGTTAGTAAGTATGGTTGGTTTGGGTACTATTATCCATATTGGTTACTAAGAGCACAAAGAGAAAGGAAGTATCATTTAAAAACAAAACTATCACTTGAAAAACATTTTACTTGTTTAAATGGAAATCCATGGCCAGGTAGATTGAGATTGTTATCAAGGTTGTATGAAGAGAATTTATTAGATGATTGTTTTTGGACATTAAATAATTTTCCACAAGTAGATATGTTAGGGCAAGTAGAAATTAATGATGAATTTTTAAAGTTACTACCTAAGAGTTGGGATGGTAGAGAATTTAAAAATAAAAGTATAAAAGGTTTTGGTGATGGTGGTTATTTTTCCATACCAGATTTTAATGGAAGAGATATATCTTTGTTTAGAAAATCAGTTGTTAATATAATTGTAGAAACTGATTTTTATTCACCAGAAGAAGATGATATATTTTTGACGGGTAAACTTTCAAAAACGATAGCAATGAAGATGCCTTTTTTACTATTATGTAGTAATAGTGGTAATACATATTCTATTTTAAACTCATTAGGATTTGAATCGTTTGGTAATGTATGGCCAGAAGATTACATGAGGTGTACAACACCTGAAACTCAAATTGAATCTATGATAGAAACGATGAGATGTATTTTACTTATGGGTAAACAAGAATTGATTGAAAAAACTACAGAGGTGTGTAATCACAATTATGAAGTTTTAATGAATATGAAAAAGGATTTGATATAATGAATAAGTATTTAGTTATATTTACAGAAGAACATTTTGAACATACAGAGTTTGAAAAAGATTATAAAGTTACACCTTACTATACTATTGATGCGGTTGGTAATAAATCAAAGAAAAATTTAGATGAGTATGTGGGTTATAAATCGATTGTATTTTATAATAGGTTTGAGGGATTATCATATGTTGTAAGGAAGTTGGGTTCTTTAGTACCATTACAAAAATATGAATACGGTTACATTGTATTTGCTACATTGAGTGTAATGTTTGATGATTGTGGATATGAAAAGTTTGTGAAAAAACCATTTAACTTTTTACACTTAACCATTTCACATTTTTGGGAATATAAATTAAATATTACAGCGTATGATTCATATCGACCTCAGTTTCCAACCGTATATCATAAAATGAAAAAATATAATTATTCAATGATGTTGGGTAATCCAAGTCCACCACGAGCCGCCTTATATTTTAATATGAAACAGCAAGGATTATTAAAAGATGGATTAGTAAGTTTTAACAATACACGAGGTGGATGGATGAATGAAGATGATATTGTATTTTTTAATGAGAAAGATAGAGAACATTTTTTACCAACAGAAAATATACCTATGAAATATGGTAAATGGAGATTTGATGAAGTAACAGGTAATTCACCAGAAGACCCAAACTTTACACCAGCGATAGTTGGATATGATATAGAAACTTTTGTTAAATCATTTTTTGGTGTAGTGTGTGAATCGTTTGATATCGATTACACCTATGGAACTTTAGTGTGTGAGAAAACATTTGCTTACATTGCTAACGGATTACCATTTATAGTATTTGGTGATAAGGGTGTGATTGAATTGGTAAGAAATTATGGATACGATGTGTTTGATGATATCATTGACCATAGTTACGATAAGATTGAAGATTATGTTGATAGAGGTAAAGCTGTTGTAGAATCTGTTAAGAAGGCCAATGATTTGGATTGGGAAAAAACTTTACCAAAGATTAAAGATAGATTATTAAATAATATTAATTTATATAAAGTAAAGAGAGATACATTTAATTTTGAATTAGAACAGGTGTATAAGTTAGATGGTAGAAAACGAGAAGACCATTATCTTTTAACTCAATTTAATAAATTGGATAATCATCATCGTACAGGAAATATAACTGATGTTTAATCGCTTATATAAACACATAACTGGTTTTGGTTGGGATAGGTATTTTAAAAATATTAATTGTTATTATGTACCATTATACATGGAACCTGAAGATTTAAAAAAAGAAATAACTATTGATATTGTTAATGATATAAAAAATAATAAATCAATATTTGTTTTTGATTATACAGGTGAGGGATGTGATGGCATTGAGTATGTAGAGTTATTGTTAAAAACACTTAGTGAGTTAGGATTAAATAAAAATGATTTAAGTAACTCTACTTTACTTACAAGCAACATGGGTTCTACTTTTAGTAGAAATTGGCCTGGCCTTCACATTGGAGTTGATATGTATATGTGGGGAAGTGGATGGAGAAGTTCCGAGTACACACCAATAGTAGATAAAAAACCATACAGATTTATTTGTTTAAATAATAGTGATAAGAAACATAAAAATTTTATTATAAATCACTTAGATGAAAATTACAATGAACAAGGAATAATTACTTATTTATCAAAGGGTAGAACTTCTTTTGTTGATGATGGTAACTTAGATGATATGGATAAACTACAATCTAAGTTTTATGATAATGTATATTTTTCTGTTAGAAATACTGCTCTATTTTATGAAGATGATTCTATATTTATTTGTGAGAAGTTATTACAAGATATAAATGGACAAGTACCTTTTATAGCAGTTTCAACACCTTACACTTTACAACATTTAAGAAATAATGGATATGAAACTTTTCCTGAATTATTTGATGAAAGTTATGATACCATTTTAAATCATGATGAAAGAATGGAATTCATATTAAAAGAAATTGACAGGGTTATGAAGATGAGTGATGAAGAGTTATATAGTAAAATAGTTTCTATGAAAGATAAGTTAAAAAGAAATTACGAAAAATTAATGAGTGATATCTCTTCAATAAATTACAATAAAATATTTAGTGAAATAACAAAAAGGATAATTGAACATGCAAATTAATTCACACAATCATTGGGATACTTTAAAGACTGTAATACTTGGAAGTGTTGAATATGCCAAGATACCTAAGTTTGATAAATCTACATGGGCTGTAAACTATGTTGATGGTAGAACATATGAAGAGTTTTTATCAGATACTAAGTTACCATATGATACAAGATATCCTGATTGGGTTTATGAAACTGATAAAGAAGATTTAGATAACTTTGAAAAGATTTTAAAAGATATGGGAGTAGAAGTTTTACGACCAGAACCTTTTGATACATCAACAACAATATCAAATGGATTATGGGAACAAAGTGGTTACGAGTATAGATGTCCAAGAGATTCTGTTCTTGTAGTTGGTAATAAAGTTATAGAATGTGCCATGTCATTGAGAGCAAGATACTTTGAAACATATGGTTACAGAAAAATATTTATGAACTATTTTGATAAGGGTGTTAACTTTGATTGGATAACACCACCTAAACCATTATTATCTGATAATGCTTACGATGAGAATTGTGGTAAGAAACCAAGTTTACTCGATACTGAAATATTATTTGATGCTGCTAATGTATTAAGATGTGGTACAGATTTATTTTTTCAAATATCTAATTCAGGTAATATGAAAGGATTAAAGTGGTTACAACAAATATTGGGTAGTGATTACAATGTACATCCTGTAGTGGATACATATAACTATACACATTTGGATTCTACAATACTTGGATTAAAACCAGGTTGTTTGTTAGTGAATCGTGCCAGATTAAAATCACGAGAAAACTTACCAAAGTTATTACAATCATGGGATTTGATTTGGATTGAAGATGAAGATATTATTGATATACCAACACTTGACAATTATGCTCCAGCTTCAATTTATAATGCACTGAATGTAATGAGTTATGACCAATCTACGGTATTTGTTGAATCTACTCAAACTAAGATTATTAAAAAACTTGAAAGGGGTGGGTTTGATTGTATACCAGTTCCACTTAGACATACAAGAACATTGGCGGGTGGGCCACATTGTGTTACAGCAGATTTACACCGAGAAAGTAAACTTGAGAGTTATTTCTAATGAAAGTTTATTTAGATAAATTGGAAGAGGATTATCAAAACAAAGAATTAAATATCCATATATTTCCAAGTGTAGCTTCACATTTACTTTTCAATAAATTTAATAAACTTCATGTAGAACATTTAACAACAGGTCCTGGTTGGTTATGGCATAAGTATGATGGATATGATATATCGAGAGAAGAACCAGATTTGGTTTGTTTTAATATTACAGAAATATATAGAACAGACCCAAGTGAGTGGGGAGAGTTAACTGAACAGATAGTGAAGTTTATTGAAAGTGGTGTTAAGAAAATTATATTTATGAACTCAGAGCATACTACTAATAATACTTGGGATTATGCACCTAATGATTCTTTATTACGCTTAGATGAATTAGTATATGAAAAAGTAGGTGATACTGATAGAGTATTATTTATAATTAATAATATTGATGATATACCTTTAAAGTGTAACTATATTAAATTTTCACCTTATTTATTTAATTGGAATATTAAACAAAAGTATGTTCCCAATAATTTAATTGGTTCTATATATGAACATCTACATGCAAATAAAAGAAAACATTTTTTATCGTATAATAATCATGGAAGTGATAGGCAGGATGAGTTGTTATCATTTGTAAATAATCATCATATAAAGAATGATGTTTATATATCATATTTAAAAAAAGGAATATATTTAGATTTTACCAATGAGGAATTTGAGTTAGCAACACCATGGCAGTTTAACTTTCAAAATAAACATCATTACTTAGATTCTTATTTTTCTGTAGTAAGAGAAACTGATAACCATGCGATAACAGAAAAAACTTTTAAACCTATGATAAACTTTCATCCATTTATTTATAATTTAGAAGAGGAAAGAAATAAAATGTATATAGATACTTTAGAAAAAATGGGGTTTAAAACTTTCGATAAATATTTTCAAGGTAATAATCGTTTTGAAAGAATTGAATATTTTTTATCTATTCAAGATAAAAATAAATGGTTTGAAGAGTTAACAAATACATTGGTTTATAATCACCACAGAATTTTAAATTTTAAAATGGGGGATATATTATAAAAAATATTTTGTATAAAAGCATAAAATATTTATATTTATAGTAAATGAACATTATGTGAGCACATTAGTGTGGTAGGACACCCTATCCCACTCACAGGAAGAATATCGAGATAGTATGGAATTTTTAAACAAACATTCGTTTGATACGAGTGAGTATAAATTTAAGGAGCTCTTAGAGTCTTACTTTGGTTGTAGGTTAGAGAAACTACACGAACACATAGATTTGCCTAAGATACTACCACCAGACCATACAATATGGGATGATGCTTATAAATTTATTGTAAATGATAAAGAGTTTCTTGATACTTGGTATTCTTTCATTGAAAATGTAATAAAACCAATATTGGGTGAAGATACAATTGTTTTACAAAAACTACCAAGTATAAAATTTCATCCACCAAAAACCACTTATCAATATTTACTCAAAAAATCAAATTGGCACCGAGATGGTGAATCACCTTACTTACATCCTAAATTTGAAACTAATTTGTGGATGCCTTTAATGGATATAGATGAACACAATGCTATGTATTGTTTACATGAGAGAGAAAAGAAACCACAATTGTTAAAGTATGGGGAGATATTACATTTTAGTGGTAACACAATGTATCATGGTTCTAAAGAATATTCAAATTCAAAAAATACACGAGTTAGTTTAGATTTTAGAGGTTGTAAGTTCTCTGATTATAATGTTGATTTAATGAAACCAATTCCAATATATAGTCATTTTACAAAAGATAAACCAAAGTTACAAAATGAGTGGTTTACGATAGGGAACTATTATGAAAAATTTTGATATATTTTTTAATTCAAAAGCTGGTAAAGTGGAAAGGTTACGATATCAATTAAATGAAACTGAACAAGTAAATAAGTTTTTAAAAGTATGGAAACTTGCAGATGATTCTTTTTCTGAACAACGATTGAATTGGTTTGGAAAAACTGAATCACTTGGTAGTGCAAAACGAAAGTTAGATAGTTTGAACGATACCATAAAAAAATTAAATGATACAGGTAATGTTAAGATATCAGAAAAGTTATTAGTAAATCACATAGAATTAGATTCATCACAATTATGGAAGTTAAATGAACTACATGAAATTTTTGAGTTGTGGACTTTAGAAACATCTACATCCACTTCTAATATTGACCATAGAGATATCATTGGTGAACAGATAGATGGATTTGAACACAATGGTGAATCAGATGAATATATGATATCTTTATTTGAACATATAAATTGGTATGTGCATGAGTTGGAGTGGTACTTAAGTGGTTCATTGGATGACCCAAACTATAAAGATTATTTTTATGTTGTAAGAAATAGTTGGAGTAGATTAGTAGGTGAAGAGTGGGTTCCTAATTCAGATGAACTTACTGATGATGATTATAATCAGATGGAACGAGTTAATATGTTTGGGAAGATATATTTAGATTTTGCTACCGTAGGAAAGGATATGTCTCATGCATTTCGTACTCAAGATAAAACACTTATAGAACGAAAGAATATTACACAACAAAAGTTTTTTAGGCCATCAGTAAATATAAAGTTTGTAAATTCAGATTATGTAGAACCACCAAGTGATTTTGATGGTATAAATTTTATTGCACCAAATGATTTTACCGAAAGAGATTATAAGGTTTATTATGATTGGTGTGAAAAAAATGGTGCTTCTAAGTGTGGATATGATTACAAATCACCATCATATAATTTAGGTAGAATTTCACTTGGAGAAACAACAGATTTAACTTTAGATAATTTTGGTGATTTTTTTGATGAGTTTGATAGTGTACATCATGTAGAGGTTCCAAACTTTTCTTCACCAAAAAAATATATTTCAATATCAGATAAAGGTTCACATTAATGAATAAACAAAGATTATACTTAGTAGAAGCATCTTATGTATTTAAACCATCCAATATGGAAAATGGTCAAGTTAGATTACCATACTCTACAGGATTACTTTGGTCACATTGTGAGTTAAATAAAAAGATATCTGATAACTATGAACTATCTGATATTCTTTTTGTAAGAACTTCACCACAAGAATTTTTAGATGAAATTCATGAACCTGATATTATTGGTTTTTCTTGTTTTGTTTGGAATTGGGATTTTAATAAAAAATTAGCTAAAAAGGTAAAACAAAAATATCCTAATTGTACTATTATATTTGGTGGCCAAATGCAACCAACAGCAGAATCTATTGATTGGAATAAAGATTTTTTTAAAGAACATCCTTATGTTGATATATTAGTTCATGGAGAGGGTGAATTGATTTTTGAAAATATACTCTTAGAAAATTTAAAAAATAAAAATTGGGATAATGTAAATGGTATAACATATAAAATTGGTAATGGTTATAAAACTACAGATAAGATGATTAGGGTTAATGATATTGATTCTATGCCAAGTCCATATTTAAATGGATTGATGGATAGGTTTGTAAAACAATATAGAGATGATTACAAATTCACAACAACAATTGAATCTGTACGAGGTTGTCCTTATAGATGTACTTATTGTGAAATAGGAGATTTATACTTTCAAAAAATACATGCTCAGAGTTTAGAAAAATTAACAAAAGAAATACAATGGATGTCAGATAATGAAGTTGTTTATATTGATAATGCAGATTCTAACTTTGGATTATATTTTGATAGAGATTTAGAGATTGCTCATATTCTTGTTGATTTAAAAAAGAGAACAGGATATCCTGAAACATTTAGAAACGATTGGGCAAAGGATAAGGGTGAAAAGTTAATTCCTATTGCACAAGTATTACAGACTGGTGATATGAACAAAGGATTAACAATGGCATTACAATCTATGAATGAAGATACATTGGCTGCTATCAAGAGAAGAAATGTTATTTCTAAAAAAGCTGGTATACAAGATTTCTTAGAAAAGTGTAATAATATAAACCTACCTGTGTATGCTGAATTTATTCTTGGGTTACCTGAAGAAACTTTAGATTCATTTAAAGATGCTATTTATAAATTAATAAACTACGGACAACATAATTATGTAGGTGTTTATCCATTGAGTATATTACCTAATACACCATTTGGTAATCCAGAGTATGTTGGTAAGTATGGTTTAGAAACTATTAAAACAAAAGGTTTGTATTATCATATTACAGAAGAAGAAATAGAAGAAAATGAATCAGAACAGATATGTGTTTCTACATCTACTATGCCGTATGATGATATGATGATGGCATACGATTTTAGATGGTTTATTATGATTACACACTTTTTTGGATTAGTACAAGTTGTATCAAGATTTTTAACTTCTACTGGCCGTGTTGAGTATAGAGAATTTTATGAAGATATGTGGAATCATTTTAAAGATTCCGATACAATATTGGGTACTGAAATAAAAGAGTATCAAGATGCAATAAGAAAAGTTTTTACAGAAGAACGATATTGGGGTTGGTTTTTTGAGGAATCAAATTATACTTGGGAGTTTGATGAGGGTTCATTTATAAAATTAGTTGATAATATGGATGTGTTATATGATGAAATAAAAGAGTATTTACAAAAATACTTTGATGATAAAAAAACATTAGATTCAGTTTTAGATTATCAAAAAGAATATATCGTGAATGTAGATAAACAATATCCAATCAAAAAAGAATTTGATATAAATATAAAAGATGTTATTGAAAAAAACGAACCTGTAAAAAATGGTGGTTATGTTTATGAGTTTGATACGAACTCTAAATGTAAAAACTATAACAATAATAAATTTGATTGGTGTAGAGAATTATTTTGGTGGGGACGAAAAGAGGGTAGATATAAAACGATGATTGAGGAGAAGTAGAGATGTTGTGGAAGAGGAAACAATGGAATGATAGTTTAGAACAAGGGATACCACATATAGTTGTGGATAATTTCTTTGATGACGAAACTGCACATAAATTATATGATGAGTGTGTAAATACTGCACCAAGAGGTGGATGGACAAATTTTACAAGAGCAGGTTCTAATATGGAAGAATATAATGATATGATTTATTGTAAGAAAGGACATACTATAACTTATGATTTAATGCATAGTGGTGAAATGTTATTTGAGTTAGAACAATTAACTGATATGGTAGGGTTGATGCCAGACCCACATTTGGTCGGTGCAGGGTACTCACGATTCAAACCAGGTAGTGATTTAAAACCACACTATGATTTTAATTGGAATGATAGGTTAAGATTGCATAGAAGATTAAGTGCTTTTGTTTATTTAACACCAGATTGGAAAGATGAGTATGGTGGACACATTCAGTTTTGGGATGGTAATCCTAATGAAACAAAGAAGGCAAAAATAGTAAAAGAAATTGCACCACAATTTAACAGATTAGTATTGTTCGGTAATTTAGTAAAGGGGCCAGTTCATTCGGTACGACCAGTCAAGGCACCTAATGGATTACAAAGAACTTCAATTAGGTGGTTTTATTATCAAAGTACTTCTGAGTATAATCCTAATGACCCACCACATAAAAGTGTTTACAAAACAAATGAGTATACACATACAAAACTTTATAATGATTGATATTACTGAAAATATAAAAAGACTTTACGATTTGTATTCTCAAAAAATGCATGTCATTGAGGATTTAAAGTTAGTCGTTAGTGTACAATTAGGATTTGGTCAAGTTACTTTTGAAAAGTGGATACAAGATACAGATTACAAAGTAACAAGGTTATCTGAACTTGGTACATGGGATGATGTAGAAAAATGGATAAAAGATTATAAATGGCTATTTATAATTAAGGATACAATGAATGCATATTATTCTTCGTTGAATCATATAATTCATGAATCACCTATATTACCTGATGGAACTAATGCTACATTTTTAAGAAGTTCTATTTTAAAGTTAAAAAATGAATCATCAAATGAATTAGAGTTTTATCATAATATGCTTAATGTATTCTTATATGATTACTGGTCAGGTGAATGTCATTCTCGTTTACTTTCATATAGGATTCCTTTTTGGTTAAAAGAATTATCTGGTGAAGAGGTTGATATACACACTATAGATATTGATAATTTTTATAAATCATTTGGTAAGTTAGTTGATTATAAATTTGTTAAACAGAACAAGTTGGATAAAGATGAAAAGAAAGTTTTAGATAAAATTTTAAAAACATATAACTTTAATCAATTACAAACAAGGTTCTTATTAGATACCATTACATTTGAGAAAAACTTAAGGCAATATGAAATAAAAGATATAAAGGAAATATTATGAAAAGTATAATTGGTTGGTTTAAAAAAATATATTGGAAGTATAAATTAAAAAAGAAAATAAAACGATATCAAAAACAAGACCCATTTATTTACAAGTAGGAGAAAAAAATGAATATAGGTTTTATAGGATTAGGAAAATTAGGATTACCATGTGCTCTTGCGGTAGAATCAAGAGGACATAGTGTAATTGGTTATGACCCATCAGAACAAGTTAAAGATATTATTGATACAAAGAAACTTCAGTATCAAGAGATATGGGCACAAGATTATTTAGATAAAACAAAAATAAAAATTAAATCAATAGAAGATGTGGTAAAACATTCTGAAATAATTTTTGTACCTATACAAACACCACATGGTGAAAAGTTTGAGGGTTCAACACGAATACCTAATGAAAGAAAAGATTTTGATTACACTTTTTTAAAAAAGGGTATTGAGGATTTATCAAACGAAATAGAAAAACAAGGTGAGGATAAAATAGTTATTGTGATATCTACAGTCTTACCTGGTACAATTCGTAGAGAGATAAAACCATTATTAGGTGAACACACAAAGTTATGTTACAATCCATTCTTTATTGCTATGGGTACAACCATGAGAGATTTTCTTAAACCAGAGATTGTATTGTTTGGTGTAGAAGATAAGAGAGCTGCAGAAAAAGCGAAACAATTTTATAGAACATTACATCACCAACCATTTTACGAAACCACAATTGAAAATGCAGAATTAATCAAAGTTGTATATAATACTTTTATTGGAACTAAACTTGCATTTGTAAACACAATTATGGAAGTGTGTCATAAGTTACCAAATACAAATGTAGATGATGTAACTAATGCACTAAAGATGTGTGATGAGAGAATTATATCAGATAGATACTTGAGTGGTGGTATGGGAGATGGTGGTGGTTGTCATCCACGAGATAACATTGCATTAAGTTGGTTAAGTGATGAACTAAAGGTTAGGTTTAATTGGTTTGATAATATAATGATGCAACGAGAAGTTCAAACTGAATGGTTAGCGGATGTAATCGAGGGTAATCGTAGAAACAAAGATACTCTTTATATATTAGGTAAATCATTTAAACCTGAAACTAACATACAGACAGGTAGTCCATCAATACTATTGAAAACTATATACGAAGAAAGACATGATAGAGAAGTTATTATGTATGACCCTTATGTTGATGATATAGATGATTTTGATTTTAAACTCGGTGTTTATTTTATAGGAACAAAACATCCTGATTTTGTTGATTTCAAGTTTCCACATGATTCTACCATTATAGACCCATGGCGATACATACCAGATAAAGATGGTTGTCGAGTAATTAGATTAGGAGAGTAACATGAAATTATTTACATTCGGAGATAGTTGGACAGAAGGCTCTGGTATGTTTGGTGCCGAAACTACAGAGGAAATAAATCAAGAAGCAACAAAATATGCTTGGCCAGTACACTTATCAAAAAAACTTAATTTTGATTTAAAAAATTATGCAAAATCTGGTGATGGTAATGAACAGATAATGAATAAAGTTATTGATAAGTTTTCGGAAATATCAAAAGATGATATTACTATTGTTATGTGGTCGGATATGGGTAGGGTTTTGAATCCAGCTAATCCATCTCAAGCTTCACTAAATTGTTTTTCTGTTCCAACAAAAAATCTTGTTTATCAAAAACATATAGGTGGTTATCATCAAGATTATATTAAGTTTTTAGAACATTACTCACTTTTAACTTTACCTACCTTGAATGATATGAAATCGAAATACTTAAATATGATTTTATTGGTACAAGAGTTATTTAAATCACATGGAAAAAAATTATATCAAGTAGAAGCATTCTCTAATTATTGGGATACCGATTGTAGAAAATGGTATAGTACACTTGTGCCTGCATTCGATTTCTCGTATCACTTAAATGATGTTCCTGATGGTTTACAAAATTGGTTACGAAGAACAATTGGTGATTCAAATCCTTTGGATGATTTTACAGAGTTAGTATCTATATTAAAAAACTCAGAAAAGTATCGAGATGATGGTGTATTTCGTAAAACTCAGAATTTTGATTCTAAATTAAATTTAGTTGATGATACATTTTGGTGGTTTAGAGAAAAATGTGTTGCACAAGTTTTACCACATCAAAAGAATTGGGCAGCTGATAATAATTACCACCATCCAGGTAAAGTAGGACATAAAAATATAGGAGATTTATTTTATGATAAACTTAAATCAGTTTAAAGATGCTTGGGATGCAGTAGAATTATTTGAAGAAAGAGTTTCTGAATATGCTGGTTCAAAGTATGCAGTTTCAACAGATAATTGTACAGATGCATTATTCTTGTGTTTGAAATATTTTAATCAACCAAGAACTATTACGATTCCTAAAAAAACTTATTTATCAGTTCCACAAACAATTATACATGCTGGTTATGGTGTAATGTTTGATGATATAGAGTGGAGTGGAGTTTATCAATTAAAACCATTTCCAATATGGGATGGTGCAACAAGATTCAAAAAAAATATGTATAAAGGTGGGTATCATTGTTTATCATTTCATATCAAAAAACACATACCAATTGGTAAAGGTGGAATGATACTAACAGATGATATTGAATTTAGAGATTGGGCTCGTAAGGCTAGATATGAGGGTAGGAATTATAAAGTTAAGTATGAAGATGATAGACCAGATATGATAGGTTGGAATATGTATATGTATCCTGAGCAGGCAGTTTTAGGATTAGAGTTATTTGATATACATACAGAAAAACCAGATTGTGGGGGTAGTGATACTTATTATGATTTAAGTACTCTATCGATATGGGATGACTGAATTAGAGTTCTTTAAAGAACTATTTCCACCTACTGATGAATATCTTGATGTAAATTCTTTTATCTCACATGAGGGTGATATATTAGAATATCCTATATTAAACAATGAATTAAGAAACAAAGAAGAGGGGCCTGTTTGTGAGTGTGTTGGTGAGAATACCAATAAGGCCTTGTTTAAATACTTTCAATCTATAATCAAACAAGGAGTTCAATTACCAATATATATAAACAATAAAAATCAAGTTATGGATGGTTGGCATAGGTTGCATGCTTATTATTATATGGGAAAAACCAAAATACCAGTTTATCGTAATAAGTTATGGAGAAATCATGGATTTTGTTGGAAAAAAGGTTTAGAAGGTAGGAGAAGATTAAGATTAAAAACTTGGTAGTTTTATATTTATAAGTGTACGAATATATGGGAAATTCACATGATTAAACTAAAAGATTTATTAGAAGTTAGTAAAACTGGTACTTCCAAAGGTTCAGAAGAACTTGGTGGGTATAAAGGCTTCGTCAAACCTGAAGATTTTGAAGAATATAAAAAGTACATGGGAAGAAAAGCACCTGAAGGTAGTATATTAGTTGAGGGTATAAACGATAAGGGTATATTTAAAGCTATATTTTTAGCAGGTGGGCCAGGTAGTGGTAAAACTTATGTGGCTAAACAATTGTTTGGGATTCCTGATAGAATAAATGTATCTATGGCAGGTGTAAAAATGGTTAACTCAGATAAAGAGTTGAAATTTTTATTAAACAAATATGGATTTGGTACTAACTTAGATAAAATGCCAGATGAAGTATTTAAAAACCTAACAGGAGATGGGCCTGAATCAAGTGGATTGAGAAAGTTTGCTAAATCACTTACAAAAGAAAGAATGAGATTATATCAACAAGGTAAGTTGGGTATGATTATAGATGGTACAGGTCATGATTTTGCAAAGATACAAAGAATGAAATCTGAGTTAGAATCAGATGGATATGATACTTATATGTGTATGGTAAATACATCATTAGAGGTGGCACAAGAAAGAAATCAATTAAGAGATAGAATCTTACCACCAGCATTATTAGAAAAGAGTTGGAAAGATGTACAGAAGAATATTGGTTCTTTCCAATCATTATTTAAAAACAATTTCGTGGTAGTTGATAACTCAAATCACCTAACACAAAAACAAGCGGAGGCAAAATTTGTTCCATTGGTTTCAAAAGTTATTAGAAAGTTTGTTAATAAACCTATTAAAAACAAACTTGGACTCAAGTGGGTTGAAAAACAAAAATTACTTAAGGGGAGAAAATAAAATGTTAACTACTTTTGATGAAATCATAGAAGTAACACTACACCACGAAGGCGGGTATGTACATGACCCAAACGATTTAGGTGGTGAAACAAATTATGGGATAGCAAAAAGATTCTATCCAGATGTAGATATTAAGAACCTTACTGAAGATGGTGCAAAAGAAATCTACAAAAAAGATTATTGGGATAAAAATAAAGTGGATGATTTAGCTGATGAACTAAAACATATCTTTTTTGATATGTGTGTGAATCAAGGTAGAGGAACCGCTGTAAGAATTTTACAACGAGCATGTAATGCAAAAGGTGCAGACTTGGCAATAGATGGTGGATTTGGGCCAGGTACAAAAAGTGCTATTGAAACATACAAACCATCATTGGAAAGAGTTCGTTGTTATAGATTGAAACATTATTATGATTTAGTAAATAAAAAACCTGAACAAGAAAGATTTTTGTTCGGTTGGTTTAAACGAGCATTATCAGTATAGGAGATAAAAATGGCAAGTAACCCAGTTCAAGGTTCTTTCGTAAGTAGAACCAAAACAATAGATACACCGAACTCATTCACATCAGCTTATGAAGTAGGTGCAAGTACAACATATGAACCAACAGGTTCTAATATGAATACTGCATTTATAGTTGAGGCAGGAACAGGATATACACTATCATTAAAAGATGGTGGTGATTTAACTGCAGGATTAGTAACAGGTCAAGTGTATAATATAGCTTTGAAAAAAGTTGTTACTACAGGTGGTACCGTAATTAAACTATTAAGTTAATGGCGGGAGATTGTTACCAAGCAAATGGTAATTTTATTATTACCAAAATGGATGACAAAGATTTCAAGTTGTGTCATGGAGTGGCTATTCTATCTACAGATGGAAAACCATTCGGACATTGTTGGATAGAAAAAGGTGGAGCAGTAATGGATTTCTCAAATGGGAAAAAGATTGCAACCACGAAAAAGAAATATTATGATTTGGGTGGAATACCTGTTAAAGGATATAAAACCTATAAGTATACTGCAAGAGAGGCAGCTATGAAAATGGTACAAAAAGGACATTGGGGGCCGTGGGATTCAACACCACCGAGATAAATTATGAAGATACAAGAATTTTCAAAACACTTAGATGAACCAAGAGAGATTGGTAAGAAAAAAGATAGATTATCATCAAAGGAAAAAACGATGGTTAAAAAACAATTAGGTGAACACTTAGGTATCACTTCAGAACAAGCAAAACAAATACTCGATAATATGTGTGTAGAGTGTGGAAACCTTGTTGATGAAAATTTAAAAAAATGGTTTAGTGATAAATGGGTGAACATCGGTAAAAAGAAAAAAGGTGGTGGACACCCACCTTGTGGTACGAGTGGTGATAAGAGAGCATATGCTAAATGTGTTCCTAAGAGTAAAGCCGCAAACATGAGTAAAAAACAAAAAGCCAGTGCAACTCGAAGAAAAAGAGCAGCACAAAATCAAGCTAATAGAGGTGGTAAGAAATCTGCAGGACAAGGTAAAGCTCCAATCAGAGTATCCACGAAACCTAAGAAGTAGGAGAGAAAAATGAAGTTAGAAGAATTAGTAGGTAAACCAATCACAGAAGCTCAATTTGATGAAGCTGCTGGTGAAAAAGATGCGTGTTATCATAAAGTAAAAGCTCGTTATGATGTATGGCCTTCTGCTTATGCAAGTGGTGCTTTGGTAAAATGTAGAAAAGTTGGTGCCAAGAATTGGGGTAATAAATCTAAAAAAGAATCAATTGAAGAATCATATGATATATGGAACGAAGATGGTTCATTTGGATATACGATGACAGGTTTGATAGAAGCTGAGTATGGTGGAAGAAAAGTAAAACTTGGTAAACCAATGCAAGGTGATGTAAAGAAATTTAAAGTTTATGTAAAGAATCCAAAAGGTAATGTTGTTAAAGTAAACTTTGGACAAGGTGGAGATGCTAAAGGTGGAACAATGAGAATTAGAAAATCAAATCCACAGGCTAGAAAGAACTTTAGAGCTAGACACAATTGTGATTCACCAGGGCCAAGACATAAAGCAAGATATTGGTCTTGTCGTAAGTGGTAGGAGAACCATGAAAACAAAACTAACAGAATGGTTAGTTAAACCTTTAACTGAAGATGTAAATGTACCAATTAATATTGGTGATACAGTTCTGATGGGTAAATTTAAAAACAAGAAAGTTGTTGTTAAATCTATTGATTGGAATGAAAAGGGTGATATGCTTATTAATGGCAGACCTGCTTTTAAATTCAGAATGATAAAAAAACCTAATATCTTTAATAAAGAAGATATTCAAGAGGGTAAAGTTTCGTTACGAGTTCCAAGTGATATCAAAAAAATCCATAAACTATTCAAGAAAAACAAAAAACAATTATACATTGTAGGTGGGGCAGTTCGTGATGCCATACTTGGTAAGAAACCAAAAGACTTTGATTTAGCAACAGATGCAAAACCAGATGAGGTATTGGATATTGCAAAACAAGGTGGAATGAAAACTTATGAAGTTGGTAAGGCGTTTGGTGTTGTTGTTGTGGGTGGACATGAGATTGCTACATTCAGAAAAGATATTGGTAAAGGTAGAAGACCTAAGGCAGTTGATTTCTCTGATATACAAGGTGATGTAAAGAGAAGAGATTTAACCATCAATGCATTGTTCTATGATATAGAGAAGAATGAAGTAGTAGATTTGACGGGTGGATTAACAGATTTGAAAAATAAAATTGTAAGGACTGTTGGTACACCAAAAGATAGATTTGATGAAGACCCATTGAGAAAATTAAGAGCACTTAGATTCCAAGCAGTTATTGGTGGTAAGATGGATAAAGATACAGAAGTTGCTTTATTAAAGAATCCAAGTTTGAAAGGTGTTAGTGCAGAACGAATTAGAGAAGAGTTTATTAAGGGTATAGAAAAAGGAAAAGATTCTAAATTATTTATGGAGGCACTTGATAAGTTTAAATTTACAGAGCAAATGTTCCCACAATTAAATATAACAAAACCTTATCCAAAAGTCAAGTCTTTTATTTTATTCTTGGCAACTATTCTTAAAAAGAATGATGTAAGAAAATTACCAAAGATTTTAAATAAATTAAAGTATAGTGGAGAAGAGGTAAACAATATTACTTTCTTAGTATACTTAAATGATTTCAAACCACAGAACATTTATATGGCAAAGAAGGCACAAGAAAAAACTACTTTATCACCAAATGATATTATTAACTATGGTAAATTAGTTGGTAAAGATTTTAAAAAACTTGCTACATTTAAATTAAGTGTTAAGGCAAGTGGTGATGAATTTGTAGGATTAAAGGGTAAAGAGATTGGTGATAAAATAAGGGATATGGAAACAAAGTTATTTGGTGAAGATAAAAACTTTACATTTGGGCCAGGTTGGATACCAACATCACTTAGTCAAAGAAAGAAGATGAAAAGATTACACAAAAAAACCAATCGTAGTATCAGAGGTGAAAATATTCCATCACCAAGTAGAGCAGGTATAAATAAAAATAAAACTGATAAGATGAGTGGATATAAAAAGATAAAAGAATTGAAAAAAAACCTTGACTTATATATGGAAAATGTCGTATATTCAAGTATGGAAATTGGGGATAGTACAACCATTTCAGAATCTTTACCTAACAAAATCACAGATAAATTCAAAAGAATGAAACAAGTATCGAGTGATAAAGATATTGATAAAGATTTTGTAGCTCATCATAACTATTCAATGTCAGCAGATAAAATGGGTAGGTGGTCAGAACCAGATACTTATGATTGGGATGATGATGATAAAGAAGTTGGTAGTAATCAAAATGAACCACCAAATAAAAAGAAAAAAGGATATGAACCCGTAGTTGAAGAAACAACAAAAATTAAAAAAGTGATTGGTATTTATGGTGGAAGATTTCAACCATTTGGGCCTCATCACCTAAAAACATTTAAGTGGTTACAATCTAAGGTAGATGATGCATATATCACTACATCTGATATAAAGAAACCACCAAGACACCCAATGAACTTTCAAGAGAAAGCAAGACATATGGCAAAGATGGGTGTACCAAAAAATAAAATTAGAAAAGAAAAAGTACCTTTAGTTTCAAAAGAATTACTTAAAAAGTTTGACCCAAAAACTACCGCAGTTGTTTATATCTTTGGAGCAAAAGATGCTGGTAGATTAAGTGGTGGTAAAAAGAAAGATGGTTCACCTGGATACTTTCAAGATTACAAAAAGAATAAGGGTAAGATAAAAGGACATGAAGAACATGGATACTTTTTAGTTGCTCCTCATGTTAGTATGAGAATTGGTGGTAATGAGATTTCAGGTACCACGATGAGAAACATATTAGGTTCACCTAAAATAAATGATAAAGATAGACCAAAGATATTTAAAAAATTATTTGGTTATTATGATAAAGGTGTTTATACTATGATGACGAATAAGTTTAAAAAACTATTTGAATTTTATAATCAATCATCAGTAAAAAATATAATAAAAGAAGTTAGTGCTCTTGGGGCTACCGTAACAGCTGGTGATTTAGATGATGAGGGATTATATGATTTCTTTAATTCATTTGCTGATTACAAAAGAGTATCACCTGAAAAGGCAGATATATTGGGATGGGAAGTAGTTGGTGATATTGTTGGTAAAGGTGCAATAGACCCAAGTTATGAATTTACTTATGAGGCAGGTAGAGTTGATACCGTAACATTTGGTAAAACAATAAATCAAAAAACATCAAACGAAGATAGTGTTGATAATCCATTTCCTAAATATCGTGAACATATGAAAAATCTTGTTGGTAAAATGGGATGGGAGATAGTGAAGTTCTTTGGTAAACCAACATCCAAGATTGGTGATTCATTAACACACGATATGAAAACATCTACAAGTGGTGTAGAGAAAGTCAAAAAGATACAAGAATCTTTTGAAAACCAAACAAAGGAGTTATTACTTATGGGCGGAGCCTATGGACATATGAGTCATCCATTTGATGACAATAATCTTACATTTTCAGATTTGAAAACGATAGTTATTAATGGTATAGGAGGAAAGTTAGATAGAGAGGATGGTGTTACTGAGAAACTTGATGGACAGAATCTAATGGTTAGTTGGATTGATGGGAAGTTAAAGGCAGCTCGTAACAAAGGACACCTAAAGAATTTTGGTAAAACGGCACCAGATACAAAAGGTGTAAAGAGTATTTTCAAAGGTAGAGGAAATATAGAAAAGGCTTTCGTAGGTGCGATGAAAGATTTAGAAAAATCAATTGGTTCGTTATCAGATAAACAAAAAGAAAAAATATTTGGTAACGGAAAGAGATGGATGAATTTAGAGGTTATGTATCCAGCAACAGCAAATGTAATAGATTATGATGTGGCAGAAATAATATTTCATGGTACATTAGAGTATGATGAGAGTGGAAGACCTGTAGGTCAACCAAAAGATTCAGCTCGTATGTTAGCAGGTATGATTAAACAGGCAAATCAAAATATACAAAAGATATTTAAAATTGGTAAACCTAATTTCTTACAAGTACCTAAACATCAGAACTTTGATAAATTACAAAAAACTTATTTAAGTAGATTGAATAAATTACAAAGACAATATGCTTTAAAAGATAAAGATACTTTAGGTATGTATCATGAATCATATTGGAGTGAATATGTTTTCAATGCATCAAAACAATTCGGTGTTAAGTTGAAACCAATACAATTTGCTAAGTTAGTTCGTAGGTGGGCATACTTTGATAAAGGATATAAGATTGCAGAAATTAAAAGTGATTTCAAAAATAATCCTAAATTTTTAGAATGGATATTAAATACCGATAAGTTTGACCATAAGAAAATTTTTAAAGATAACATCAAACCATTCGAAGTATTATTCTTTGATGTAGGTGCACAGATACTTAAAAACATTAGTGGGTATATGGCAGTTAATCCTGATAAGGCAGTACAGAAGATGAGAAAAGAAATGAATAGTGCGATGAGAGATTTACAAAAACCAGATAAAATAGAAAAATTAAAAAAACTAAAAACACAAATTGAAAAACTAAATGCGATTGGTGGGTTAAAAGCAATCGTTCCAAGTGAGGGTATTGTGTTCAAATACAAAGGTAATGTATATAAATTTACTGGAGCATTTGCACCAATCAATCAGATACTTGGTAGTATAAAATTTGGATAGGAGTTACAATGGCAAATTATAGTAAAGATATGGAAAGACAAAATAAGGCCTTAAAGGACTTAATGTCTGGAAAAGAACATGAAAAGGATTATGTACAAGTTGGGTACGAGGGTAAAAAAGATGACAGAGGTGGTGAGACCAGAGAATCCGAATTAAGTAAAGCATTACAATCGGTTAGGATGCCTTTGTTCTGTAAAAAGTGTTCCAAGGCAATGAAGAAAAAACTTGATAATAAGTTTTGGTATAGATATGGACATTGTTTTGATTGTCAAATTGAATTAGAACACAAACTTAGAGTTAGTGGTGAATTTGATAATTGGGCAAGAAAGAAAATGTTGGATAATAAAAAAAGTTACATAAAAGATTTAAAAGCGAGTATCGATGAGTTTGAAGAGACAGGTGGTAAAAAGGAGTTCTTTAATAGTGTTGGTGTTAACACACCTGAACTTGAAAAAGAAAAGTGGGAAATGGGAGAAGAACAATTCGAATCTTTAGTGAAAGAAGCTAGAGAACATCTTGATAACCTACAGAAAGATATCGATGAAGAAGAGAAATTACTTAATACTGCCTGAAGATATTATTTTAGATTTAATGTTGATGGTATCAAGGTTGGGTGAAACTGCAGTGGATTATCATAACAAAGTAGGTTCAAGAAAATCTGAAAGTGTAGTAAATGTTTATACAAAAATTATACGAAAGTTAATGGAATTAGAAGAACATGATATTGAATATAAACCAAGAGGACTCACATTTGAACAAATGTTGAAATCGTGTGGAATCAAACCTAACAAGGAGGATGAATAATGATTGGAAAGATAATCGGATTCATAACTAATCTATTTTTTGGCGGAAAGAAAAAAGAAGAAGTCAAAAAATTAGATAAGGCAATTAAAGTAAAAAATGAAGAAGTAACTAAACTTGAAGAACAAGTAGTGAAACTTGAAAAGAAGAAGAAAGTCAACAAAAAAGAAGTTGGTAATCTTAAACGAAAAGTAACAAACACTAAAAAACAAATACTTGCGGCTGAAAAAGCAGTAAAAACAGATAATGTTGATGAAGCAGTAAAATATTTGAAGAAATTTAGTAAGTAGTATATATTTATATACATGAGATATTTTATATACATATTATTTCTTGGTTTGTTGTTTGGGCAAGATAACACTAAAACTTTTACCTTTTCAGAAGATGAAGTTCTTGGGTTCACAAATACGATTAAAGAGTTGGAATTAAAAGATAGTTTGAATGTATCTTTAGTAATGGATTTGGAAAAACAAATCTTTTTATTAGAAGATAATGCAAAATCTGATTCTTTGATTATTGATTTTAGAACACAACAGCTTCAGTTACAAACAGAGACTATTAATCTCTACAAAGAAAAGATTAAAGTAGTAAAACCAAAGTGGCACGAAAACAAATGGTTATGGTTTGTTTATGGAGTTGCAGCTACTTCGGTATCGGTTAAACTTGCAGGCGAACTAAACTAATGGCAGAACAAATAAAAGAAGTAATCAAACAAGAATACATTAAGTGTGCACAAGACCCGGCATACTTTATGAAAAAGTATTGTGTGATACAACATCCAATGAGAGGTAAAATACCTTTTTCATTGTATCCTTTTCAAGATAAGTGTGTTGAACAATTTAAAGACAACAGATTTAATATTATCTTAAAGGCAAGACAACTTGGTATATCTACAGTAACTGCTGCTTATTCTCTGTGGATGATGACATTTCATTCGGATAAGAATGTATTGGTGATTGCTACTAAACAGGAAGTGGCAAAGAATTTGGTAACAAAGGTAAGGGTGATGCATGCAAACTTACCATCTTGGTTAAAACAAAAGTGTGTTGAAGATAACAAATTGAATCTACGATACCTTAATGGTTCACAGATTAAGGCTGTATCATCAGGACCTGAAGCTGCTCGTTCAGAAGCTCTATCATTATTGATATTAGATGAGGCGGCATTCATTGATAAGATTGATGATATATGGACTGCTTCACAACAAACACTAACAACAGGTGGTAGTTGTATTGCACTTTCAACACCTAATGGTGTGGGTAATTGGTTTCATAGAAATTGGGTAGATGCTGAAGAGGGTAGAGGACAATTCAATGATATCAAACTTCATTGGACTGTACATCCAGATAGAAATCAAGAGTGGAGAGATGAACAAGATACCTTGTTAGGTATTCAAAGTGCGGCACAAGAATGTGATTGTGATTTTATCACTTCTGGTACTTCTGTAATTGATGCAAGAATATTAGAAGAGTGTAAAAAATCTATGGTGAAAGACCCAATAGAAAAAAGAGGTGCTGATAGTAACTTGTGGATTTGGGAACCACCAGATTACACAAGAACATATGTAGTTACTGCTGATGTTGGTCGTGGTGATAGTGCGGACTATTCTGCTTTTCATGTAATAGATGTAGAAAAAGTAGAACAAGTTGCAGAATATAAAGGTAGAGTTCCTACCAAAGATTTTGGTAATATGTTGGTCAATATTTCAACGGAATATAATGATGCTTTACTAATTATAGAAAACAATAACATTGGTTGGGCAACGATACAACAAGTAATAGATAGGGAATATCCTAATCTATTTTATACAAGTAAAGATTTACAATATGTCGATATAGCTCATCAGATGACAAATCGATATAGAAGTGGTGATAAAAGTATGGTGGCTGGATTCAGTACTACCATGAAAACTCGACCTTTGATTATTGCAAAGTTAGAGGAATATTTTAGAGATGAGAGTGTGATAGTTCGTAGTAACCGATTGGTTGATGAATTGTTTACTTTCATTTATTTAAACAATAGAGCAGAGGCAATGAGAGGATATAACGATGATTTAGTTATGTCGTTTGCAATTGGCCTTTGGGTTCGTGATACTGCATTACGATTACGAACTGAGGGAATTGAATTAACAAAAAAGACCTTAAACAGAATGCAAGATGTTGATGGTCTTTACACACCCGAAGAGAACAGAAATGATTCTTGGGATTGGGAAGTAGATAAAAAGAAAGAGTCATTAGAATGGCTCTTGTAAGTGAGGTAAAAAATGGCTGATAAAACATTATTCGGTAGACTACAACGATTATTTAGTACAAATGTAATTGTACGAAATGTCGGTGGAAAGAAATTAAAAGTAGCAGATACTGAACAAATACAATCAAGGACGAAATCACACTTAGTTGACAGATACTCTAAACTACATAGTGGTTTAGATTTAGTTAATAGTGGATATTCGAGTTTCGCACAATTACAGGCGGCAAGATTAGGGTTGTTCAAAGACTACGAGAGTATGGAGGCAGATTCAATTATTGCTTCGGCTCTTGATATATATGCCGATGAATGTACAATGAAAAATCCATATGGAGAAGTATTGGAAATACAAAGTGATAATGATAATATAAAATCTATTTTACATAATTTATTTTATGACATTATGAACATTGAGTTCAATCTATGGCCTTGGATAAGAAACTTAACTAAGTATGGAGATTTCTTTTTATACTTAGATGTAGAGGATAAATATGGTATCACTAATGTAATACCAGTATCTGCATATGAATTGGTTCGTTCAGAGGGAGAAGACCCTGATAATCCATATTATGTAAAGTTCTATATGGAATCTCAAGAAACCGCACATCCTTATTTTACTCGTTCAAGTAAAGGTAAGAAAATAGAATTTGAAAACTTTCAAATTGCACACTTCAGATTAGCAAGTGATAGTAATCTTTTACCTTATGGTAAATCAATGTTAGAAAGTGCTCGTAAAGTTTGGAAACAAGTTACATTGATGGAAGATGCTATGTTAATTCATAGAATCATGAGAGCACCAGAGAAGAGAGTATTTAAAGTAGATATTGGAAACATACCACCAAATGAAGTTGATAATTATATGCAAAGAATTATTAACAAAATGAAGAAGACTCCATTTATGGATGAGGCTACAGGTGATTATAACTTGAAGTTTAACATACAAAACTTAACAGAAGACTTCTTTATGCCAGTTCGTGGTGGAGATAGTGGAACAAACATTGAATCACTACCTGGTATGCAGTATGATTCTACTGAGGATATCGAGTATCTAAAAAACAGAATGTTGGCAGCACTTCATGTACCAAAGGCATTCTTAGGATATGAGGAATCACTTGGTAGTAAAGCAACATTGGCAGCTGAAGATGTTAGATTTGCTAGAACGATTGAACGAATACAAAGAATCGTAGTTAGTGAATTAACAAAGATTGCAGTTGTTCATTTATATTCACAAGGATATACAGATGCTGAGTTGGTAAATTTTGAACTAAATCTTACTAATCCATCTACAATCTATGAACAAGAAAAGATTGAATTGTGGAGTAATAAAATAAATCTTGCTCGTGATATGAAAGATAACAATATGATGAGTACAGAATGGATATATAAGAATATATTTGGTTTCTCTGATGACCAAATTAAAGAAGTTGAAAAAGAATTGGTACAAGACCAGAAACAAAAATTCAGATTTGAACAGATATCTATTGAGGGTAATGACCCTGTTAAGAGTGGAGATGCAGTTGGTACACCAAGTGATATGGCATCTGCTTCACCAGCTCCTGAAGGAGAACAACCACCAGAAAGTTTGGCGGGTTCATTATTTGATGATGGAGGTTCACCTGAAGGTGGATTCGAAGGTGCTGGCAGACCTAAGGAAGTAACTAAATATGGTAAAGATGGTAGTGCGAGAGGCAGAGACCCACTTGGAAGACCTAAAATACCTATGGCTTTAGCTCACTATGATGGTTTAAAAAAATCATTTGGTAAGAAAGCCCGAGAGGTATTAAAAGAAACTATGGATAGTGAAGAGATAACAAAAGAATATGAAGATTTTAAGGAAGAAAAGTAACGATTTCTTGAAAGTTTTATATTTATTAACGAGAAAAACTATCAAAATAAACGGAGTGTTTGATGAAATATAATAAGAAACACAGTAAACTAAAAAATACTGGTATTCTTTTCGAATTACTAACAAGACAGATAACAGTTGATGTTCTCAACGATGTCAAAGATGGTAAGGCAGTAAAAATCTTAAAAGAAAATTTTGGCTCAAGAACCGAATTAGGTAAAGAGTATGAATTGTACAAAATTTTGAACGAAAAGAAATACAAAAACTCAGAACAAGCTAACATTTTACTCGAAGCGGTAATAAAAAGTCGTAGAAAATTATCAAATCGTAAACTTGCGAATGAAAAATACAATTTAATTAAAACGATTAAAGAAAGCTATGATATAAAAGAGTTCTTTAACACAAGAATTCCTGAATATAAACTACTTGCATCTATATCTAATGTATTTGAAGGTGAATCTTCAAAACAAGTAGTTGGGCCTGTTGAAGAAACAGATAGTAAAGTAACAATTATTGAGAATATCACCAAATCAAAACACTCCAGAACTAAAAATAATGGTGGTATTGTTGAAAATCTTAAGAAAGAAGATAATGACTTAAGGTTACTTACTTATCAGTTGTTAGTAGACAAGTTTAATAAAAAATACAGTAATCTAAATGAGAATCAAAGAAATTTATTGAGAGAATACATCAATAATATATCAAACACTAACTCTCTGAGAGAATTCATTGATACTGAAGTTATAAAAATCAAAAAAGTACTTAAATCACACTTAGTTAAAGTGGATGATAAGATTACTAAGATTAAATTAACCGAAGCCATTAATCATACAAAAGAAGCTACAGGTGGTTCTGTAGTTAAGGATAAGAATGTTGTATCATTGATGAGGTATTATGAATTAGTTAAGGAGTTAGACGATGTCCACGAAGATAAGTAAGAAAAAATTCACAGAAATGCTTCGTTCTCTTATACGAAAAGAGATTGAAGAAGCATCAACAACGGCATCTGCTGGTATAGATGGAACTGGTACAGGTCATTATGATACACCAAAGGCTTTCTCTACTGGTTCAGGTCATCCTGAAGATGGTGAAGTTGCTGGATTGAAAAAAGTAAAAGAACAAGTTAATGAAGTAATGTTTGCAGTTAAGATTAAAAAAGATGATACTACTATACAAACTATTGTTGGTGCATCATCTAAAGGACAAGCTAAAACAAAAGTTGGTAAAATGATAAAAGGTGGAATGAAAAATATCGTTGATGTACAAAGAGTTCAACCATCACTTGGTAACCAAATTGATAAAAAACTTGAAAGTGTAAATGAAGGCAAATACCATGATTGGAGAAATGATGAAACATTATCACCAAAACAAAAAATTGGTCGTTCAATAAGAGAAGTAAAGAACTCACTATCAGGATTAAGTAAGATGATTGATATGAGTGTTCGTTTAAAGAATGAACTAAGTGTTGATTCATCTTCGTATTGGAAAAATACTCATAAGGCTCTTAACAACATATCAGAAAGATTAGTTAAGTTGGCAAACAAAGTAGGGAAATTACAATGAAACAAAATGAAAAATACTTAACAGAAACTCTTGATATATTAAACAGAAAATTTGGTGAACCATTACCTACTCTTGAGGATACTATGAAGGCACATGCTTTGAAGAAAGAGGGTGGCCCAGGAAGTGGAAGACCGGCTAAACCAGGTGGTGCAAAAGATATCGATAATAAAATGAGTAAAGCGGTTGATGATGCAAATGCTAGATTAGATGCGGCTGAGAAAGAATTAAAAAAGAAAAAGAAAATGAAAAAAGAGGGTGCTGATGATGTAGTTAAAGCAAAGAGAGTAATTGCTAAACTAATGAAAACAGAATCTAAGTTTAGAAAAGAGATGTTTCAATTAGAACAATCATTTCTTTTAGACCCAAGACCTGAAAATAGAAAATTAGCAACTCAGATTAAAAAAGTTTATAAAGATGGTGTAACAAAATTTATGAGAGAAGCAGTACAGATGATTAAGAGGATGAAATAATGAGAGATTTAATTGTAGATTACATACCGTTCGAAGTAACAGCTGAACAAATTAACGAATCCATGAAAGAAAACAATGGTAAGTTAGTTGTTAAAGGTGTATTACAAAGAGCGGATGCTAAAAACCAAAATGGTAGAGTATATCCAAAAGATATCTTAACCAGAGAAGCAAAGAATTATAATGATGGATTCATAAAACAAAAAAGAGCATTGGGTGAATTAGACCATCCAGATAGTTCAGTAGTGAATCTACAGAATGTATCACATAATATTACAGAGATGCACTTTGAGGGTGATAACCTATTAGGTACAGTTGAAATCTTAACTACACCAAGTGGTAACATATTGAGAGAATTATTTAAGAATGGAATTAAGTTGGGTATTTCTTCTCGTGGTATGGGTTCAGTAGAAGCTATACAAGAAGATGATAGTAAGGCACCAACATTAAAAGTTGGAAAAGATTTTGAGTTGATTGCATTTGACTTTGTATCTAATCCATCTACACATGGTGCATTCTTACATCCAATAAGTGAGGGTGTTGATAACAATCAAACACAAGGTAGAACTTGTGGTACTTATTGTAAAGCAGAAGATGTAATTAACAAAATTATAAGAGGAGAGTAATATGCCAGGTTTAGAAGATAAACAAGTACCTATTATACCTAAAGTAAACGATAGTTTAGGTGGAGATACAGGATTAGATGGAATACCTATCCCAGCAAGTGGACAGATACAACAACCAACATTTACAGAATTAGCTGATGGTGCGGATGCTGTTAATCCACAACCAGGTAAACAAGGGTTGGATACATTTGCTATACCATCCAATGGTACACCAGATAAAACTAAATTTAGTGGTGATGGATTGGCAAGTTAATGCCTTCCAAATCTAAAGCTCAACAAAGATTTATGGGACTTGTACATGCCTATAATAAAGGTGATGTAAAGGGTTCTGAAGTATCTAAGGCAGTAAAAGATGTTGCTAAGGATATGAAAAAGAAAGATGTAAAAGATTTTGCATCTACAACACATAAAGGGAAACCAGAAAAAGTGAAACAAGAATTTTTAAATAAACTAAAAGAAATGATTCGTATAGAACTTGAGGGGTGTGGTTACACTACTTCTGCAGTTGACCCTAATTATAAATTAAAATCACCAGGTGGTACAGGTGAAGAAGATGAAAAACTAAAAGAGAGTTTAGGAAGAAAACTTCGTGAGGGTGAACAAGAAAAGATTTATGATTTATTAGTAAAGTATGGTAATACTGAAAAAGATGCAAAACAAATGATTGCCAAAACTTACAAATATATAAAAAGTGCATATAGGAATTCAACACCAGCAAAGAAAGCGGAAATCATGTCATCATTGATGAAGATGGAAACTAAACAATGGGTAGAATTATCTGAGAAATGTTGGAAAGGATATGAGAAAAAAGGAACAAAGAAGATGTTCGGTAAAACATATCCTAATTGTGTAAAGAAAGAAAATATAAATCCAATATTACATTTAACTGAAATGGATTACAGAGGGTTCGTTAAATATATGAATGATTTCTATGGGCCAAAAGGAGTTTATCCTGATAAAAAGAAAAGAACTTTGAAGATGAAAGATATTGGAACTGCATACTCAGTATTATTAAAGAAGAAACCAGATTTTGAAATCGGATATGATTCTACTGATAGAGAGATGTTAAGAGATATTTTAATCAAGATGAGAAAACTTGACCCAGATTATTCACAAAAAGAATACATGAACACTCAGTTGAAGAAAAAGAAAAAACGAGGATTAGAAGTAGAAAGTAAAACTTCTGATATGATGAGAAAGATTCGTAAAGGTGGAACTGCAGGGCCTTGGACTATTATTGTGAGTAAAAACAATAGTATAAAGAGAAGTACTATGGTGAAAAATTTAAAAGAGATTCCAGCATATATGGATGGTATAAAGAAAAAATTTCCAAATCATAAGATTGGTATAGAATCTAAAGGTGGTAAGATAGTTTACAGAGAAGCAATGGATAGAAGACAAGC